TACCTCTTTTGTATTTCATACTTGAAGGTGTAGCAGGATTGTCTACCTGAGCGCCAGCTTTTTGTTTATAGCGTTGTAAGAGTTCGTTTGAAATTTCATCTACTTTCTCTACTTCTTCAGTAGAGAGACCAAGTTTAGATGATCTTTCATAATCTTTTCTCATAGCATCTTGGGATACCTTTTTAGTAGCCCGCTCAATACCTTTTTTAGTTTGAGGAGTATGATCTCTATATCCTTTTGTGTCGTAAGTTTTATGGAGATAGCTCATAGCGGTATTAGCCGAGATTTCATTTACACTTTCTTTTGCTTCTACGACACCAATATAGTTAGAATCATGGACTTTGTAGCCCTGTTTTTTAAAATGATGCTTGGCTAGTTCCTGGGCATGCTTTTCATCTTTAGCGTAGAGACGGATTTTCTTTTCCATTTTTTCCCCTTGCTTAGAAACCATGCTATGCAGAGGGTCAGAAATAGTCACTGACACTCTATGTTTGAGTTCTGGTTCTGTGGATTCCGCTCTTGACACTATAGCTTTAGAAAAGCTTTTATTAAACTTAGAAAATCTAGTCATAGTACCCCCATATGGATACTGTATTTATTAAAGGTAAAAAATAGAGCAGGAAACAACTGCTCCTAATAAAAGCCCTAAAAAAGTGCACCAAAGAATTTGATATATTTTTAGTTCAGGAGAAGAAAATCTAAGAGGACAGTTTCTCCCCTCATTACAATTATGATTACAGCACTTTACTGAAGAGTTATTGATTTCCATTTATTTTTTCCTGCTTGTTCTATAATGTTAAAAAACTCATCTATTTCTTCTTTTGAGCAAAATTCTAATGGAAGTTCTCCATGAACTACTTTCCAAATGCGTTCAATATCACGATCCTCTAACCAGGTATCAAACATTTTTACTTTTGACCTGTTCAATGTGTTTACACGTTCCATGATACTTGTATCCGACACATGTACATTTATATTTTCCTTCTTTGCTAGTAACGTAATAAATGCTTCCTTTTGATCCTTTAACTTCTATTCTAGAAGGATCCTCTTCTTGTATACGTTCTAGTATTTCAAATTTTCTCCCCTTAGTGCTAATAGCCATAGGGTTTTTAAATATGTGTAAATTTAAGTCACGATTGCGAACATATGCATATGCCTTAGTCATAGCATCGTTGAAAAGATAGACATGATTACAGTCAAATGTCTCATTCCATACAGTTACTTCTTTAGCAATGAGCAAGATCAGCCTCTCGATAGATTGCCCATACCTCCTCTACAGATACATCATACTCTTGGGCGATCTCAATAAAAACCTCTCGCATCTCATCCCGAGATTCGAATCCTTTTGCTACCTCCACAGCGATAGCTTCTTCAATATCAATAGCAACCGATTTAAAATATCCCATTATACAGTTTCCTTAACAAATTCTTCGTACGATGCTCTAACGGCTGGGTAATCAATCTTACCCTCATAGTCCAGCTGATCACGCTCGAACTGAGTCATGTAATCGTCGCTGACCTTGTCAAAGCCAATCACCGAGCGCTCAAAGAACGGATTGTTCTCCGAGATAGCCTCACAAACATTGTTTGCCATCTCCTCCGTCCATTCTGGAGCCTCGATGATAAAGTCTTCCCCGCCCTTGGCCTTCCAATAAGGATCGGTATCGGTTCCGTAGTTTTCGTAGTCTTGGGTATAAAAGCAGATCTTCATATCATTCTCCTATTCATCATACATCTATTATGACTGAAGCGGAAAATTAGATCAACTGGTAAAAACCACAGCTAGCTGTGGTTTATTGATTACCGTACTAAAGAGATACGGTATTTTTAACGTTTTGGAGGGGGTGAGATAGGGGGTTTAGGTAGTTGAGGTAGAGTTTTCCAGTATTCTATCCATCGACCATATTCATCAATTCGTTTTTCTAACTCATCATCTTTTTTTCTCACTTCATTAAGAAGAAGGCGATTTTCAGCCATTTTTTCATTCATCTTGTCAATTTTTTGATCCATGTAAAGAGTGCGCTGGTCAACCATATCAATTCTATTTTTAAAGTATTCAATATCCTGCCCCCTGCTTGTTAGGAAAGCAATAAGAATAAGAATAGTAAAAAAAGAAAAAAGCAGAATGGTAATAATTACTTGACTGCGATCGGATTCGTTAAGATTTTTCCAGAGTTTCATTTACATATTTATTTTTTTTAATACATACATTATAACCTATTACTTTAAAAATTACCACTATGTTTAGAATTTTTCTAATTGAAAAAAAACTTATTGTTTACGATAAATCAGAAAAAGAATTTCGTGAAAAGTACGGAACAAATTACGAACAGATTTTTTCCGTTAAGGATCAAGATAACATTGATTCAGCATGCGAAAAATTATTTAAGCAATACAACGCACAAGAAGTCGTAAAAGACTGCCACATTAAGAAAAAGATTGGATGGAAGTACTGGTCTGATGAAATGAAAAAGCAAATTAGTAATAATATTTCTTTTGCATTAAAAAGATATGTTCGAACTAAAGAACATTCAGAAAGTATTTCAAAATATAGAAAAGGAAAGTCTATTTTTGAAGGGCAAAAACACTCCGAGCATACAAAAAAACTAATTGCATTTGCAAGAAAAGGTAGAGATCCTATTCAAGGAAGACGATGGATGCACAATCCTATTACTGGTAAAGAAAGAAGGGGATTTGAATTAGAAGAAGGAATGATTTGGGGAAGATCGCCTGAAGCAGCTGAATATATTCTATATACAAAAAATAAAAAAAATTAATATCCCCCGCCGCCGGAAGCTACGTTAAGTCTTCTATAGTTTACCCAGTGGTAAAAACTAGATGACCAATTTTGTCCTTGATAAGAAGCGGTATAATTAACTTGTATTACGCTTGCAGCGTATGGAGTACCGGTGTTTACATAATCTACATCATAGCTTGACGGATTAATTCCAGATTGACCTGCAAACCTATTTCTTATATACACTCCTCCAATATCAAAAGTAACTACTTCTAGGGCTTGTGGGCCTCCTAAAGCAGAATTAGGATTATAATATGGAAAAACGGAACCGGATAATATATTAACTTGCGGATCTTTTACAAAAGGAATATAAAAAGTTTGAGTTTGATTATCATCTAGAATTGTAGCAGTTCTATTAAACCACAATCGAGGATTAAAAAACCCACAAAACCCTTTAGGGCCGGAAGAATATCCGGTAACATTTACTTTTATATCATATGCCCCCGAATTAGGTTCACCAGAGTCTTCAGCCATAACTGCGCCATGGCCTGGATTAAATTGAGCATTTCCAGGGTAGGAAGGAATTTTTGTAAGCTCAACCCTCCTAGAGCTGCCAGGGCTGTAAGATATGGATCCGTTTGTATCACAAGAAAAAACACCCGGAACATTTCCTTGATTAAGAATCCAATAATAACCATCGTGTCCAAAAGGCTCTAGCCCAGATGGAAAATTTACATTATAAAAATTAATTACAGGAGCTCCTCCGGCAGTAGCATTATAAATTCTATGCGAAAAATCTTGTATACTGAATGTCCATTCAAGCAATCTGTCATTATTTGGCACATTCAGGTGAAACAGGTTAACCGGGGAGGTGTAATAAGGAACTGATCTAGCGGATTTTGTTCCGTAATATGCACTAAATTTACCTGAACTACCAGCCTCTCCAGAAGCTCTAATCCAACTCATAGAGGTGCTTTGAGAGGTGATTTTACCGTACTCCCATCCAAGGTCACTATTGAGTTTTAATGAGCCAGAGCTTTTTACAGGCATATTATTTTTTAAAAAAATTAGTTAAGTTTATTTATCAAGTCAAAAAAAGAAAAATAAACAAATAAAAATAGGTTAACTATTTGATCAAATAATAATGCTATCATTGCGGCTTTGGTATGTTAGGAGGAGGAGGCATTCCATTTAATGGAGGAGGGGGTGGGGCGATGTTAGGAGGTGGAGGAGGAGCAGTGCCTACAACTGGTTGAGGCATTACTGAAGACTGAGACAGTCCCATTGAAGGCATGGCAGGAGAAAAAGGTCTCGGTGTAAAAGAAGAAGATAGCCCTGTCGAAGTGCTAGTAGGATTTGGAGAGACTGGAGTAGGTCTAGTAGCTGCTTCGATTGCTTTCATTTTAGCTTCTTTATCACCTTTATCAGCTAACATTATACCAGAAAGAATTCCAGTTAAAAATGTAGAGATAGGAATAAGCATTTCAAAGAACTTTTGATCGATAGGTGAAATTGCATTAAGAGGCTGCGTAACAAAGATAATAGAATATAAAACAACAAACACAATACCCGTTAAAGTGAGTGACAAGCAAACACCAATAAAAAATTTTAATCGAGCCATCAATTGATCTTCAGTATACATAAAGGGCTCCTGTGTCTCTTCTTTAGATTCTTTTTTTAATAGATTTAAGTTCATTTGCAATTACCTATACTTGGTGCTGTAGGAGAAGTTGTTGGAGTGTTTTCAGAAGGAGGTCCTAATCTTGGATCTCTACCACCTTTAAATACATGCTCTGGACAAGATCTAGTCACATCACAAAGAGGTTTTTTACAAATATCTGATTCCCAGTTAGCTGGGTCTTGGCAAGGGTATCTAAACCTATCTCCACCAAAGGCTGCTAAGCCGATTGGCAGTAGGACTAAGAATCCTAAAAACCAAAAAAGTTTTTTATCGTTCATCTTTTTGACATCCAAGTTGAAATACCAACATAAGCACCTGTAATTCCTCCGAGGGAAATCCAATAGAGGTCTAACATGGCACCTAGTTTTTGTAATCTTGCTTCGGGAATAAGGAACATAAGAGCAAAGCCAGAAATAATCATTGCTACAAGAGATACCCAAGCCATTCTTCTTCTGTTTATAGCTTTCTTTTCATATATCTCTTCTTCTTTAGAAGAAACTATACCATCTTGATTTATATCAATCTCTTCTTCAAACTTTAAGCCAGATTGAGTAGGGAACAATGGTGCATCAGGCACTCAATTCACCTCTTTCAATTAATTTTTTCTTATTATACTTGTGGCTTTCTTGTACGAGCTCCTTACTTTCACCTTGATAAAGGACAGCATAGTTATTATCAATCATCCATTGGTTAAGGCTTACACCATCCTCTAAAACAAATACGCCAAGTATACGACCAAATTTATCATCGTTACTATTTGCCTTCATTGTTTGGATTTTTTGCCAAGAACCAATAGGCAATTTTTCCTGAACTTTCTTTTTAGATAAAAGTCCACGAACTTTTTCTTCTTCGTTAGCAGTTCTTGATTCAGGGGTATCGACACCAGCCATCCTTACACGCTGATTAGCAAGGATTATGTTAAATCCTAGATCTAAATCTATATCGACAGTATCTCCGTCAAGCACTTTAATAATTTTACATCTATACAAATACATAATACCTCCACTTTTCAGTATTTATGTTATTTTTGATGCTCGAGCCAAATCAGAAAGAGTGATGACGCTATACTAATTATAGCGAATAATTGAGCTGGGCGCATTATTTGTAAAGCTTAAAAGCAAATGTAATTAATGCAGCTGCACCTAAGCACCACCAAAACAAATCATTCATTTTGTTACGTAATTCGTCGGCTACTTTTTTATCTTGCTTTTCTATTTCTAACATTCTTTGTTTTGTTGCCTGGATTTTTTCCCAAGCACCTTTCCCGTAAGTTTTTTCTACTTCTTGCTTAACATTCTCTAAATTTTTTGCACGTTTTTCTTCTGCAATCCATTCATCCAATGCTCGCTGATCCAACTCACGATCGTGATATCTTGCTTCTCTTCTTTCCTTTAAAACATTATTTTGATATTGTCTAATTTGTCTTTCATTTTGTTGCTGCATCTCAACAATCATTCTACCTAATTCTTCACCAGCATCTTTAGCCTCTTTAATAGTGTTAACAGCAAGCTTAGCTACACTAGGTGGTTTTTGTTCGGGCATTTTTCGAATTATATGTGGTTTGTGCTAGCACACAACCATAGAATAAAAACATGACGAAGAAGACTATTAAAGGCTTCTTCATATTGTTCCTTTAGGTTAAAAAGCGCCAAAAATGACGCTATTTTATTTATCTAGAATTGTGTCCAGAAGTTGACAAAATCATTTGCTTTTACTTCGTCAGTAAAAAACCCAACTACTAACTCTTCTGATTCAATGTTCATCATTAGAACACAAATAGTATCAGCATTTGATATAGATGCTTTTATAAACCAGTTTTTTAAAAGCACTGTGTTGAAAGAAAACAGCTCAAAGCCGCTTTCCGTTTTAAGAGTTGTAAGGTCAAGTTTCCTTACTTTTTGATTAGATTTATCCATCAAAACAAAACAGAATCTAAAAACTTTTCATCTATTATGCTTGAGTTTAAAATGAACCTGCTATAAAGTCCTTTTTCGCGTCCGTATGCTTCTATTTCCCATGGAAGGTCCCAGTAATCAACGCGCTGCTCGTTAATTTCTCTTCCTTTCCATTTAGTTGTAATTGCATACACAGCCCCGTCCCTCATTTCACCTGTAGCAAATTGCTTAACGTGAACGCACTCATGTGCCAAATATGTTAAAGTATCTCTGACCGATAGACCTTTTTTTACTTCTATTTCAAACTCTCTATATCCCTCATTTTTTCCCACGTAATTGCAAAAGGCTTCAAAATCTTCATCATCATCTAACCGCTTTTTCATTAAAACTTTTATATCAAGAGAATTGCACATTCTCTTGGACATAAGTTTAGCGCAGTAGAATTCTACAGCACTAGAAATTAATTTTTTGTATCGAGTTGATCGATGTCCGGTAACCTCGATTTGCATAATTGCACCCTTAGGATACCAATATTTATGGGTTTTTGTATATTCATCCATTACGAAAAATCAGAAAATAAATCCTTGTTGAACTTACGTTCAGTACTTATTCTCTTACCGCTTTCGGAACTATCGAAAGCGGGTTTATCATCAGAAATATCATCTTGTGCGCGCTGTTCTACATCATAGAGCTTCATTTTCGCCCTATCTATACCTATTACGAACTTTCGATAAGCCGTTGGGTCGTTATACCTGTTTTTTAGTTGTTTAACCATGATCTGCCCAAGCGTCTCCAGTTCTTCAGAGGATATTAATGCGAACATAAAGTCAGCAGTTGCAGGTAATCCAAACGATTCTGATGTGTCTTCGAGACCTAGATCTGTATTCGTGTAGCCAGAGCGAGTCGTCTGAGTAGCCGTAACAATTGGAACGTTATGCTCAACAGCTAACCCTCTTAACTCTTCAGCAATCGATTTAATATAGGAATATGAATTAACGTTAGAACCAAATTTAAGTCTAGATGATATACAAATATTCAGATAATCAATATAAATGATATCCGGTACAAAATTACGCTTCAGGCTGAGTTCATTAAGAAGATGTCTAAAATGATTTGCACCAGCGGCCGCTGTGGGATACTCCTTGATAACCAGTTTTCCAGTAGTTTTATCTTTTACTCTGTTAACCTTTTTTTCATAAGCATCTTTAGGAAGTACCGTCAGTTCATCTATCTGAACATTAAGAAGATTAGCATCGATACGCTCAGCAATCTTCTCCTCAGACATTTCTAACGTAATGTATAAAACGTTATGTCCGGCAGAGAGGTTACTAGCAGCGCAATGACACATAAAAAGAGACTTACCGACGCCAGTACCAGCAAGAGCGACGTTAAGAGTTTTATTGGGTAAACCACCTTTGGTGATTCTGTTAAAGTACTCCAGATCGAACGGAATACGATGCTCTTTTTTATGATAGAAATCATATCTATTTAAATAATCCTCTAAAAAATCATGACCTATGTGACTGTCAAATGATACTGCTAACGCATCGGAAAGTATAGTAGGAATACTTCCTTTGTCTTGCTTTTGATTGCGCCCGTCTAAAATCTGTATGGACGTCATAATGGCATTGTAGATTGCTTTGTCCTGACAAAATCTCTCTGTCTGATCGAGCAACCATTGTTTATCTACCTCATCATTTTTAATACCTCTAACAAAATCAACTATCTCTTTATGCTCATCATCACTTATACCTGTAACGTTATCAATCTCAATAACAAGCGCAGGAACTGATGGACAACTATTATACTTCTTTACATATTCAATTACTAACTTAAATATTCTTTTATCAGAGTTAGAAGTAAAATACTCCTCTTTTAGAAAGGGAATTGTTTTTCTTAAAAAGTCTTCATCAAAGACTAGCTTTGAAAGTATTTGCTTCTCTAATGCCATTACAGCCCACCAGCAAGTTGAATGCCAGTAGTAGATTTAATATAAGCTTCTTCTAGTTCTTTTCTAGTTGTTGCAGTAAAGAGAATGTGCTCATCTTTAAAGGTAAACTCTGATGCATCATCAATAGAGATACAAAGAGGGGCAAAGCCCATGCCTTTTTGTGATGCTACTATTTGAACTGGCTTTGAGAGAGTTAGAGTGTTGTCTTTCTTTTTAACTAACCTACCAATAATTTCTTCACCCGACACTAGTTTTACTGTTGTTATTTCTTGCATGATCATTTTCCTTTGTAAGATTCTTCACTATAATTTTTTTGTCTTCTGTAATAAAATCTAACTCATCCCCTATTTTCCATCCTACGTCTGATAAGAATTCGGCAGGTAGTTCAATTATAGTGTCACCATTATCTAAAATTTCTAAAACGCTACAAGAGTAGGATTTATTTTCCATAGGTTTGTGCTCTATTAATTTGTTCTTGAGGGACATCAAACATCTTATCTGGAAATCTATTTTTAAGAACGATGTTAAGTTCATCCCATGTTTTTGCCTGGGCTAAAAACTCATCTGTTTCTCTATTATAACATAGCATGTTATTTGAATCAAATTCAAGTCTTGCTCTAACTACTCTCTCTTCAAATTCTTCTAAAATTCCTTCAGCATGATCTTTCATGCGAAGAAGCATTTTGTAATAGCGGTAGCGATGGTACGCAATAAGAATGACAGCGGTAACTATCCCTGAGGAAAATCCTATTACAAGTAATTCAAACATTTTGTTCTTTAATATAAGTAAAAGCGTTTTTCTTAATAACTTCGTTATCCCAATCTTTTAGATAATCATTGTCAGTTTTAAAAAGAGCAATTGCATCTTCTTCTTTTATTTTACTATAACTAAAAATTGTTTCTCCTAGCCAATGCTGGGAAAATTCTTTTGCTTCGTTACAAGTGACGGTATCGAGAGCCCACTCAACCTTTGACGAATCAGAAACTTCTACCATATATCGCACACGATATTGAGAAATTGTATCTACCAGAACCCATGCCATAAAATTCTCCTCACTTTATTTTATTAATTACTTCCTCAATATCTGGTCTAGGAATATCACCAATGTCAAAAACAAAATCTAAAATATCTAACCTATGAGTCTCTAATAAAGAAGAAAGATATTTTTGATCTTCTACGTCTAAATTATTATAAAAAATTGAAAATTGTGCTTTATCAAGCGAAAGAGCATATCTTAAATTACAAAAGTCACGAGGAGCTAAAGTAGACCTACCCTTCATAGAAGTGCTTCTCCTAGTTTATTTACTTTGTTTTTTACATCCTCTATTTGTTTATGTAGGAGATAACGAACTTGATGAGGTTCTAATCTCGTAAATGGCCAGGTAGGAGGTTCTTTATAATATTCCTTATTATTCTGCCAAAACCTCATCGACAGATTCTTCATTATCTCCGGTAGAAGAGGGTCCCGTTCCTCCGTATGAGTATTCTTTTTTAGCTGCATCTTCAAGTTGCACCATTATTTCTTCAGTAAAATATTTTTGAGGGTTAGAATTAATTTCTTTTCCAAATACTTTAGTTCCGCTAGGAAGTTCGTAGCGAGTTGATACTTTTTTAATAATCTGATATTTCTCGGCCAGATCTAAGAGCCCGTAGTATCGGTCAAGCCCTTTGTCGTAAGTAAGTAACACTTCAACGTTTTGGTTCTCTTTTGAGAGTCTGGACTTATACATTTTGACTCTGATAATATTTCCGACAATCTCGCCTGTTGAATCTTTTTCTTTCTTTTTTGTAAGCATTGCAATAGTACTGGCAGCGTATTTAAGTCCCGTTCCACCTCCGAGCTCCTTCATAGGTACATAACTTCCAACAAGATCATAAACGTGATTAGTCACGAGCATGGGCACTTTGACTTTAGCTAATTTTAAAGTCAATACACGAAAGGCAGCTTTTATTAACTGAGCCTTTGTCATGTCTCTTGTATCTTTACCTTCAAGACTATCTTCCATCTCTTTACTGGTTGATAGGAGGCCAAGACTATCCAAAACAAACATCATAGGAGGTCGTTTATCTTCAGGTTGCTTCTCATATGCATCAATCATTTTTAACGCATGGGTTTTAAACTTCTGAATAGTATCTGGTTCTGAAATAATTACACGTGAAGTATCAATGCCACGTTCTTCCATCATTCTCTTTGTGACCGCGGCCTCTGTATCGTAATAGACGACTCCTCCTTGTGGATTCTTTTCGAGGAATGCTCGTACGACACCAAGAACGAAGTAAGTTTTACCAGTAGCGGACTCTCCTGCAAAAGCAGTAACCTTGTTATCAGGTACGCCACCGTAGAGGCTGCCAGAGAGAACAGCGTTGAGCATAAAGCTGCCAGTATCAATAAAACCGCTAAACTCAGCACTGCCGGCGCCGTCAGCGGCAATAGAAGTATCTTCATCTTTTATTTCCTCTACTAAATTTCTAAAAAAATCATTCATTGTATTCCTTCCTCAATTTGACGCTCATATAGTTTTTTTAATTTTTTTACTTCCTCTAGAACGCTTGGATGAAGAGCTTCAAAATTTTGATAGTCACAAATTGCATTCATTAGCTTACGAGCCAGCCTTATTTCTTCAAAATGCCCGATAGGATGAACTTCAAAATCATTCATAATTTATTTTCCTTGTTGTCCAATCTTTAGCAAATACTTCAGGAATTTTTTCACTTGTTCTTTCCATATCTAAACCGTTTGGGTAGTGTTTGAGAAGTGCGCTGGCCCGCTGTCTTATTTCCCGAGGTACGCCTGGAGAAGTTTTTGGGTTTAAAAGATCAATTAAAAACTGTTGTGTATACAGAACAGCTTTGTATCTTTCATCAGGTAAAGTCAAAATGTTCCTCCGTCTCGTATATCTTTAACTTTGCTCTTATCAATCTCTATTTTAGATGGATCTCGTTTTTCTTTCAACTTCTTGACTCTTTCTATCCAGTTAGGAAGTTTAATTTTTTCAAATCTTCTAAAGAATCTAGGATCCCATTCTCTTTTAACGTTTTTTATACTATTATCTTGCTTAGTAACGTTTTTTATACTATTATCTTGCTTAGTAACGTTTTTTACTCTACGAAAAGATTTTTGCTCTGTAACAGGAAAAGATAACAAATTATTAACTACAGGATCATTCTGAGAATTACGTAACCCATGATTAGCAGCAATTAACAAAACAATAGCAAGAGGATCAAAAACTACCACAATAAGAATAATAACTACTCTTACAGCTTTTTCAAGTACTCCTTGAGCCTCTTCTCCGTAGATAAGGTCTGCAATGTATTTGATCGGTCCAACTTCAGCAGCAATTCTTGCCGAATCTTTTCGGAGGGGCCCTGCCTGAGTATTAAGTGTCTTAAGAGAGTTAGACGCACTACTAATTTCAGAAAGAATACGGGAGCGTTCCCTTGCCTGCTGATTACGTATTTTGCTAGCGGCTTCTGGATCAACATTATCAACCAATCTATCCAAAGAGTTAAGAGCTCTCTGAGCATTATCTAATCTCCTCTGTTCATTTTGAATCTGCTGATCAATTATTTTTAACTCAACGTTTGTATCAGCTCCAACCAAGTTTTGATCTAAATGGGCTTTAGATAAAAATCCAAAGGCACCCAAACTAGTAATAAACATTAAAACAATTACTGATATAACTAGATAGTATCGAATTAATTTTGGAGCAGTTCCCCAATTGCTATACACCCAAGATGCTGCTACAACTTTGGCTAACTCTAACGATGCTCCCATAATAACAATGGGAATAACGGCCGCAGCAAATATAGCTGCAAGCCCGGCTACCGAATAATATGCGGCAATAGCTGAAAGAATTAAAGCTGTTATTAAAGCGAGATAGTTAATCATTTACTATGGCTTCTACCTTTTTTATAAACTGTTGCATTTTTTGAGTTCTGTTGGGCCAGTAAATATATTCCTTATCAGAATCTTTTGCTAAGTTTTGTAAAAGAGGGAGAACGGTACGGTAGAGCTGTTCTAACTTACCTTTATATGTTTTTTCAACCTCTTCAAGCTCTTTTGACTTTATAGTAACTTGCTGTTGAAGTTCTTTCTCCAATACTTTTAATTCTTCTTCACTAACAGCAGAAAATCCAAAATCATCTTCGTCGAGAGTTATTACTGGCTTCATGCAAAGAATTCCTCTAAAGTATTTCTACGCTCTGTCTTCCAACCAATAGCGTCAAGTATAGTTTTAAGTGGCTCAACAAACGACTTCTCAAATTGTACGTCATAATCAATAACGTCATTTAAATTTAGCTCAGGGGGTAACTTACCAGGAGTACTAATTACGTGCTCATTAATTTTATTAGGTAACTTCAAATAGCAAAATTTAACCTTATCACCTTTATGCACCTGCTCGTACTTGTTTAAGAGGTTAGCTTGCTTGAGTAGGTAATTATATATGATTGCTCCTTTGACATGAATAGGAGTTCCCGTTCTATATATTTTAGCTGAACTGCTTTTTTCTATCCACTTATCAAGCTCTTTACAGCCTCTCGGAAAGGCAATATCCTCAAACGGAAGCGTACCGAACCGTTCACGCTCTGAAGTAATGTAGTTAATTAAGTCATCCTCAGTCATCGTCATAATCATAGTTAGGGCTTTCTTAATACTATCTCTTACAACAGCGGGTGTGGAGGTTCTCACAGCTTCAATACCCATAATTTTTAGTTTAGGTTCAGAATATAACACCCCCTCATTATCATAAACGTTTAAGATATATCGTTTCTTAGCTGTCCAGATTCCTTTATTAGCAATAGCCTCGCGTTTCATTTTCATCTTTTGATCATACGCGTTAACGTATAATGCTAACTCTTCGTAGCATTTATCAATGTAAGGCTCAAATACTTCCTGACAAACTTTATCAAGGTACTTGACAATTTGTTCGTTTGATTTGCCTTCACAGGTCTTTTCTACAAACTTTCCGAGATCAATGTACATTGAGTCAGTATCAACAGCAATAACAAAGTCCTCGTTGCCTGTCTTAAGCACTTTATTAAGGTAGGCGTTAATTTTATTTTCCATCCACCGAATGGATAGCTGGCCGGACTTAGTAATTGATTCGGCAAGTCTTGCATCAAACCATCTAAAGTACCGATTGCCTAATGCACCATAAACTGAGTTAAGCTGAATCTTCTTTGCAAGCTGCATGTTATGACATCGAGCTACTTCCTTTTCAAGCTCATACGTCTTTTCTTTCTCATACTTCTTCTTTGCTTCGATCATTTGATTCTTATACTTAACTCGGTCATCATACAGTCGTTGCATCATCTGAGGTAAAAAGCCTTGATAGTCCTTATCAAACATACAACCTGTCGCAGCTACTGTAATATTCTGGGATTCCATTTCATTACGAATAGCAGGATCGTTTAATGCTCCATTAAGAATTTTATCTACACCATCGCTAACGTTAAGCGAGGAAATGACCCCGGTATATGTTTCGGGTGAAATATTATACTGCATAATCAAGTGAGGGTATAGACTATTCAAGTCAAATGATACAACCCACTTATGCATACCTACCTGAGGATCCTTAACATAAGCTCCTTCAATAGGATCGTCTTTTACTCTTTCAGATGGATCAAATTGAGGTATGACAATATTCTTTGAGAGTAACTCATTATGAATGTACATATCCCATGAGCGCACAGAAGTGAAAGTATCTAAATAGTTAATCTTTCCATCGTAAGCAAGGGCAAACACTTGCTCAATAAATTTAAGCTTATCTTCCAGTCTGTCTACAAGTCTAACGTCCTGAATATTATATTCAATATATTTCTGGTAGTTCTTCTTATACAGCTCGTCCAGACTGCTGTACCCAAGTGAGTCATAATCTAACTTACGCTCCCCTAGTACAACCCAAGAGATATAGTCAAGTTTGTAGCTTTCTTGCATCGTAAAAGAAAACTTCTTATACAGCTGCATATAGTCAAGGATAGTAAGACCGACGATCTCTGGAATAACGTATTGACGGCCTGCAAGCTCAATTTCACGCTGACTCAGAATGCCCCATGGAGAAAGTCTCTTCGCACTTTCCGGTCCAAGTAGTCGAGTAATACGATTAATAATATAAGGCATATCAAAGAACTCAACGTTCCATCCCGTAACTACATCAGGTAAGAACTGAGTAGATCTCCACACCTTAATAAACTTCTCAAGCAAGTCCTGCTCGTCTTTACACTTTAAATAAGTTATTTCTTCGTCACTACCTTTTGGGATAACAAAATCATTATATCCCATTACTACCATCTTTCCCTTTTTGCTTAGAGTAATAGCGGTGATTTGTTTATCAGCAGCACTAATGTCTGGAAATCCTCCAGTTGAATCGGTCTCGATATCAAGGGATACAACAGAAATAAGAGAAGGGTCGTAATCAATGCTACCAGAATAATGGTCATGAATAAAAGTATACACAAAGTTAGTAAGGCCATAGATGTCAAGACCTTCAACGTCCTTGTATCGCTTAATATATTCGCGAGCTTCATAAACGCTTCCAAAAGTGATTTTATCAACAGATACTCCTTTGAGAGTTCTATATTCTGTATTTTTTATTCTTGAGGTAACAAACAGGTAAGGTTTGTAAGGAATTGCATGTTGAATACGTTGACCGTTTTCATAACCACGCAATAATATTTCGCTACGATTTAAGTAGACGCTAGTATAGAATTTTGACATCTCTACATTATAAAATAAAATGGGTGGCACTGCCACCCATCGAACTACTTATAAAGATCTTTAAGTATTTTATCCAGCTCTTTTTTATCTCTAACGTGTGTAGATAAAATAGCGGCTGTTTTATACCTGTTGTATGCTTCCATTGAGTCAACAAGTTTATCAAACATCTTTTTTAGCCAGTTCATCTAGAACTCTCCTGGAGAAGTTGCTTTTTACCCTTTAAAGTTTGCTCTTCCGCATCAACTACTTCAATCTTTTTAGTTGGAAGAACTTTCATCATATTTTCTAGAGTAATTTTAAGCATGCCATTAACTAAAGCGGCATTCTTAATTTCAATAGAGTCAGCAATTTTCCATTGACGAGCAAAAGCTCTCTCGGCGATACCTTTGTAAATATATTCGCTATCGTCACTATTTGTACGACCGGAAATTTTAAGAGTATCCCCATCCAGTTCAACATCAATATCTTGCTTACTAAAGCCAGCAACTGCAAGCTCAATTGTAAATGTTTTATCATCTACTTTCTTAATATTGTATGGAGGAAAAGATGGTAATGCTTTAGCAAAGTTTGATTGAGCGTTTGCAAACTCATTAAATACTTTGTCAAAGCCAATAAAGCTGCGCTCAAAATCTTTGAGTAGTGAAAGTGCGTTCATGAAATTCCCCTTATTGTTTAACTGGAGTCAGATATTTTGAAATATCAAATGTTGTCATTGCTGAATACAGATCGTTGTTAACGTTTACCATATTGCGAGCAAATAGCGCTTGAGCATTCACAAAGTCCTGCAAAGGCTTTCTGAGTGACTCTTCTTTAACAAATGTATTGAGGAATTGTGTTTTGGCGTATTGAATGGAATCAATAGCCGTAGAAATATACGTATGCATTGTAATTCTCCTTTTAAATTAAGCGAGTTAAAATGTCACCCATTAGGCGTGACAAAGTTATTTAGCTCTCATCGCCGCATCTTTGCTAAATCTATTGCTTCCTCGCCCTTAAAAACAGGCACGAGATTAGATTTATGTAAGTTACCTATTCCTATAAGATTATCTCCAGTATAGGTAGTATTAGCTTTTTTAGGAGCAACACCGATACCGGAATCTCTAGAAGGGTAATTACTGCTCAGTCTATGGCTATTGAGATTAAGTCTACTACTAGTACTATTTACTACTTCAGGAGTCCAGGCTTTTTTAGGATTTTGAGAATAAGCAAATTTATACTTTTCCTGCTGATCCTTCCAGGCCTGCTTCTCTTTTTCACGTTGTTTACGCGTTTTTTTACTTCCACCGTAAATCGTAATAATCATATATTCTCCTTACATCTTATTATAGACGTTACGAAGAATTAAATCAACTACCTTTTTCTACCTATATTGTACTTTGCTACAAGTTCCCAGTCATCTTTCTCTTTATGCGGAAGAATTTTTATTTGAGAAAGAGGAGCAACAGGTTCTTTGCTTGCTGTGGGATTGATTAACTGCACTAAACCCCATTCAGCTAAAAGGTTGGCAATGGTGTTACGTCTTGCTATATCATCTTCAGAAAAATTTGCCGGCTTTCCGTCAAGGGAGAACAGCTCTTTGAAATGAACAATATAATACCTACCTTGCTTATGAAGAATGTGGCAAGATTGATATAGAATTTTATCCTTGCGGGAAGCAACGCCGATTCGAGTTAGAGTTTCACGGACCTTTAAAAAATCGTCCTCATCTACTAATCTCACTTCCACGAGAGATTCTAAAACAGTCATATTTCACCTTATTATTGTTATAGGAACAACTATGAATTATTTATAATCATAGCTATTTCCTGTATTTGTTCTGGTGATAGCAGACTTTTATATTCCTGTGATCTTTTAATATTAACGTTAAAATACTTACTGATTGCTAATAATTCTTCGGTAGTTTTGGATTTTGACCACTTACTAAACCTTCTACCCTTTCTAATACTATGGAAAAGATACTCATATTGCATTAAATTATCGAGATCACTGAATTTATTCATCTCATTGGCATAGAGCAGAGTATCGGTATAGTATGAGAGTGCTCTGTTTACTACGAAGGGAATATACTCTTTCTGGGAGAGCTCATCATTTTCTGACCCTCTCATTAAATTATTCTTATTGCTTGAAATACTATTAACGTAATCAAAAGGATTCATGACATTAGTATTCCATAGAGGTCATCTTTTTCTAGCCACCATTTATAATTATTTTTATTTAATAGAGAGGTAAGTCTTTTGTCATCAATAAATTTATGCTCTATTTTAAGCATTTTTGGTTTAACCTTCCAGGAATAATTTTCCAGAATGACTAACTCATGTCCTTCAACATCTAACTGTAAGAAATCAATATCTGTAATCTTTAAATTGTTTAAAAACGAGTCTAATGTCATGCATGGGACATTTATAGTAGTAACATTACCTACGTTTCTGTTTCTATTAACAAGATTAGAAGCGATATTGCTATAATTGCCTTCTACATGTATATGACTTATTCCTCTTTGCCATTGCTCTTCTTCAAATGGTTCAAGAACATCCATTCTCACACTACCATCTTTATCTGTAATAGCAGCTTCAACACAAACACAGTTTGGTTTATTTTTTACTTTTGTAAATAGAGAATTAAAATATTTTGGAACTGGCTCAACAAAAAAACCTCTCCAGCCATAATCTAAAAAATTTTCAAGATTATTAAAGTCACTACATCCTATTTCAACGAATGTTTTCATATAAAGCCAAATTTTCTATTAATTAATTTTTTAGATGAACGTTGCTGATGAAAAATTTCGGCAAGAGAGTAATCTTTTTTATCATCTGATTCTTTAAAAGTAATATTAAGTTTACTTGCAAGAGAGCGAGCTTGCTCGGTAGTGTAGTTATTGAATGATAGAATATCAAAGCATCTTCCAGGACGAACTAAAGCAGGATCTATTTCATTAATAGAGGGGAGGTTAGTACTAAAAATTAATTTTTTACCCTTCACAGTAATTAGTCCGTCACCGACATTAAGAAATCTATGCATCATTGAATTGCCATCTCGTCTTGATTTAAGAAAATTATCTGAATCTTCTAAAACCATAACGCCGGTATCATCCTCAATAAATCTAGCGAAGACATAATCTTTCTGTAAGATTGCTTCGTCGTAAGTTACTATAGCATTTTTTCCAGTGTGGTGTAATAACCCTCTAATAAAAGTTGTCTTACCTGTACCGGGAGGTCCTATGAGTAAAAGAATGGAAGCATCTGACTGAAGATATCTCTCATAATATTCTTCAACAGATTCACCATTTAAAAATGGATACATTTCTGAGATAGGAAGTTTATCTCCTAGTAAAGGAACATTTACCGAGCTTCCATCTCCGGAGTAAATCCATTCAATATGACATTTGGCTACTAAAAATAAATTAGTAATTTCGTCGTAAATATTTTCTACCCAATCCCTGTCACCATATAATTTTACTGTAACAGAATTAGAAGTAACGGAGTAATCAATAAAACTATCATGCATTTTATCGACAAGCATTCCTGCTTGATCACCAAACTCAATAACTTGCCACTCGTTATCTGATTTACTTCTAGTAAATTTAATCCATGCTTCCTTTGAGCATACAATGTCTTCACCTTTGTAAAAAGTATCTTTTAAACAATTAGTTCTATAATCTATTAACTTGGAAATATAATGGTCATTTATACTTGTACCTGCAAGAAAGTACTCTCCTCTCTCATCAGCTAAAGAACTCGCATGGTCGTCAACTTCAGCACCTAATTTCATAGCTCCATCTTCCCATTTTCTATACATTTCGTCATCTTTATAAACTGCACTAGTAAGTTCCCATCGCTGTTTTCTCATTCCTCCCTTTCTTAAATTTTTTTTATTTATTTTTCTTTTTAATTTTCTTTTAAAAAAAGGACGTTTTAACATAGTATCAAGCTCTTTTAACACGTCAGTAATATCTTCTTCCATACTATTTAAACTCACATTCAACCATGAGTTCAGTAAGGCATGCTGTGATATTAATTTCATGATCAGCCACAAAAGCAGCCTTATACTGATAGTCCGCTAAAATTAAAACTAGTTGAGGAATGCTAGATGGTTTCAGATAGTCTGCTGCTACATCATAGATACTTCTAAAGAATGATGAAGAATCTACATCACTATTTTCACCAACCCATTTTCTTACACTGGTAAAGTTTTTAAGCTTTAGATACCCCATAACCTCTTTAAGAGTTTCCTCTTTATGGTCAGTAAGCATGCCGGTATCAATTTTACCTGTTACTGAATACCTTTGCAACTCGTTAAGAGTGCGTCTGTAATCTGGGAAAAACTTGCTTATGACAGCAGCAACTACTTTTTTATCGTAATATATCTTTTCATTACCTAAAATATCTTGTACTCGGTTAAAAAATGCTAGTGCAAGCTTTTGTTTATCGTCTTTATTAATTTTAAACTCAACAACTGAGCACCTTGAATGTAAAGGATCGATAATACGATTTTTAAAATTACACGTGAGTATAAACCCGCAGTTTACGCTAAACTCTTCAATGAAGTTACGTAATGCTGGTTGAGTAGAGTTAGGATTGAGGTAATCGGCCTCATCAAGAATAACATATTTACGGCCTCCGGACAATGATACAGAAGAGGCAAATGACTTGATATCATTTCTCAATGTGTCAATGTTACCGTTAAGGCTACCATTGATCACGATATAATCGCAGCCAAGTTCTTCTAGCATAGCTTTAGCAACAGTAGTCTTACCGGTACCGGCTCTACCAGACAAAAGGAGGTTTGGAACCTCCTTTTTATTTACAAACTCTTGAAATGTGCTTTTAAGATGATCAGGTAAAATAGTTTCACTAATTGTGCGCGGACGATACTTTTCCACCCACAATACATTATCAAAATTCATTATTAACCTTTAAATGTTGAACTGCTTTCAGTAGCTACCCAATACTCAATATCTTTACCTTTAAAATGGGCAATGCCCTTGGATGAAATGCTTACGTCATAATCATCTTGAATAATTTTAATATTTTCTGCTAAAAAAATCATCTTAAACGTCAAGGGTGTTTGTCCCAAATCAATACTAAAATTGTCACTTGAAGGGTTCTTAACGTTAACGGCCTGTACACTTAGCACTCCGTTTTCACCTGTTACTGCAATCTCTGGAAGACCAAGTACACCCATTGCTTTTAAAACGCTTTGTAGTGTGTCGCTTGAAAGAGTAAATTTAATTTCTAACTCTGGTAACTTAATCTCCTTATCACCTGGTAAGACAATATTACGGGGATCAGCATAGGTGTACTGAACCTGTTTATTGTTATCTTTAATGATAAGGTATTTGTCCTCTAAAGCAATTTCAGGAGAATCAAATAAAGATAGGACTCCCAAAAATTTAGATAGATCGTAAATAGCAAAGGTGCTTGGGATATTCTCCTTTATAAACGCCTTTGCCATTACGGTCTTATTTGGTGAAACAGTTGCCAGAATACTTCCTTCCTTAAACTGTAGGGAAGGATTAATAACCGAAAAGTTCTTTAGTATCTGGAGTGTTCTTGCTTCAAATTTCATTTCTTTTGACTTTTTTTAATTTTAGACACGTCAGCGGTAGCACTTGCACCGATAGTAGCTAAATCAATCAAGCTTCCACCGAAGATATAACTACCAACGTGAGACAGTTTCATCCAAGGACATAACCAGTTCTTACCGCCCATCTTAGATACATGATAACAGAAGTTATAATCTTCAGAAAGATAGCGTTTAGAATCTGGATCAATAATACAGTCAAAGTAGGCCATAATTTCACGACTACCGTCAAAGTGCTCAGTACGTACATGGTCAGGCTTATAATGCAACTCAGGATAAGCCTTTTCATACATCTCAAATGTCTTACGTCGAATCATCATAAAGCCAGTACCGAGTTCAAGTACCTCGACAGGCTCACCAAGAGGAATCTCGCGCTGTGTGGTCTTAGGATTAAAGACATAGTCACCAACGTAACGCTCTAACTGGCCTGGGTCTTCGTCAGCTACTCCCTTATCAACAGCTTGCTTGATCTTCTCCCAAGAGATACACTTTTTAGGATATGGGCCTGCGATAACATCATATTCTGACTCATCGGTCTGAAGAGCTAGTAAGGCTAAAATATCTTGAGGATTGAAACCAATATCACTATCGATAAACATAAGATGGGTTGCCTCAGATCTCAAGAACTCATCTACACAGTAGTTACGTGCACGAGTAATTAATGATTCGTTAAACAGGTAATATAGTTGGAGAGGGATACCGTATTTTGCACATAATGCAGACAAATCAGCAATCGACTTTGTATACATCCCTGCACACTGCCCGCCATACATGGGAGTGGCAACAAACAGCTTTTTCTTTCTAAGTTCTTCAATAGCAATTTCAATTTTCATTTTTGCACTCCGTACTTTTTATCGTGTTCTTTACCAATACCATACGACCCTTTATACTTACCTATTGATTCAGCATTAAAACTTAAGTACTGTCCAATGCGAGTACCTTTCTTAATTTTTGCCGGACCCACAGTGACGTGAAGTACACCGGCCATAACGCCATGGTAACCAGAGTCATAAAGACCCGAAGTAAGGAATAGGCCGTTGCGATTAAGAGTACTACGAGTAATAACCCAACCAGCTTCACCTTCACCAACATTGATGATGTTTTCCATGACAACTTCGTAGTGACCAGGCTCCAGGTGAAAGTATCCGTTATCATTAGGTACAACTTCTGAAGTTCCTCTGTGGTGTTTGTGTTCATTAGATACCTCAAAAGTTGTTGGTTGAATACGAAATACTTTACCTAATCTAAGGTCGACGGCGTTAGGTTGACTATCGCCTTCCTCGACAGCTGATAGAGTACTTCGTGAATTAGGTCCTAAAATATGCTTCATTTAATCTCCAAAATAATATGGGTTCTCTACAGTTTTAAATTCATCCTCAAGTATAACAGAATTATTCTTAAAGTTCAACTTAATAACATTATCTGCTACCGTCTCTCTACTTCCTTCAAACTTTGTTGATGATATGTTTAAATTATCATCAATGAACATAGGGGAAATTTCATTTCTAAACAATTTAAGACTTAGATCAGCTCTGTTATACAATAAGCAGCTAAAAGTCCCATCGAACTCATTCAATACTTTAAAGGAATTAGCTTGAGTTAGTGCTCTCAAAATTTGCATTGTATCCCAGGATGAGAGGTATTTGTCTACGTTGTTTTTTACTATCTCAGCCTTGATTATCCCATTGTGCCACAGTGCTAAATCTGGATTAGAGTCTGACTGTGAGTCAATGTTAAGAACCGCAGGGTGAATGAAATCCTCTGTTCTAGCATCTGTTGTAGGAGCTTGAATATGAACAATAGCATATTCATTAGGGGCTAAACTAAAACCATCTAAATTAATAGTGCCCAGTCTTTTTTTATGAATAGTTAAGATTCCACTATAATAATTGTATACGGATAGGGAGTATGAATGAAAGCCTCTATAGGAATTTAACCTGACTAGCTCTATTAATTTTTCTACGTTTCTTGAACCAACGATAGCGCACATAATAAACCTTTCTCAGTCAAGTAATCAATTTGTTTAATAGTATCTTTTACGTTCATATGTAAAATCCCATATCCATTTTTTTCTTTGAATGGATTAATGCATGTTTCAGAATCATCTATAAGCAAGCTCGAATTACTTGCGTACCTTGATTTGTTTAGCTTGGTAGAAGTAAAATTAGTTAGTAAATGTCCTAGACCGTGAGCATGTAGCCATCTAATCTTTTGACTACGGACTTGATTTTTATTCTTTTTAGTTCCAACACAAGATAAAATCTCCACATTAACATCAAGAGAAAATAGCTTATCTAAAAGTTTATCAGCGTTTTTTGTGGTTGATAGGTTATAGAATCCATCGTTATTCACAAACTCAAACCAATGGTCATCGTTAGGATCGTCTCTGCAGTTTAGTCCATAAGTTTCACTGTAGAGGGCATCAAAGTCACAAATGACTCCGTCCATATCTAAGTAAATAGTTGTAATCATTTTATAATTTTATCCCATGGTATATTAATAGAATAGGGTATTGGGTCAACCATACCAGCTTTTGCAAAATTAGCAATGCGTTCAGAACACGCAGGACATTTACCGCAAGAGTTGCCAATACTATCTGGATTGTAACAGGTGAGAGTATATGCAAGGAGTTCTGTTAAATTAAGCTCTTTACAAATTTCCAACTCATCAAATTTAGACAAATGACTAAATGGTGCTAGCACTTTGACTTTATGTGAGCGATTCTGCTCAGCAACAACATTTATACTATCAACAAACTTCTGGGTAGTATCCCAATAACCATATTCATCATGTACTTGCAATCCTGTATATACATGACTTGCGATGCTAGCTTCCGCTTGGGCAAGAGTAAGTGATAATAGTATTAAATTGCGAAAAGGAACATACGTTTTAGGTTGAGGGTCGCCAAGTACATCTTTTATTGTAGGCATTACAACATCACTGCCGCCAATGTTTGCAGAAATAGGTCTAGCTATCTCTCCTAGTATATTTAAATCTAATACTTTATGATCTACTTCTAATATAGAACAGAGCTCTTTAGCCTTAGTTAATTCTCTCTTTTGCTTTTGACCATAATCATACGAAAGAGCTTTTACTTTTTTACTTCCATACTTTGCTGTCAATATCATAGTGAGAATGGAAGAGTCCATTCCCCCAGACAAAACTACTAAAACATTTTTATCTGTACTAGGTAAAAAATCAAGAGCCTTTTTTAGATTCATTTTTATTATCCAATGATATAGTAATTGTATCGCCGGAGCCTAACATACTTAAATCAACAATTTCCATAGCAGCCGGCATACCAGCTCCATAGTCTACTGTACTAATTATAGTATCTCCCCCCACCGTAACTGTACTCATATTCGTATCATTATACAAATTAAACTGCTCATTAACTTGAGTCATTCTGTCAAGCGCGCGCTCTTTTTGAATTCGATGAAGGTAAACCACTGCATCCATCATTTCTTCTTTTAAATGCTGTAGCCATTGATCAAATTCTAGATCTGTGCGCTCTGTAGTTACCCCGTACTTAGTAAAGCCGTGTTGGGAACGTTTAACAAATTCGTCACAAATTTGATTAACGTTATTGTCTGGGCTTTTGTTTGGTGGGCCGTCAGTAGGAAAAGGATATTTTGTAATCATTATTGTCTCGCAGTCTTTGTACAAAAATGTAGAACATCGGCAATCATACCGTACTTCCATAATACTCTACTATCCGAAGCTCGCACTGGGTTAATATCAATACCTCCTCGCCGAGTGTAAAGGCATGCCACGAATAGTTCTTCGGGTTGTAATAAGTCCCATAGACGTTTATAAATGCATTCACAAATCTCTTCGTGAAAGTGATTCTCTTTACGCATTGATATAATATACTGGAGTAACGATTCCGGAGTAACCGACGTATCACCTTTAATATGAACATATACATCACCCCAGTCTGGCTGATTAGTTACTCGGCAATTTGAACGCAGTGAATATGAACGCCATCTTTCATATCTGCCAATAGATGGAACTACTTTGAGAATGTCTGCAGACTCATTGTAGTTGTCAAATGTCATCTTTTGAATGTTACAGTAATGCTCAAGAGAAATAAAGTCACCGATGATAGGTTTTACTGTATCAATGTCTCCCCAACGAATGAATACTTCGGCATGCCCTCCTACAGCTTTAGAAAGATCACGTTGTATATTATCTTCAATAATCCACATATCGTCAGTTGATTCAATTAGACGAGCCATATTGTAAGAGTTTAGATACAACTTTACCGATTTTGATTCTACAATGTTAGGTGTGTCGGATGGGCATGTAAACTTAATCCACCCGGAAACGGGAAAGCCATTTTTAAGCAGGGTAGAAAATTCATAACCATTCCATGCGTCCATACCTACGAATGGTAAGTTATTATCATCAATACCGTAGCCTGTCCTATTAAGATGTCTTGGTACAGATACAAGAAGAGAAGGATCTACATTATCAGGAGTAACGTAAGGCTTAACTACTGTACCATCACCTGCCTTACCTAGGTGTACTGATACTAATTCATTTAATTGCTTTTGATTAATGTCCGTAGTCACTATCCAACTCCTCCTTCCATGTTATTAGTCTCTCTTTTTCTTTATATGCTTCAATAGCCTGTTCTACTCTTTCCCTCACTGACCCATTTAAACGTACTGATGATAGTTTATAAGTCTCAAAATATTCATTAAATATTTGAACAATTCTATTTCTAAATGTTAAGTCTACACTTCTAATGCCATCATTTTTTATTTCAAACTCAGGTTCAATATAAAACATTATGTCATACTTTGGGTAAAGTTTTAGAAATACGTCAGTAGCAAATGTCATAGTCTCATCGGACACTTTACCGATCTCATGCAAGTATTTTGTATACACCACACCATCAAGCGCAGTACGATCTGTAATGAAATTATTATACATGAATACGTTAACAATATGTTCTTGCATAATTAGTTTCTGAGTAACGTCATTGCCCTGTTCATTAATCGGCAAACCGTAACTCATCACCCTACGTGTAACTTCATTACACACTCTCATGTCTCTAAACATCTTCTCCGAACGCAATGCATTCAGTAGAGTAGTTTTACCTACTGACTGTGCTCCAGCAATTCCAATTCGCATAATTTTTTCCTCAAGAACCAAAGCCAAGACTCTTGTGATGATTCTCTAAGCTTTGCAAACATTTCAATTTCAGATTCCACTCTATTTGTGTAGTAAGAAGAGCTAACTATTTCTCCTTCATCAACTTCTGGTACAACCTTGTGTACAACACTACCAATTATAGAATATTTTTCTTTTTCATTCCACGTCCTAATCTGTGGATCTTTTCCTTTTAATTCAGGGTATGAATCTATAGCGGCTGGATGTCCGTTATAGATGTTATAGCGTTCGCAAATATCTTGAGGGATAATTCTCATATACCCGTGAAGAGTAATAAGAACATTTTTTCTATATTCGTTTTCTGGATAAGCTTTTCGCAGCCACTCCATTAATTCGTTATGAGGTTTTTGTTGCCATACTTTAAGACCGGTGACCCAACTCGATCTCATATTATTAGTCAGTATGAGGGGCTGTACTTTTAAGTTTTTTGCAAGAAAATTAATTTCACTCCCTGATTGACTAAAGAGTGCAAGCCATACACCTTTAGCCATTTACGATCTTTCTGAACCAGGTAATATTATAAGTAATGTTTGCTAGTTGCTCAATACTTACTTCTGAATTAATCATTGTATGAAGTTTTTCGCTAGGCTTATCGTCAAGTCCTCGTTCGTTATTGTAGCGCAGTCCCTTTAAGCCAGCAACCACTGGATTAGAAGTATCAATAGAATCTATGAATTTGTAATTTCTATAATCACTAAATTCCTGGGGCACTCCACAACCGAGTAGATGATGGGGAATGCTCTCATTTATGTGCTTCATTTCTACCATTTTAACAAATAGTAGTTGTCTTGCTAGAGCCCAGGCATGATACTTTGTAGGTTGCTTTGTACTAAAGCGACTAATCCATGTATCATAAAACTCGCTATCAAATGAAATAGCAATTTTATCAACACCGCTGGTAAGATGGTTATAGCATTCTAAAAACTCATTATAAGTTTTGCCTTGCGCGACTGCAATCATTTTGCCTGGCACGCTATCTTTATAATTTTTTACCCAGTTATCATAATTTTTTATTGTTCCATTTGCATCATTTAATACGTCTGGAATAATATAATAAGTTGGTTTAAGTCTAACAATCCATTCAGCATATTTTTCTGAATCAAATGCGGTACCTAATTCAAAGACAGAATTATCTAAAATAACCTCTCTTTTATTATTAAGTGCCTGTTTAAAAAGTTGAAAGTATTGTTCACTTTCTTCAAAAAGATGTACAAGCGCATAATCATAGTCTGTGCGCGCTTGTACATCATTAAAGATTGAAATGGGTGCTTCGTGTGCGATTTTAGCCATTGAGATTATATTCCTGTTGTGCTTTTTGTCTGTCACGCTCTCGTCTTTGGTAGTATTTTGTACCAAGAACTTCCATTTTGTTAATTATTTCGTTTACCTGTTCCCTAGAGAGGGTTACAATTTCTGTAACCCCGCTAATCTTTTCCTCTACCCATAAATTTTTTGGATAGAATGCTTTAAATGCCTCTTCAATACCCTTCATTTCATCTAGTGGGCCAGCGATAGTTTTCATAATTTTTATTTCCCACTTACTATATTGTTCAGGTTCATACTTAAATCTGTCAGCAGCATCCCACGAAGAGGTGTGTCCAAATTTATAAAAATCTATTTCTTTTGTTTCTTTATTGGTGAAACGAGCCAAATACATTTTACCTAACATACAATTCTCCTAAGGAGTAAGTTCATCAATTACATCTACAATTACTACTAAACTGCAAGCATCCTAATTAATCCAATAGTATCTATGCTCGTTAACAGTGCATAATTAGCAAGCATGCCAAAGGATCTACGAGTATAAGCAGCCCACCCATACATAGCGCAACCAGCAATCCAAATAGGATATAAAATAAGTAAAGGTGGGTTAGGGACTGTAAGTGCCATGGTGATAGAACAACCGATACTAACAGCCCAGGCAATAACTTCAACTGTGAAACGAATATTGTTACTTTTCCAGTCACTTTTTATCCAATCCCAAGTATTTAAAAATATCTCATTCATACACCTTTGCCTTCTCCGGCAAGGAAGTAGTTAGTAACTTTCTGCATCATAACTGTCTTACTTTGTAAACGATTAAGTTCATCCTTAAAACGTAACTTTGTACTTTCTTTACCGTTAGATTGCTCAATAAGACCGATGCATTGATCTCTAAACAGCTCTATTGTTGCAACTGGAAAAAGTGCAAATAGTTGAGTCATAGCTTGTTGTCCAATACCGTCTTCTTTTACACGAGGACGAGAATTAGTCTGAGTCATAGAGGTTCCTTTCATAATTAGAACCTATATTATAACATTTACGGAATATTAAATCTACAGCTTTTCCCCATATGATTGCTGTAATGCTATGTTATCAAAAAACTCTTTCTTAACTGAAGCTTCGTGAAACTGACCGTGCAGTACAGTAGTTTGAGTTAGTGAACTTTGAGCCATAATACCTCTATTTTCGCAACACCCGTGCTTGGCAGCAATATAAACCGCCACATCAGGTGACTCAGTTGCTTGTTTAATTGACTTAGCAATCTCATTACAAAGTTCTTCTTGTAAAGTACCTCTACGAGCATGCCATTGAGCAATACGAGTATACTTTGATAGCCCGATAACCTTACTGCCAGGAATAATACCGATGTAAGCAACGCCTCTTACAGGCTGATGATGGTGAGAACAAAGTGATTTAAGTTCTGACCTTACCACAAGCATGCCCTCATACCTCTCTTCACTATCGTTAGGAAATGCAGTACAATCAGGAGATGGATCATATCGCCCGGCCATAATTTCATTATAGTACATCTTAGCTAGACGTTTTGCTGTACCTTTAGAGTTAGGATCCGTTTCTCGGTCAATAAGCAGTGTATCTAATACTTTTTCAAATGCTTTGGCTGCTTCATCAATTAAAATTTCTTTTGTGATGGGATCGACATATTCAGAAATATTATCACCGGCCCAAAAACGCTTGCCATCAGCTTTCATTTGCTCTCTTAATACTTGTGCAAGATTTTTTTCCATAATTTAGTCCAATAAATTTTCATTCCATTCACGGTGCCCTTCTCTGAAGGCCATATTTGATTGAGTCTCTCTAACCTCAACTCTAAAACACCATAAACGTTTTGCTTCACCTGGCCCCCAGTAGTCAGGGACATAAACACCATTAACAAACTTATAAAGCATGTCAGCTAGTCCTTCACAACCAAGTCGAGGAAGTATGGTCAGCTTGGCAAGCTTTTTCTCCTGTAACATTTTAAATACTTCTAATTCCGGATCATCTTCTGCGACAAGCAGAGTGTGATCAAATTGATCTTGCAATATTTCTTTAAGTTCTTTAAATCCTCCATAATCAGCAACCCAGTTGCGAATATCTAAGTCATTACTACCGAACCAAAACCTCATTGAAAAAGAATAACCGTGAATTAAGTTACAGTGACTGTCCGCTTTCCATTGACGATATGCGCACGGAAATTGATCAACATACTCTTTTGTAGAAACAAACTTATAAGTAATAGGTTTTAAATTTGACATCTATTTCTTCTCCCACCAAAAATCTAACCATTCTGGAATTTCAGATCTTTTTAACTTCCATCCATAATATGTCGGTATAAATTGTTTTTCATTCTCTTCATTATAGACTAATACAGCAGTGTCTATACCCGGGTAAGCTAGTTGAACTTCACACAAAGTTATTCCTGTATCACAAATATCATCTACAACTAACACTCTTCTACCTCTTTCAAGTGATGTCTTAAGATGAGGGTTAGAACTGTCACGTACCTTACCTTCGCTGTGTGACCAATTTAAATTAGCAAATGGTATATTAAGTGCATTTGATATGTGAACTGCTGCAATCAAACCACCTCTTTGAATACCAACCACTAAGTCATATTTTATGTTAGATTTTTCTATGTTGTAAACTAAATCTACAAAATCATCCATGTAGTTTTTAAAATTATAAACTAAATGTTCCATTATGTACCCCAGGCATTTTTAAATAGAGGTATTTGTAGCCGATCAGAATATCTCAACCCTTCTTTCATTGCTAACTCTGCTACCTGTCTGTGATTAAGATAGTAAAGTTCATCAGTACCACCACAAGGCATAATATATACCGGTCCTGCAAATCCTGCTGCTCTGTAATCGTTCACAGCCTGTCTTGCCTCTTTTACATCTTCTTTTGTAGCAACAACAAACTTAACGTAGGTGTATCCGATTGAACTGTACTGGGCAACAATCTCTGGACGAATTGCTTCATCTCTTTTTTCCCCAGAAATAGAAAGTTTAGGTGATACAGAAAAAGTAAGTTTGTCGTATCCTCGACCGTGTCTAGTAAACTCTACAAACAAATAATCAGCAAACTCTTTTGTTAGCTCCTGCGTACCATTTGTTTCAAAGGTTAGTTCTTCTAATCCCATCATACATTCTTGCTCAAGTAAATCAGGGTACGAGCGTTGCCACCCTAATAAAGGCTCACCGCCGGTAATAACTAAGTGCTCGTCCTGCCACTTCTTTTCCGGTAAGATGTTAACGATGTCTTTAGCCAGTTGGGAACATTCAATAACAGGACTAAGGTGCTTAAAGCGAGGATCCCAGGAAGCATAACTATCACACCCAGTATGAACAAGGGGAAGTTCATTATACTTTTCATATTTTTTTGGATTGATGTTAAGACGTTCATCACTTTGTACTCCTTTAGGCATTCCAAAGCCCGAGCAAGTAAAGTTACAACCAAACGTTCTTAAAAAGACTGAAGGAACGCCCATATAGCGCCCCTCACCTTGAATAGAATAAAATAATTCTGATACTTTTAGTTTTGACAAGTTATTACTCCTAGTTTACGTGGAAGGGCACGTATTATTATATAGCGACCTTCTCATTACGTCGCATTTGACGACTCATAATTTTTTGTTTTCTTTGTGCGCGTTCAAGATGAAATTGAGTAGCTCTCCTAGTATAGTCTATCCCATCTAGGTGATCAAGCTCATGCATGAAACATCTTGCTGTCATACCAGTAAATTTTTCTGTCCTTATGTTACCAAATGGATCAGCAAATCTTACCTTAATAGATTTTGGTCTCTTAATAGGTATAAACAAATTAGGAAAAGATAGACATCCTTCCTCTAATAAAACTTCTTCAGTAGTTTGATCAACAATTTTAGGATTAAAGCATGCAAGCGTTTCTTGAGACCATAAAACGAACACGCGATAAGAAAGACCGATCTGTGGTGAGGCAAGGCCCATTCCTTTATAGTGAGCTAATGTCTCTATTAAATCATTTACTAGTTCAACAGGATTAATGGGAGGATTATTAAAATCGAAATGATCAGTTGGAGTGAGTAGTATTGGATTATCACATTCAATTAGTTTGTGTATCATGCGGTTACCCGTGAGAAGTTTTTATGTTTTTCAAATTTAATAATATTTTCAAATTTATCAAATAATGTATCACCTTTATGACTTATAATAAACACATTTGTATCAGTAGTCAAAGTGCTGAGTATCTTTAGGAATTCATCTGTGCCGTTATGATCGAGTGAGCTGTCGAATACTTCGTCCATAATAAGTAAATTTGTGCTAGCAGAGTTACGAAGCTTAGCAATAGCACGCCAAGTAAACAGGAGTGCCAAATCGATACGCATTTTTTCACCTTCAGAGAACGACTCATATGAAAACTCATCCCTAAATCTCGACTTTATTTTTTCTTCAAAATTTTCGTTAAGTTCAAAATTAACAAAAAAGTCCATTGCAGCCAGGTATTTGTTAATTAGCTTGTTCATTATAGGCACATACTGCTTAATAATCTTGGTCTTAATACCGCTATCTTTTAACAGCATAGACGCAACATCAAGAACTAATTTATTTTGTAATAATTCTTCTTTATTAGTTACATGCTCTTTTAATTCACCTTTTAGTTGCTTAAGTTCTTCTGAGTTATCTTCTGTTACAGTTTTATCTTTTTTAAGTTTATCAATCTCATCATTAAGGCCTGTAATGAATGAGAGTAGAGTAGTAATTTGAACGTTATCGTTTGATATGTCTCTGTTCAAGAGAGTAATCTTATCATTAACTGAACTGATTTCTTTTATACGATGAGTATACCAAGATATGTCCTCATTCAGTTTCTGAATTGCATTCTGTACTTCGAGTATCTGATCGTTATCATTAGAGACAATCTCTTTCTTATGTACATGATCAATGCCTTGTCTACATACCGGGCAGTCGTCGTGATCTCTAAAGAATTCTATTTCCTTTTGTAGCTTGTCAAGCTTTATGTCAAGCTTTGTTTTAAGATCAACAATATTGTCAAATTTTAGCTTAACTTTTTCTTGATCAGAAATACTACTTGTTGCTTTTTCAAGCTGATTATTAAGTCTCGTGATATTAGTCTTAACGTCTGCAATACTTGTTTCTAACTCAATAATTTTGTTTTTCTTTTGCTCAATAACTTCTTCATTACTTTGCTTCATTGCCTGTAAATGCTTTTTATGCATTTCAATCTTCTCGGCAACTAACCGCATATTATAATCTATATCAGTAATATCGTTTTTATTTTTCTGTACTTTATCCCTTAGCAGAAGATTCATTGTAGAGAAGATCTGAATATCTAAGAGATCTTCGATTACCTCTCTTCTATGTGCTGCTGGTAACTGCATGAAGGGTACGAACGATGCGCTACCGAGTACTACAATCTGGTTAAATGACTTATGATTTAGTTTGAGAATATTTCTCTCAAACATCTCTTGATATTCTTTTGACTCGGCATCTTGGTTAAGAAGTTTGCCGTCTTGATATATTTCAAATAGCGAGGGCTTCATTCCACGCTTTACCAAGAATTGACGTTTACCAATTCTAAACTCAATCTCTACCTCAAGACTTTTTTGATTAATAGTATTGAGTAGTTGAGGTTTATTAATCTTTCTAAAAGGCTTACCATATAAGCCAAAAGAAAGAGCATCGAGAATGGTACTTTTACCTGCACCATTCTCACCAATAATAAGAGTAGACTTATTTTTTGTTAATGCTATTTCTGTAAACGCGTTACCGGTAGAAAGAAAATTTTTCCATCTTACTTTTTCAAATATAATCATCCATTAAACCATTCAGGAATTTCTCTATTGGTCCAACGTGCAAATGAACGTTTTGCACCTCTATAGTAATTTCTATACGACTCTACTACGTTAGATACTTTATACTCATCGGGCATGGCAGGAGGAGGTTCGGACATTAAGACACCTTTTGGGATATTTTTAGGGGGTGTCTTAAGTATTTCAATAAGTCCGTCGCGTTCTGCTTTATGTACTTTACCATAACGATGTGTATACTCTTTACATAGTTCACCAAGCAGTAGCCAGAGCCACTCATAATGCACAATACTTGAACGTGTCCATATTGCTGATGGGTGATTTTTATGTGTTAGTTTATAGATTGGTTTAATAACTTGATCACCGTCTAGCATATGATGGGCATTTGATAGCAGCTGGGCTGTCTCAAGTATCATCTTTACGACATGTTTGTCGCAGTGTTGACGAGCACAATCATTAGGTTTATTACTAAGAAAGAAAATATTCACGATTACTCCATAGATAATGCTTCATTGTAAAGTGTACGTAATAAGTTTTCCAGCTTTTGTTTATCCGCTTTTAGTTCCAATTGAGACACATGCTTGTTAAGTATCGTAAGAGTGTCTTCCGCTTCGTTAACAATATCGGAATCATCCTCAAGATTTAGGTTAAGGTGATCCTCAACTACTTGCATGTCAATAACTCCGGACTTCTCCAGCTTCTCAATAAAGATATCAAACCATACTGGATTAAGTTTATTCTTGATAATTACTTTTACGATCGTATCTTTATACTTGTCGAAGTCCTGAGCAACAATTTCGTTCATCGAGGAGTTGCTATCATCGTACCATATCTTGTGAAACATAGAAAGAGGGTTTGGTACGAACTTAAGCTCTCTTGTGTTGGTATCGAAAATATGGAATCCTTTTTTGTCTTCATAATCATTCCACGTCATCTCATAAGGAGTACCTGTATAAACAATATTGCCTCTAGTAGATTTAGTATGAAAGTGACCTGATATTACTAAGTCAAATTTATTAAATACTGATGGATCAATACCACCATCACAGAATGAACCTTTGTGCATCTCAAACCCGTTTATTTCAAAATGCCCTATAAGTATTTGCGATTGTGAAATATCTATTGCATGCATTACTTCGTTGTAATTATCGGCACATATCCAAGGTACCATAAGAACGCTAACTCCATCGAAAGAAATCTCGTATGGTTGCTGTACTTGATTAATATTTTTATATTCTTTAAGTAATAGATCGAGGGAATTTACTTTGTTAGTATTTTTATAATAGGTATCATGATTACCAACTAATAACCAGGATTTATGTTTTGAGTTTAATGCTTCAAAAAAATATAATTTACAGTGATTTAAAGTTTGATAGTTAACAAACTTGCGTCTATCAAATACGTCCCCTAACTGAATAATATGTTCAATATTATTTTTCTCTAGGTAAGGAAAAAAGACATCGGTGTAAAATGTCTTGAAATGCTTATGAAAGAAAGGACTATCACCTCTCGCACCGAAGTGAGTATCACCTAAGATTGCAATTTGCATTATGTATTTTCTTCTTCGTCGTCAGTATCAATAACTTCTTCTTGCTCTTCTGATTCTATAAATTTTTCTAAACCTTGTTTTCTTTTCTTTCGTTTTTTATCTAAACCATCTTCGAACGCTTTAATAAACTCATTCATATTTTCGTTTTCTAAATCAATATACACCGGTGTAAAGTCACCATCATCATGCTCTCCTTGCTCTACAAGCTCATTCATTATAAATGAATTTTCTAGAGTTTTATGCTTTATGTAAAGTTGCTTTTTTTCTTTTTGAATTCTTCGAAGAAATGCAAAGTAAATAATTTGCGTAAAATAAGCAAATGGATTATCGTAGCGATCGGGATTGTAATTATCAAAATAACACACACAGTTTTCTATTCCGTCGGAGATCATTTCTTCTCTATATGAATAGTTAACAAAGTTTGGTTTAAGAGAAAGTCTTTGAGCGATCATTAACATACAATGCCCAATATAAGAAGGAATAGGTGGTATCTCTAGTCCCTGTTCTTCTTTTTCTCTTACAATTTTTCTATATTCTACAATTGCCTGATATAGTTTTTTATTATCAACATAGTGCGCGTTAGCCATAAATCTTTCATACGTAGTAAACGTATTAATTATAATTTACTTTAGGATGTTTATACAACTAATTGAGAGTTGCCTTTGTAACATGTCTTTCAATTAATGCAAGCTTGGCTTTGCTTTCAGGAGAAAGATCGCTTTGTTCTCCAGCAGCTGCTGCAAGTTCTTGATCAACAGCAGGATCAATATGTTCAACTATATTTTTTAAAGTCGTTTTATAGTAACCTATCATATTATCTGTAGGAGATAATATCGTTAAGATATGCTCTTTTTTAAGTGTAATATCTTTTGTACTAGTAAAAGAAGAATATCTTAAAAGGGAAATAATAGGAGGGGAAAGTTCATTCTTGTAACGATAATTAATTACAAGCGGATTATTTAATGTGATAGATTCCTTTTCATCATTAACAATATCTCCAATTAACTCAGAGCTATTAAGTAATTTGACAATAGAAATCATTTAAGCTTGGTCCTTTAAATTAACGTTATAAATCTTATAATCGAATCTTTCATCATCGTACATTTTAACTCTTTCTAAGAAATGTTGATGAGTGTAATTTTTTTTTGATTTCCAAGAAATATCGTCGACGACATCATATAGAGTTGCAATCTCTTTATTGGTACTTAATCTTAACCCTCTACCAATTGACTGCAATGTTTTAATTCTAGACTTGCTTGGGCTTGCAAATATAATATTATGTAGGTTTTTGATATTTACACCTGTTGAAAAAGTGCCAAGTGAAGCAACAATAATACCATTTTTCTCCTCTTCGATAGATTTTCTTATTTCTTCTCTTAAAAGCCCATCTACAGCACCATCAACATAAAATACTTTTTGTTGATTACATTTTGAACTAATTAAATTAAAAAGTCCCTTTCCGTGATCAATAATCTTAAAAAGAACAAGGGTGTTACCTTTAAGTGAAGCTGTTAGATTTGCAATAAAATTATTTCTATGTTCATTGCCGTTTATATAATCTATCTCTGTTTGGTAATCAATACCCCTTAAAAGCTTTCTAGTTTCTTCTGTATAAGAGAGTACAATTGCTTTTATTTGAAATTGAGATAAATGTTTTTGATCTATTAGTTCAGCAGTTGTAGTGACTTTTTTAACTTCACCAAACAGTCCCTCTAGTATAAGTTTATGAGTTTGTGAGCCATCTAGAGTACCGGTAAATCCAAACCTCATCGGACAAGTTACAAGCTTTGACATTATTGATGAAAGACTCTTAGCTTTAAAGAGATGCGCTTCGTCACCAATAACACAGTTAAATTGATGGAACCATGGCTTAGGTAGTTTGTGAATTGATTGCCAAGTAGTAATAACAAACGGAGAGTCTGTCATTTTCTCTTGTCCCGAGAATATCTTGTGGATAAAGTTTTTATCGCAACCATAATCCACGAAATCAGACGCCATTTGATGTACGAGTGACGTTGTAGGTACAATGATTAAAATTTTATCAGTATCGGAAAGATAATAGGAGCTAAGAAGGTAAATTATAAGGGACTTACCCGATGCTGTAGGGGATAATAAAAGTGCTCTTTTTTTTCTTACAGCGTGGGCAAAAGCATCAATTTGATAATCACGGGGAGTTATTGATAAGTTTAATTCTTTAATAAATTCATTGGCTTCATGCAGTGAAAGGCTCTCGTCACAAAAATAATTACCGGCAAAATTAATTTCATAATCTCGTTCCTTTGCAAATCTTTGAACATGGAGTAAGAGCCCGCCGTAAATTAAATGTGTGGCTGTTGAAAAGAGTCTAATCTTTCCATCCCACATCTTGTTCCTAAAGGCAGGTGAAAATCGTGCACCTGGCACGTTAAAGGTAAAGTACTCGCTTAATTCTTGTGCAACGTCACTCTCACAAAGTAGTTTAATGTGAACGTCATTAATTTTTTCTACGGTTATCACGCACCAACCTTAAACTTCTCCCATGCGATAGCGGCATTAATTTGGTAGCCTCTCGCAGGAAGATTTTTTATTATTGATTCTAAAAATTCTACTTTTTCTTTTTGTAGTTCTACACGTAACTCTAAGTCACACATTTCACTATCAGACTGCAAGTACACACCAATGTCTGATTTTAGAACTCTTAACTGAAAAGGATCCCATCCGTTCTCTTTCAGGTCTTCCTCACTAATAGTTCCGTTATAGTATTCGAACTTTGATTTGTGTAGTTTTTTATATGCAGTTTCGTATTTTCTTAAAGTTAATCTTTCTTCAGAAAAGATCTTGAAGTACTTTGCATGTAGTTGCGGGATACGAAGACTCTCTTCACCGAGCTCGGTTCTGTCTATACTACTATCTTTTTCCCACATGGATTGAATTTCTTCTAATTTCATACTCACCTCACAGTAATCATAATATTATAGACTACTGCTACACGTAATTCAACTTAAATTGTTCAAATGCGAACATTGCAGTAACGTCAACATAATTAACGTCTGTATCTCTTGTATCAAACAGAATGTCTGAAAGAGAAATAGGGTATAAATTTTTAAATGCAAACTCAACGATAGGCGCTTTCACTGAGTTAAGTATCATTAAAGATGCATCCGAATAAACCCCTGTTCCTGCCACAGGATTATTAATCGATCCGCCAAATTTGCCCCTGCTCGGAGCAATGGCGTTATATTGATTAAATCCTTCTGGAAATCCTAATGCAATAATCCAATCAAATATCTCTTTATAATTCTTTAGGTTCTCATCTACACGAAAGGTAATAGAGAGAGTACTAAAGTCAATGTGATCCCCTGGAATAGGCAGTTTAACAAAGGGTGTCTGTATGTCTGATTGACCTAGAGTTAAACTTGGTAGAGAGACTGATTGAACAAAGTAATTAACCCCGGGGGTCTTCTTTATAGTAAAAGTAAACCCTAGAGGTGATAGGAAGTTTTTATTTTCTGGTAGGCTTGAAATAGCTGTCATACTGATATTTATCCTATAATAAAAAAGGGGATCCGAAGATCCCCTTTAAGTACATCATTATGTTATTATTCTTATTATTTGAATTACATAATGTTGTTAACGCGGACGCGGCGATAGTACACGTTTGTGTCCTCGGCAAGTGCGCCTGTACCAGCGGCTGACGAACCGTCGTTGAATGGGTTTGCAACCATTCCATAACGAGTCTTAAAGCCAATCTTTGGCTGGAATGTGTCAGGGTCAACTGCACGAACCATTTGGAGAGGAACATATGGGCAATAGAACAGACCTGCGTCAAATGCTGACGAGCCCTTGTAGCCCATAACGAAGTAGTTACCACCAGCATATGGATCGATGTAAACGCGGATACGGCCGTTCAGAACACCGGCGAATGTATTGCCTGTGTCATCGATTTGAAGGTTGTTGGAGTTCAGAGCTGGAGCATAGTCCAGAACACCGGCCATCTGCAGTGCGGAAGCAACGTCCGATGAGCAGATAACGATGTTACCTTTACCTCTACGGGTGTCTTTTGCAATCTTATTAGCTTCTCTTTCGAGTTGGAACATCAGACCCTTGAACTTCTCAACGGACCAACGACCATTAGAATCGGTATCCAGGTCAAACACACCAGATGTTGTTGTGTTCTCTGTAGCACCAACTTTAGCTGTTACATAGATTGAGCGAATAACTTCGCGATTGATTTCGGCGAGAATCTCTGCCGACAGGATGTTGGAGAGCTCAGTCTCTGCATCTAAACCGTGAACGGCGCGCAGGTCCTGGGCAAGTTCCATAGAGTACTCAGCCTTTAGTGCACGACCTTTAGCTGTTACTGTTACTTTCTCGATAGAGAAAGCCATCTGAGGGAATGTAATTGTACCGTTACCGAAACGCTCTAACTCGGAGGTTGGAACGCCACCAGCAAAGTTAACTTCTGTGTTGGTGGCTAGTTGGGTCAGATTTGCACCTGCACCTGTTGTACCAACGTGGTTATTGCCGAGAGCAGCAGAATTCTTATTGTGCGAAGAAAACTCTGTATTTGCTTCGTTGTAGAATGCCTCATCGCCAGACTGTGAAGTGAAGCGCGAACGCATTGCGAAGATAAGACCTGTAGGACCAGTCATTGGCTGAACACCGCAGATGTCATAAGCAATAAGATTAGGCATTGCACGGCGAACTAACGAGATTAAAACTGGATCGAAAATGTCAACTGCGCCATCACCAGCTGTGGAAGAAGAAGCTCCCATAGCGTTTGTTGGGTTGTTGGCTTCAAACAGACTCTGGCTTCCACGAACTTGATACGATGCTTCGCGGAGAGCTTTCTCTGTATTCTCGAGAATTTGAGCGGTTACAGCACGCTTGTGCGTATCCTTGATCGGGTCAAGATCAGGATGCTCAAGTACTGGTTTCCACTTGTTTTGAATTTCTTCATTTAAATACATTTGAGTTTCCCCTTCCTATTAAAAATTGGGTTATTTTTATTTATAAAAATTATTTCTTAATGGTACGTGAAATAGCCTGAACGTAGTTAGCAACAGGTCCAGAAAGCTTTTGCTTTTCTGCTTGAGGCTCTTCTGCTGACTCTACTTCTGTCTCGCTGATTGTCTGAGTAACTGATTTCTCTTTAAAATAGTTCTCTTTAACAATCTGAAGTTTTTTAGCATACGAGTCTTCATCAATAAAATCAACACCTTCTGCTAACGAAGAAAGTCTCTCTTTTTGCGATACTGTTAATCCCTCTGCCACCTTACTAAAAATCGACTGTCTGGCATAATCTTTAACGGAATTATTCAGATCAATATTTGTGTTGATAGTCTCATTTAACTTAGCTTCTAACTCTTCAACTATGGAAGCAAGCTCTTCTAAAACATCTAACTTTTCTTCAGGAATTTCGATGTAATTCTCGGCGAACAAATCTCTTAATCCACCAATAAACTCTTCTGTAATTTCTGTACGGAGCGAGGATTCAATAGCAATTTCGTTCTCTTGCATCCACTGCTCGACAATGTAATTAAGATAGTTGTCGATTTGATCGGAAAGTTTAGTAGTAATTTCAGCTACTTGCTCTTCTAATTTCTTAACCGACTCAGCTTCAATTTCTGCTCTCAACATCTCTACCTTAGCATTAACTGCAGCTTCAAATATTGTAACAGCTTTCTCTTTAAACTCTTCTGAAAGCTCTTCACCTTCAAATGCAACTTCAATAGTAAAATCTTCCATCTTGGCGGATGCAGCTGATGGCTTCATGTTTAATGTTGCTTTGTTGGTGTCAGCAGAATCATTCCCACCCATTGTAGGAGTAGCAGAATCGAGATCGCTAGCTGATCTGAGGGGAGGTGTTTTTTCTCCGCCTTCTTTATTACCTGGAAGTGTTGTGTTTTTTGCAACAGGATCTGCAACTTCGGTGTCGCCGTTCTCGCCACCTTTGTTGATCACCTTCTCATATAATTCTTTTTCTTTCATTTTAAGCTCCTTAATGGAATTTATTATAGTTATTTATAAATCTATTTCTTGGACAATTCTTTGAAGAAATTTTCAAATACTTTAACTTTAGTAGCTTCTATAGATTTAGAGGAGGCTTTAATAATCTCTTTTTTCATTTCTTCTATTTTTTGAGCCTTTAAAACGCCATTATCCCAAACCCACTCAACACCTTCCATAATACCTCTAACAAAAGCATCAGGTGCGGAAGGATCAGCTACGATGTCTGCAGCTGTAGCAAGATAAAAATCATCCTGAACTTCACTAACGCCTTTAGTTGTTTCTTTTAAGCTTCCCATACCTCTAGAAGAAACACCAAGTTGTGCGCCTTCTTGCATCAAATTTTTTACAATGTTTCCATAAGGAGTGTCCATAATCTTAGCTCGGCCAACATAATTAGTACCTTCGCGTCTAAGATCTTTAATCATATGAGAGACGCGCTCTAAATTAATCGTTGGTCCCTGAGGGTGACCTAATTCACCATAGGCCCTATTCTTATCAATATACTCTTCATTATATCTTTTAACTTCTTTATCGAGAATCTCCATTGGGTATACTCGATTGTTTCTATTTTTTAAATTGCCTTGAAGAAATACACCCTCAATAAAAAAGTCTTTTTTGCCAGATTCTTTTTCTTCAACTAGCACATTAACTTGTTCGACTAATTCGGAAATAAGTTTCATGTTAGTCCTTAATAGTATCCTACTGATACGGCTAGTACACCAGATGCAGCATTTGATTGAAGCGTGTCCGTTGGTTGTTTAATTACAAACGTTCCAGCAAAATCCGCAGTTGCTGCGCTAAGGGTAAATGTAGATATCGTGGTTCCGTTAGCAAATTTTTGAGTAATTAAAACTAATCCGGCTGTGGTGTTCACAACTCTAACAAGTGAGCCTGTACTAACGTTATTAGCAACAGTACCAAGAGTAATTTCTTGAGCTAAAAACTTTACTAAATCAGCCATTATCAGACTCGCTTTCTTTAATGTATTCTAAAATTTCTTTCTCAAGACCTTTGTCAAGCATCTCTAACATAAACTGTCTGTTCTCATCATCCAGACCAGCAAATAATTCTAAAATTTGAACATCATACTCTTCTTCGGTTTCTTCTTTTGCAAGCTTGGTAGCAGTAGCATACATTACCGACTTAGCATCTTTACCGTAACGTGATTTAAAATCCTTTAAACCTTTTTTCATGCCCTTAACAATATCTTCACGCTTTTTCATTTCGCCTGTTGATAAAGTGCGCTCATCAATTTCTAATTCATTGACTTCTTCTTTTGTTAAACGATCTGTAGCTTTATCAATTCCTCTCATACGTTTTGATACTTTACCAACTTTTGAAAGTGCGGTGTCAACATCTTTTTTCATCATATTTTGTGCTATTTTCTTTTTAAATCCATGTCTTCTCATCATGCTATAATCAGATTTTGCAGTAGCTAAATCTTTTTCTACCTCTGCACTTCTATTAGACATGTCAACAGATGCTTTTTTAACATACGATCCAAGTGTTGATTTGCTAATCTCATTAATCTCTTCATGCACAGCGGCGTCTTCACCTGGCTCGTATCCATGGAGCTCTTTTTTACGATCAATTTTTTTTACACCTGTACCATTGAAGACTTCGTCTCCATTTCCATTAGCATCATCAGTTTTTTGAATAACATGTTTATCCATAAACTGTTGTTCGTCTCCACCTTTGGGACGATAAGCTGTGGTACCAGTTGTACCTTGAGCTTGCTTAATTATTTTCTGTAGCTGGCTCAGTGTTTTCATCGTTAGAAACCTCTGTGTTGTTTTCTTGTTCTACTTCTGCTTCTTGTTGAGAGAACATTGCTGTAGCAATCTCTCTCTTCCTAGCTTCTAAAGCAGCAAGTACTCTTGGGCCAATAATACCGTCAAAAGCTGCTTGCACTTTAGTAGGTTCGTTTTCTACAGCTCCGTCAATAATATCTTGTATTGAGTATTCCATTATTGTCTCCAAATATTTATTTATTGTGGTCTTTCATTGTCTAATTGCGTACTATCACCTTGACTTCCATCAGTTTCACTAGGAGGAGGATCAGGTGCTGCGTATCTAGGATCATCAAGTTCTGCTTGCATTTCCTCATCATTTTGTTCTATTTCTTCTTCCGTTTGACGAAGAACATTCTTTCTAACCCATGCATGAGATACGTACTTACCAGCAAAGTCATCAATGTCTCTAAGTATTGAAACACGCTCTCTTATTGCTTCTATCTCTTTAAGCTCGGCAAAGTAATTGTCTTTAGCATAATCAAACTTAATGCTTTGTAAAATGTCTTGCCATTCTTCAAGAGTCATAATCTTTTTTAGCACTAGTTGCTTTTCTAGACTCTTTAAAAACAAAGAAGAGAATTTGCTTCTTAAACGATTTACAAACTTAGAAAACTTTACTTCATCGCGAGTAATTTCTGTTGATCTTCCTACATTAAATGTCTGCTCAGCTTCTAATCTTGATCCAGGCACATTTAATGCGCGATATAATTTCTTTTGAAAATAATTTACATCGGTCATCTCACCTAGGTTCTGACCCCCGGGAAGAGTAGTAATTTCTGTACCTTTATTACCTTCGCGTCTTGGCAGCCAGTAATCTTCAAGCATTGTCATAAACTTACGGTCGTCTCTTATTTCACCTGTCTGTGAATCGTAAACGACTCTATTCTTATGACGTATCATCATGTCACGTAGGTACTGCTCGGCCTTCATCTTTGGCAAGTTACCGACGTCGATATAAAATATTCTACGCTCAGGCGCTCTAGATATTCTATAAATTACTGTAGCGTCTTCTAAAGTTCTAAGCTGGTTAAGAACTTTTATTGCTTTATGCAGATGCGATAAAACTATAGTATTATTTGTATCCATTAGGCCGGATGTAATATGAATAATACTATCTTTAGCAATTCTTATACCACCAGTCATTCCTTGATTGCCAAGGTTACTATTACCGGCATTGTAATATCCTTTTTCACTATAAAGAAAATACTCTGCAGCCTTTTCTGTAAGTGTTGCTCCAGTAACTTGATCTTTTTTCTTTTTAATCTCTTTTATTTTTCTAATTTTTCTAGGATCAATATATCTTAATTCTTTAAGTCCAAGTTCAGGCTTTTTATCATCTATGATAGCATGATAGTAAAGGCGTCCATCAACATAATATCTTCTAAAAATATCAAAGGCTTGATTATCAAAATTTAAAAGCTTTTTAATATTTTCAAATTCTTCAATAATAAGTTTTTTTATGTTAGGTGAAGTATTTGTCTTGTCTAGATTAAGTGAAACAGTTTCTACTTCTGGTTCACTTACAATTGCTTCATTAACTATGTCATCTACAGCCTGATCAACTTCAGGCTGGTTAGTCATATCTCTATACTTTGTTACTAGTTCTGCTTCTGTCTTAGCTGATCCTTCTAGATCAACATAGGTGCCATATACACCACCAGCAGCAACAATTACAGCACCGTCATCTTCCTGTGGCGGTGCGAACGATTGTGGTTCAGGTTCTTTATCTTGGCGTTTTATTTCAAATCCGAATAATCTCATTTAAACCTCAATAGGAAAAGCGGGCCTCGAGGGCCCGCTATCATTAATATTAAGCGCCACCGGCGTTGCCAGTTACTCCACCAGTAACCTCCCACCAGTCGTACTGGAAGGTAACTGTAAACTCTTCAATAGTATCTGTTGCATTCCAATCTAAATCAATGGTTGACACCACTTGTGGGAAGATACCGTTGAAGGTGTAAGTTCTAATAGGCACACCTGTTTTTGAATACTGAACAACTTGAGCGTTTGCTTTATAAAGCGATGGGGATGCAGCACCAAATGTGCGCAGATTACCTCTAAGGGAGTTAATCTGATTTGACCACTGCTCCATAGCGTTACGAATTAAAAAGTCCTCGTCGTTAATAACGGTGACTGTCCAATCGGCAAACGTTCTGTCTCCAGCTAATTTAATTTTGCGTCCGAAGTAAGGCACTTCTATAACGCCCAGATCGGAAGAAGGAATCTGAGCTGTTCTAACTAGAAAAGGAACCTTAATATCTGCAACACTGTTAGCGGGGTTTTGAATCGTAACTTGGAAGAGCGTGTTACGAGCTCCTCCAAGTGTTAATTGACTTCTAATTTCGTTTACATTGAAAGCCATTTAGTGTCTCCTTGTCTGTTGTTATTTATTAAAACTGTCCAACAATCTCGGAGAACTCAACACCAGTTCTAACTGCCACGAAGTTCAATTGAATATAGTTGATTGAGCGAGCTGGCTTAATGTAAATGTCTCCAACAAACTCGTTACGATCAATAACTTCTGGGGTGTTATTTGTTTCATCGCAAACTACTCTAAAGTCGTAAATACCTCTTCGACCTTGCACATCCCTTAGGAAAGGCTCTACTAAGTTTTTAAACTGTGCACGAGTAAACTCGTCGTTAAATTCAAACAGTGTAAATTTAGCTGCTGTAGCAATTGCTTTCTCAAGCACAATAAACAATCTGCGAACGTTAATTCTATCGAATGCAGAAGGCTTGGTAAGCAGAGTCTTGTCACCAAACAGCAATGTGCCTTGACCTGGGAATGTTACTACAGGGTTAACGCCATTCTTATAGAGAAGGTCTCTGTCTGCCTTGCTTGGATTAAAAGCAAGCTTTACAGAATTTTTAATTACACCTCTATTGAATCCTGCTGGAGAGAACCAAGGATCTCTTGTATCATCTGTTCTCACGCATAAGCCAGCTACATCACCGTTTAATGGAATGTACCTGTAGACATCATTGTATTTGTCATATTGATACTTGTATCCGGAATCAAGCACGGCATACGATGTTGAAGAAAGACTGTTACGATACGAGACGGTATCTTGAGATTCCTGCTTAGAAGAATTAAGAACAGAGTCTGCTCTATCTGGAGAAATGAAAGCCACGCAATCTTTTCTCTTTTCAGCAACGTTGTCAATAATGTATTGTGCGAGCTGGGCACTATTTGTACCGCCTCTTGCTTTACCTTGAAGAACTAAAGAGATATCTACATCTTCTGCTGACTCAAACATATCGTAGCCAGCCTGAAGAATATTCATTGGAACATTCTCTTCGTTGAGTCCATCGGAACCTCCGGTTAAGGAGAGGGTTAATGGAACTGTATTTGCTAAAGAGGCCATATTAACAGCTGTATTGGATCCACCAGTTGCCCTATCGTTAGCAAAGTATACAAATTGTGAGCTTTGATTAATTACATTTTTAACATAATTAGTAGCACCGTCTTCTAATTTTGCGTCTGTTGCTCTAGAAAGTCCTTGATATACTTCTAAAACAGTTCCAGGCACACCAGAGATAAGACCGTCTTGATCTGCTACGACAACGTGAACTTCATCCACTGCACTAGAGTTACCAAAATTCTTTGTGTAGTTAGAAGTACCAGGTGTTGAATCAACACTAAATGCATACTCCCAATGACGCTTTAAATAACCGCTAGCTACGGTAGCATTGTTTGAAGTTACAACATCTCCAAACGATGTTAATGTATAGTTAGATTCAGTATTAATATTAAAGTAAGCGTGGGTAGAGTTTGTCGATACAGAACCTATAGATGTAATTCTTAAGTACTGAGTACCAATTGTTGAGTTACCAAGCTCAATTAAATCTCCAACGGTAAGAAATCCGTTAAGAGTTGTAGCTCTTGTGTTGGCTTCTGTTACTGTTCCAGAAGAAGAATTAGCTATCTTTAAGATGTGGCTGTTTGAGCCTGTTGTAGCAACGATGCAAGTAAGTTCACCATTTGCTGATAGATTTGCATTACCACCGGTAATTAATGTGTTAGAAAAATATGCGGTTGCGGTATCGCAAACTGAAACTTTTAAAGAGTTACCAATTAAGCCTGGATAGCGTGCAACGTATTTTGCAGCTGACTCTCCTACTAGAGCAGAAATAACGGCTGTCTCATCGATTGCATCATCGTTTTTTACAATAAGATTGGCTACGTTACTAACTGCACCTACTGCACCATAGGCGGTTAATACGCCGTTTGTACCAGATGAATCAGTAGTATTGGCTGTTCTTACGACATAAAGTTTGTTACCGTAAGAAAGAAAATTGGCGGCAGTAAAGAATGTTTCTGCATTGTGATTTGTTGGCTTACCAAAGCGTGCAGCTAGGTTAGCTTCAGAATCAACCAGAACACGTTTGTCCACTGGTCCCCAGCGAAAGACGCCAGCAATAGCGCCCTCGGTAGTTGAGACTGCAGGGACTACCGTGGTCAAGTCGATCTCAGAAACATTTACTCCTGGACTTACTTGAAATGGCATTTTGATCTCCCTCAAAAGGTTTTATTTAGCACAAAGCTTATTGTTATTTATAAATCTAAAACACTTAATTTCTCATCCACTGTTCGAATGACATGTTTTCTAAATCTACTATTTTTTCTTCTTGGACGACATATTCGTCTCGACCGTCTTCTTTAATACCAAAAGGAAGTAAATTATCTTCTAGTCTCTTCTCATTCTCCATAGAAAGACGTTTGCGGAAATCAAGGCTGGTTAATTCCTTGAAATAATTATGATCAGACATCCAGCTAAAAAGCACACAGCACATTACCAAATCATCGTTACCTTCTTCGGCTTCGAAGGATGTACCTTTATGTATGAATCTGAACATTTCCTGAATGGTATCATAATCGTGAATAATTAATTTGTCATTTTCAATTAAAGATTTAAAATTACTACATCCTAGTTTTTTAACTGATGTTGTGGTTCTAACTCCTGCATGTGACGATGTTCCAAATCCTGCAGATATTTTAATACCGGTGATGTTAGTGCCAGCTGTAAAAAGCATGTTATCGTATTCTAAATCCTGATATAATATGTCGGCTACCTGCTGTCCTACATCATTAGTTTCTACTAATACAAAAGCATTATTATAGTGCTTTGCTACTTGAATAATAATATTAGGGTATAAAACTGGATCTATTAAATTATCTCTATATGATGCTACATCTTTATATGGGAGCTCGGTTGCATCAAATACCTTAAACGCAGAATAGTCCCCCTCTTTTCCTCTCGCCGTATCGACCACTATAAAATATACATGTCCTTCTTCCGGTTCAAAATATACCTTTAAATGCTTATCAGACTTTATTGGGTTAGAATAAGAGAGCATTCTTAGCTTGGTACCAGATATTAAAGTTGAAGTAGAGCCTAAAAACTCACATTCAAATTCTTCTCTAAACTGTTCTTCAGAAGTATTGCGAATAGTTTCTTGTTTCCACTTCTCATTTCGTCCTGGAACTTGGCTCCAATGTACGTCAATTCTTTTATAATCATTTCTTCCGTCTTCACTATCTTTCCAAATTTTATAAAATAAGTTTAATCCTTTTGGTGTAGAGGTAATTAATACTTTAGTTGTTTTACCAGAAGAAATAGTAGGATAGACAGAAGCAAAGAAGTCTTCTTGTATGTGATTTGGTACGAATGCAAACTCATCTAAGTAAACTAAGTTCTGAGAAGTTCCTCGAATAGCACTAGAAGCGGTAGAGCTTGCTATAATCCTTGATCCGTTTTCTAATTCAACAGAACCTTCATTCCATTTAATAATTCCTTGCTGAAGCCATTTAGGTAAAGCTTCGTAGGCCATCTGAATTCTACCCAGAATTTCTCTAGCTTGTTCGGCCTTATGAGCTAAGATAGCTACGGAATAGTTTTCATTGAAGATAACACTATGAAGAATAAATGCTGCGATAGTGGTTGTTTTACCAACCTGTCTAGGCATTTTACATATGAGAAATCGCTCTTGTGATGCTGTGCGAACGATATCGGCCTGATAGTCGTACAGCTGTAACGGTATAAAACCTAAATCAACGTTAACTATTTTAACATATGTCTCTATAAAATGAACAGGGTCTTTAGAGCACTTTAAAAACTCTTGAACTAGCTCTTTAGTCCATTCTACTTGTACATCGTTGCGTTTTAGGTTTTTATTACCAAGATAGATATCACTCTTTTGTACCATTATTTTTAATTAATTTTTGTAATTCAGCTGTGCTACCAACAAATAAATTATTGTTTATTGTAGTAGGAGATTTCTCTCCTTCTAGTTCTTTTCTTCTTTTTGAAAGTTCAAGAAGATCTTTATTTGCTGCAGCGAGAGAATTGATTATAGTAGCAGCTACTTCAAAGCTGCGTGGATGTTGAGACATTCCTGCAACGTCAAGAATGCCATCGAGAGCTTCATTGCCCTTCTCAATAATGTTTATTAGATTGCCTCTTGCATACTCAAAGTCTGTTTTTATCTCGTCATTATCAACTTTGATCTTTTCTGCTTCAACTATCTCTATAGGGGCAAGATCTAGTGCTTGACTTATGGTATCACTCTTCTTTAATTGATTCATAATTAATTACGTATCCATAATTGCTGTTGGCTGTTATCTGTGATCTATTTATAGTGTCGTTAGCACTATTAGTAGGACTACCATTTGCAAGTTGACCTGGATATATTGTTACGTTTTCATGATCAGTATTAGTATTAAAGGAAGAAAAGAAGTTTGTATTTGCAAGAGTAATAGCTTCTGATTTTCTGATAGGTCCAAATATATAACCTTTCATTGTGAAATCAAGTGTCCAAACTAACGCTCTTCTCTCGGCATAACTACCTTCGTAAATATCTTCAGATGTAACGTTTATTAAAGTAGTAGGAATATCTAATTTAACATCTAGTTCCGGAATTAAATTAACTGTAGCTGTCCATTCTGGAGTAAAAAAAGGTAAAATTTGCTCTAATATTCTTGTACCGTCTTCAGTATTTTTTACAGCAATATAAAGAGAGAAGTTTAAATCGTATGGTACAGGATTGTAAGCATACTTGAGTTGATTTTTATCTAAACTGTCTTGCTTAATAAAGCCTTTTTTTACAGTAGATAATTTTCTTGTAGGGGCGTAATTTAAAGAAGTTAGCTCAAAGCTTATTCTAGGAAGAATTACTGAGAAGGGCTTTTTTAGATTGGGGTCCTGTACATTGCGAGTAATTAATTTGTCTTTTGGTGCGTATGTAATTGGTATCTTTATTGAAGAAATATGATCACCATCAGCATCATCTCTATTAATATAAAGATCATTAAATAATGTACCGAAAAGTATAACGTATTTACGTAGATGTCCGTGATAGAACGTTTGACCGAACATTAAATTGCTCCAGTACTAAATGGATCTATTTCTGAAAAGTCAACAAATGCGTCGGACTCTGCTTGTATTTCATTATTGTCAGCGATAGGATCGACGGTATCCAATTCCCACTCTAGAGACAACTTATAGCCATCCTCATCTGTTAAAGAGAAGTAGTTTTTATCTTCTGTATAAAGAGCGTATGACGATGTAATAAAGCTGTATCTGGCCATGAGATCGTCAACTTCGTACAGCCCTGTTTGAAGCAGCTCCCCGCTGTATTCAAACAGTTCGCATTGTAAATCATATGTCTGTATAGAGCCTAACTGATAGAAGATTGCTTCATGCTCAACAAACTTAACTTGGTATAGTTTTTGATTAATTGGGAAGTAAATTAAATCACCTTCTTGAGGTCTCGTTGTCGCCTCTACTGCAGCTATCTCATTATCATAAACTTTCTTAGCAATAGTAAATGTAATTTTGTCTCTTATTTCTAAATTAAACTTACTAAGAAACTCGCCTTCTCCTTCAAACCCTTCCACGTTTTTAATGTAAAGCTCAACATTATAAAATGCTTTATATTCTGAAGAGGGATCTTCACCGTATATTTCATCTTTAGCCTTTAATGCACGGGGCATGTAGTACATGTCCTGACCATACATTCTAATAGACTCAACAACAAGGTCTTCTATAAGAAGCTGTTCTTGACTATTAGTATAGTTATTAAAGAAGAAATTAGTTGTCATTATCCTAAAACACTAGTTATTATAGTGATGTATTAAACCTGTAGAGATATGTGCCGCTTGCAGGAACTCCCATATAGAAATTAGATCCATCAGCACTAAAACATATACCGCCTTGTCCGGCTGTTCGATATCCCGACGATTGACTGCCTCCAGTATCGAGAGTATAGTTTAATGTTCCGGTAGAAGGGTTCCAGGGAGTAGAAAGACCATACTCTAAAATAACGTTATTTCCAGAAACAAGTCCCTGACTAACAAAAAGTTTGTCACCAGAGGAACTAAATGTAAGATTCCATGCGTTCCATGCTGTAGGAAGATTTAATGTTGTCCCTGAATTAAAGACAGCAGTGTCTATTTCCCAAGCTGTACCTAGGTCATACCTGTGAACGTTTTTGTTACCGCCAGCGTTACCTATAATAAATAACTTTGTCCCATCAGGAGAGATGTGCATACCAAAAGGAAAATTTTGTACTGATTGAACACTTAATTCTTTCACCCCTGATGTATTAATGTATCCATCGTCACCAATTTGCCATGCAGTATATAATGGTCGCTGAGTGATTTTTTTAGTAGAATAATTTACATCATATAAAATTGTACCGTCAGGTTTAAAGAAGACTCCCGATACACCTGATCCTGCACTAAACACTCTTGTTTGTGTTAAGGTAGTGATGCTGTATGCAGGACTTAGGGCGTACTGATATATTACTGATGATTGAGTGGAATAAAACTTAGTACCATCGCTGGAGATAAAAATATCTCCAAACGTGTCAGACTCAAATGTTCCGTTATGTTCCTGCAGCAGTGGTGCTGGTGCATTATTGCTGGGATATCTCAGGCTATAAGGTGTATTTGCAATTATAGTAAAATATAACGTTCTATCAGCAAATCTATTTGTACTAGCAGCTGTAGCTCTAATAATAACCGATGTATTATTTTGCCCCGTGTTTGGTGTGCCTGTAATATCTGAACCTGAAATTGAGACGTTAGCTGGTAATGAGCCAGATTGAATAGTGTATGTTATTGACTTTCCAGCCGCGCTATTTGCTTCTAGTGCTATAGTGTTAGCAGCTCCTGTATTAAAAGAATAAGCAGCTCCGTTTGCTGGTGAGGACCAGGTGACTGTATCTTTAGTATAGGTAACACTAAATGTTCTAGTAGTTTCTTGATTTTGTGCGTCAATAGCATCAACATAAAATGTATATGTTGTAGTAGGGTCCGTGGCAGGGATTGTGCCTGATAGAAGTCCGTTAGACGCTAAAGTAAGCCCGGCAGGAATAGTATTGCCCGCGGATACGCTAAAAGTAACATTGCCGTCACCTGATGCTTGAAGAGTTACTGAAAAAGAATTAGCTTCATATGGTGATCCTAATGTGCCTGCGGATGTTGTCCAGGTAGGGGTACCAGAATACAAAAGACCAGGAACAGCAATAGCCGTTCCTCCATCAGCGTTAACAACATAGAGTGAGACAACACCGGCTGAGCCTGCTGGAGTCGTAAAGGAAAGAGCTGTTGCATTAATGTAGCTAACAACACCAGCTTGATTACCATTAATATAAACAGTGCTGCTTGCTGTAAAATTTGCTCCGTTAATTACAACAGTCTGTCCTCCAGCAGGGTCAGCTGCAGTATCATCACCTGGATAATCTAATGAAGTAATCTTAGGAGGTACCCCGGCTGCGCTTACAATAGCAGTTGTAACTTCTGCTGCAAGACTTTCTGTTCTAATTTGCGTAAGTGACATTTTTCTTCCTTATCCTATCATGTCGTATACTGGAAGGCTATAGTTGTTTATCATTGCTTCTTCTAGCTTATCTATTTGAGCTTTGGCATCGTCTAATATTTTTTCACCGTTAAACTGTACACCTCCTGGGAGCTGCATACCTATGAATTTCGTAAGGTTAGTACCCCATTGATATTTAATCTTAGCTGTTGCGTATTCTTGTAACCAGCGATCACCCCATGCGTCAGTAAAAATATCAGGATTAACAACCTCATATGCTTCTACTAAAAGATGATCGCCAACTTTCATTTTAGACCAGTCCATATCTACATAGAGTCTGTTTCTGTGTCTGTTATATCTGATAGGCTGCTGGCCAACTAATATTTCCTGTATTAGCGCAAGGTGCTGCATAACCATATAATATGGAACCATTGATACTGATGTAAGTGTATACAGGTCGTTTAGAGCGATCTGATAGCGAATACTAAACATGTCATTAGTTCCAACCGTTGGATCGCCAATTGGGAACACTCTTACTGCACCAATAATATTATCTGGTAGGATAATTGCGCCATCACCAACAGTCACTGCAAGGTTAGCCCCGCTTCCAGTATTGTTTGAAAATACTGCTGCCGAGCTAGTAGTGTAGCCTGATCCGTAGGAAGTAAAATTTAGGGATTTTATTGTGCCGTTGGAGTAAGTTGATACGTTAGCAAGTGCTCCAGAGCCTCCAGTAAACGTGACTGTTTGAGAGTTTGAGTACCCGGTACCACCGCTGTTAATTACAATATTATTAATAGCGTTACTTGATTCACTACCATTAATTCTATATTTGTAAAATACTTTTTCTGAGCCATCGAAGTGATAATCCCAGAAGTATTTAAGAGCTTCATCAACCCTATCATCAACTTGATCATCATCAACGTTGATTTCAATAACTGGTTTGCCCAGTTTTCTAAGGCAATATTCTTTGAATTCTGCGCGAGAGGAAGGAACGCCCATATTAACTCCTATAGTTAGAAGTATTTATACGGCTTAATTATTAAAAACTGAGCATTACGGTGTTGCTAGAAGTATTAGTTATTTTAGCTGCTCTATAATATCCTCCGGAAGAATCACCATCGTAATGAACAGTATTAGCCAGTAAATCATATACATTATTAGCTGTAGTATTACTTAACATGTTATTTGATGCAGAGGATATGTATCCGATGCCTGAGCATGCATCACCAAAGTTAAATGAATTGCCGCTAGTATAAAGAGCTAGTGCACTTTGTGCGTAAACAATTTTATTGTTTCCGTAAATACCAGGTATCTGATATTGAATGTTAGCCGCGCTAGAAGAATTAGAATATCCGTTAGCTGGCAATACAAGGTTAACCATTTTAGGGGCTCTACCATCGGCAGTATTAGCTTCTTCTATGGTGCCTGTTATGTACATCTTATCATCTTTAAGATCCAGCCCACCGATTACGAATGATGTAAAGGAGCTATTTTGAGAAAGAGCTCTTTGATAATCTATTGCTCCATTGGATGCATGCAATCTAAAAATGTAACCTTTTGCGCTGCCGCTTAGACCTGCTGTACCTGTTTCGGTAGCAGCTACGTAAAGATAATTATCTTTATACTTTATAGTACTTGGCACCCATCTTCTGCTAGCATCTGTATTAGCAAACGCTGAATTCCAAGAGTATGTTCCGCCGTTATTTAAACTACTATTAGCCCATGTCGTAATGTTCAAATATTGGCCATTACTTGAGTGCCCTAATGCTGAAATAGCTCCATTCGAATGAATGTCACTATTAACAAATACAGCAGGACTTATTGCAGAAGAAAATCTTCTAGCAATAAGCCCGGAAGAATCATTAACGTTAATTGTATTAGAAACTGCAATTGCAGCAAAAGTATAATTACCACCGGTTAAAACAATATTGTTTGTGTTTGGTATAAGCTTAATATGCACCGGCAAATGAGCACTTAAACCTACATCAGCAATCACGCTACCTGAGGTAGAATTAATTGTAAGAAGATGCGGATCATAAGAATTATAGTTATTTAAATTAAAATTTGAGTTTTTTAATGGAGTATTTCTATACATTAAAACAAATAGATCGCCATTTTTATTAAACTCCATGGATGCAGCAACTGGGAAAGAATTACTATAATTATTTCTTAATCTATTAATCCACTGGCGTTGACCGGAAAAGTTATATTTTGTAATAAACAATGAACTATTAGACCCAGTCTCACTTTGAGTATTAAAAGCAAAGTAAACGTTGTCTTGATTATCTACTACAGATGTTTTGGTAGTTAAATAATATTCAGGGTTCTGAGAGGAAAAATATTGACTCATACTGTCAATGCCGTAGAAGGTAGAAGATATACCCATACCATCATTGTAATTAATAATATTTGAAACGGACCAGTTTACGTTACCGTATTTGTTATGTGCTACAATAGTTGCAAAATGGCCTATTGGACCAAAAGTGCATCCGGAAGCTATAAGAGATGTACTTATGACTAAGTTATTACCGGCTTGAATCCCTGAGCCGTGAGCCATACCATAAGTATCTAATCCAACATTTAAAGTATTTCCTGCGTACGTTCCAGCAAACGTTACAGGTAATAAAATAGTAACACTGAATACTCTATCAGCATCCTGTTCTTCATCATCAGTAGCTCTAACGGTAAAGTTATATGTTGTATCAGCATTAGGATTTAATGTGCCTGTTAGAAGACCGTTTGCTGCAAGAGTCAATCCTGATGGAAGTGCACCAACATTGCTGTAGGAAATGCTATCGGACCCTTCCGATGCCGCAAGACTTATATCAACACTGAACGGAGCAACACCACCTGTAAGTGTAGCACCAGTAGACCATACAGGGGTATTGGAAGTAGCTAATGCGTTTAATCCAATCGCAAGACCTCCATCTGGGTTCGTAGCATACACCGAATATGAACCTGATGTTAGAGCTGGTACCTGTACTCTTAATTGAGTAGAGTTTACTCTTGTAACAGATGTAGCTACGGTATTACCTAATAGAACGTTAACACCGGATAAAAATCCAGCTCCGTTTATTAAAATATAGCCTCCGATAGTATCAAGCGCTGCATCATCTAAAACACTCCAAGAGGAGTTTGCAATTTGAACGTTTGATATTCTTGGAGCTAGTGCTGATACTGAACCAAGATATGTATTCTCTGGTAATACAAATGCGGTACTATTAGAAGAGAGAGTTGAGTCTCCTATTACAATAGAGTTACCAGAAAGATATAAATCATTAAATCTATTATCACTAGATCCTAAATCATAAGCTACGTTGGCATTAGGTAGAATGCTACCACCAACGGTAATTGTATTTGATGTTTTATTAAAGGTTAGTGCTGCCGAACTGTTAGCTGATCCACTATCATTAAATAAAACCTGAGTATTTGATCCTCCGGTAGGCCCTGTTTCACCCTTATCACCTTTTGATCCTGTATCGCCCTTGGCACCAGTGGCACCAGTGGCGCCAGTAGGACCTGTGGCCCCGGCTGTTCCTGCAGCACCAGTTTCTCCTTGTGGTCCCTGTGGTCCTGGTGTTCCACCAGCTGGTGTTCCACCACTCAAAACACTAGCGCCGGCACTGTCAACGATGCCGCCGCCCACAGGCAACTGTAAATTACCATTGGCTAAAAAATGAAAGTTCTTTCCCGATTCATTGGGATTGATGGTCAACCCATTTGCAGCGGCGGCATTTTTGATAATAATGATGGGATCACCGTTGTTGTTGCTGCCATAGGTTCTTTCTGCGATAATGTCGTTTATTTGAACACTGGTGCCGGTCGAATTGATAGTGGCACCGCCTAATTTGATTGAATTGCCGCTGAGATAAAGATCGCGGAACACGCTGGTCGCCGAACCTAGATCATAAGTGTTGTTGGCTGTAGGTAGAATGCTACCACCAACGGTAATTGTATTTGATGTTTTATTAAATGAGAGCGCAGCTGAACCATTAGCGTTTCCGTTGTCATTAAATAATATTTGAGTATTAGATCCTCCGGTAGCACTTGGGTCACCTTTGGCTCCTGTATCGCCCTTGGCACCAGTAGCACCAGTATCACCTTTTGATCCGGTGTCTCCTTTTGTGCCCTTATCTCCTATAAAAGAAGAAGCAAGAATATTACTTAATAGTTGTGACATATTATTCTAGTTAGTTAGACTGGGAGCTCTCGAATCATAATCTTTACTCCATTAGCTGGAGCTGTTGTAAATGTTAATGTTGTACCGGCAACAGTATAATCAACTTCTGGCTCCTGCATCACCCCGTTTTCAGTTACTAGTACAGATACATTAGACATACCTGTTGTAACAGTGTACGCTGTTGCTGATCCATTGCCAGTGTATGTTCTATTTAGGTATGTAAACGAAGTTGTATCACCCTTACTGCCTTTAGTTCCTTTATCGCCAGTTATACCTTTATCACCTTTAGCCCCACCCTCAACAACCATAACATCAATAAGATCGTTATTAGCTGGTGCTGAGTCAAATGTAATAGTATTACCAGAAACTGTATATGAAGATTTAAGTTGTAAAATACCTTGAATATTTACAATTGTATATTCTTCACTTGGAGGAGTTGATGAGAGAGTAAATGAAGTGGCCGATCCGTTACCGGTAAATGTGCTAAGCGTTACGCCAAAAAACCCATCATCTCCTTTTTGTCCTTTAGCGCCTCCAACTAATGTAGTTACATCAATAACATCATTGTTAGCAGGAGCAGAAGAAAATACAACATTGCTTCCGGATATTGTATAAGATGTTTTAAGCTGTGATATACCTTGAATATTAATTATTGTATGATTTTCATCTACAGGCGCTGTTGATAAAGTAAATACTGTTTGTGATCCATTACCAGTAAATGTATCAAATGTAACATCAAATGTTCCGGCAGATCCTGTATCCCCTTTATCACCCTTTGCTGATGCAGTACCAGGCTCTCCTTTATCACCTTTATCACCATTTACACCTATAACCCCATCAATACCTTTATCACCTTTTGTTCCAGTATCGCCTTTCTCACCTTTAGCAGATGCAGTACCAGGCTCTCCCTTTACTCCGATATCACCTTTTTCACCTTTATTACCCTGAGCTTCAACATCACCTTTATCGCCCTTAGCGCCTGTTAATCCAGTATCGCCTTTATCACCGGTATTACCTTTGGCGCCAGTATCACCTTTATCACCAGTAGCACCTGTATCACCTTTATCACCAGTTACTCCGGTCTCGCCTTTATCACCTTTATCACCATTTGTACCGGTATCACCTTTAGATCCTGTATCGCCTTTATCGCCAGTAATTCCAGTATCGCCTTTCTCACCCTTGTCACCAGTAGTACCCGTGCTGCCATCATTACCTTTGTCACCTTTATTACCAGCGGTTCCGGTATCGCCTTTCTCACCTTTAGCAGATGCAGTACCAGGCTCTCCCTTTACTCCGATATCGCCCTTGTCACCTTTTGATCCTGCGGTACCGGCAGACCCTGTATCCCCTTTATCTCCTTTAGCACCTGTTGATCCAACATCGCCTTTATCACCTGTGCTGCCGGTATTACCTTTATCTCCTGTTGCGCCGGTATCTCCTTTATCACCCTTAGATCCAGAAGTTCCTGTATTGCCAACGTTGCCTTTGTCTCCCTTTTCTCCAACATCACCTTTTGTTCCATTATCTCCTTTTTGGCCTGTATCCCCTTTGACACCTTTATCGCCAATATCTCCAGTTCTAGCAAATGTAATTACAGTAACTGTATTGTTACTAAATCCAGTATTACCAGAAAGGTAGCTAACCGGAACTTCAAAATAATGAGTATAATGACTATGTGATCCTACAATACTAAAAATTGCAAAATTATTATTGTTAGAGGAATCCGTAACAGAGAAATGACCTTTTATTGCTGATGTTGAATCGTCAATTGTCTGTAGAAAAGAATATATGTTAGCAGAGGAGCCGTCCTGCTGATCAATATAAAGTTTTGTGGCAGAGTTTAAAGCAGTATTATCAAATCTAAAATATCCATCACCGGGCTCGGTATTGGACGTTAAATTAGTATAAGTGAAATCGAAAGATTGTCCTCCAAAAGAGCCTGCATCTCCTTTCGCTCCAACGTCACCTTTATCACCTTTGGATCCTGCTGTACCTTCGTCTCCTTTATCTCCTTTAGAGCCGGAAGATCCTGTAGCACCTGTATCGCCTTTATTGCCGGTTAAACCAGTTAATCCAGTATCACCTTTATCTCCTTTTGAACCACTGTCACCTTTATCTCCTTTTGATCCAGTATCACCTTTGGCCCCTGTATCACCTTTTTGCCCAGTGTCACCTTTATCACCTTTGGAGCCTGCAGAGCCTGTTGTTCCTGTGTCTCCTTTTGAGCCTGTATCTCCTTTGTCACCCTTATCTCCTTTTGACCCTGTAGGTCCTACATCAGAAATATTAATAGTTCCTTGCATAGAACCATGAAATTGACAGATGTAGTAAAGTGTGCTAGGTGCATCAAAAGGTACACTGAAGATAATTGTGCCAGAGGCAGTACCGTTATTGGTTACTCCACTGTTATATTGATTGCCTGTACCAGTAGTTGCACTTGTTTTAATCCAAAAAGGATGACCTGAAGCATTTAAACTAAATGAATATGTAAATCCACGAAGTAAGTTTAATGTTGGGTTATTAGATCCATCAATAGTATAGGCGCTTGCACCGCTATTAGTTACACTAAAAGCCCTTGAGCCAGTATCACCTTTTGCCCCTGTATCGCCTTTATCGCCTTTTGATCCTGTAGTGCCGGTATCACCCTTATCACCTTTAGACCCTGTTGCACCAGTGTCTCCTTTAGCGCCAGTGGAGCCTATCTCGCCTTTGTCACCTTTAGAGCCAGTATCTCCTTTATCTCCAGTTACACCAGTTTCACCTTTTTCACCTTTTGATCCTGTATCACCTTTATCTCCGGTATTACCTTTTGAACCAGTATCACCTTTATCGCCTTTGTCACCGGTTGTACCAGTATCACCTTTATCGCCGGTATCTCCTTTGGTACCAGCATTAGAAGTAACAAGCCATGTGGAGCCATTGTATGTTAATTCTATAACAATGTTACCAATATCAACAATCAGATCATCGGCCGTACCTTCAATAGTATTACCGTTTCTTGCGATAGTAAGATTATTTGTTGTCCAGTTACCGCCATCGTTAATGCGGACCCAGTCTCCAGAGGAAGGAGACGCTGGAAGTGTTACTGTGAATGAGCCGGATGTAGTATCGGCTAGGAGAGTGCTGCGAGCTGTAGCGGTATGATTAGATGTGATGTACGTGTAAGCATCGAGAGTGCCGGTATTTCCTTTATCGCCTTTATCTCCTTGATCACCTTGAATACCCTTATCGCCAGTAAGACCAATATCACCCTTGTCTCCTTTTGTGCCGGAGACAACGATAACTGTATTATCTGATCGTTTAGTAAAAAGTAGTCCGTCTGATAGGTTTACGGCTAGTTCGCCGACCTGCAGGTCTTCACCTTTCGGTAGCTTACCTGAAACGGAGGATCTCTTAAGCTGAAAAGCAGTATTCGCCATGTGGCATCATCCATCTAACAATTTTGTTAGTAATTAATATCGTTTCTATGTCGTGAAGTCCAAATAACAAGATTGTATTTGGTGCCGGTATGTACCGTTCTACCTTCGTGTCCATGGGTAACTTGCCCAGGCCATAGAATCATTTTTCCTACTGAAGTATTTATATTTGATAAATTCTGCCTGTAAAAATAAGTTTCACCACCTGTGTATCCATCGTTTAATTTGACCATCCCGGAAACTAAAGAGGCATCGTGATGGCATTTTAAATTAGATTGAGTTTTTTGATCGTACTTAATAATAAAAGCATCTCTCAAACCATACATCATTAATGGCCACCAGTGTTTTTCTATCACAGGATTAATAGTATTCTTAAAGTGTTCTTCTAAATCATTCCAGAAGTCCATAGAAAATTCTCTAATCCTTATTTCTTGACCTGGAAATTTATCACCGTACATAGATTCCCATTTGCCATTTTGTTCTGCTAGATCTATAAGCTTTTGACAATTTTCTGGCGTCATAAAATCCATTTCAATAATATCTGAACCGGGAGAAATTTCATTGAATTCAGTTGTATGAATCATTTCAACTGAAGTCTTTCTAGTGATAAAAATATTATTGTTTAAAATATCATTCACTAAACTATCAAATTTTGCTTTTGTGCTGCTGCCTCCGTTCCCGTGAAGAATACATGGGCAGCATCTTGTGGCATTGTTTAGTATCTGTTTATTCTTTTTAATAGATAATTCTTTTTCAGCTCCAGCCAGACATTGAAAAATATAATTTTCATGATCTAATGCTATTTTAACTTGGCTTTCAGTTGAAAGAATTTTTTGCTTTAAATATTGTTTTTGTAAAAACAACTGATCGTCTTCACTATCTGAAATAGTTTGGTCAAGTAATTTCTTTAATGCATGAACGTATCCGATATAAACACCACTGTTTAAATAATTATACTCAGTGTTGCTTTTTGGAAAGAAAGATTCTAATTCATTAGAGGGCCAGCAATTTTTTTCTGCTGCAAAAAGTACATCAACATTAAATCCTTTAAATCTTTCAAGTATAGTATTCCTATCATCATTAATAAAGACATCATATCCATCAACAAATAAAATTATATCGTTATCAGACAGGAATTTAATATAATTTTTTACCAGGTTTAATTTCATTCCTCCGCCGGGCTTACTCATGTCACCACCGGTCCACATTTTATTTTGTCCTAAATTAACAAATTGATTTCCAATTTCATTAACAGACTTGTTTAGGTATCCTAGTTTTGTAATATCAGTTGCAACAGTAAGTAGGTGCAAGTTTTCAATTGTGTTCATTAAAATACCTCTTTCAATATCAGAACCAAGCTCACTGCGTGGTTTTTGTTTAAATACTTTATTCTTATAAGCTATTGGTGATAAGCTAAAATGCTCGGTAAAAATGCGTTGTAAACTATTAAAATTATTAATTACATTTTTATTTTTTGATAGGCAGTATTCATTATAATCAACAAGAAACAAGCTAGGAAAAAATTCATCTACAGGTATTAAATTATTTTTATAGTTAGATAGTTCTACTATTTTTCTAGCTGTTGCTGGTGAAATAGCATATGCGCTATTCCAGTAAGGGTAGTATGGCTTAAAAAAGTTTTTATCAATATACTGAGTTTTTTCTTCTACCATTTCTCTATGATCAAGATACACTACATCATATGTCTGAAGCAAATTTTCTATTTCATTTAAATCTAATTTATTAATTTTTTCAGCATCATCTTCTAAAATTAAAACCGGGCAGTCATATTCGATACATTTTTCCCATGCCCGGTAATGGGAGATCATTGCAGCAATATCTGTGTTAGTATGGTTGCGACCTAAAAGTGGGTCAGTCCATTGGCTATAGGGTGTAAACCCGAGAGATTTAAAATCATTAAGTCCTAGATTATATCCATTAAGAGCATCAATTCTCTCCCACTCTAAACCTGAAAGCTGTTGATTCATAAAAGAAAGCCTATCAGGTCTGGATGATAAATTAATCACCAGTATTTTCGTCATGCTTCACATTCTCTTTTTTATTGGATTTTGATGATAGAGATTCTACCTGGGAGGAAAGATCAGCTACCTTTTTTTCTAAGATAGTGATCTTTGCCTCTGCTAGTAGATTTTTTGAAACTAACTCTTCTATTAGTTTTCTTTGCTTATCAATAAAAGCATTAATAAATTCAGTTTCCATTACAATCCTTAAAACTCAATTATAATATCAGAACGTGCCTCCGTCAAGCATTGCGAATGTAGGAACGCCTGAGCCATTAATCTGTAATACGTGCCCTTGTGTTGAGCTTGAAACAGATTTCAATGCTCCGGCTGTATTGCCTAATAGAACAGCATTGTTAGTAAATGTTGCTTGACCTGTACCGCCATTTGGAACTGTTAGCGCGGTGCTTAAACTTAATGAGTTAGCTGTTATATTAACTGCAGAGGAAGAGTTTGCAGTAATTGTAACACCTGAGCTATTAGATATAAATGCACCTGACTCTAAGAATGCATTTAACGTAGCAACAGTGTAGGTGTTATTTGATGTGTCAACTGTGGTAGTTGGCGATGGCTCTAAATTAGTAAATAATTTAAATTTGCCGTCAGTAGCATCACGGAATAAACCGGCGTGTTCGTGATTGCCACCACCTACGTTAAACGAGCCAAAGAAACCAATGTCGATAGCATCACTTACAGTATTATTAGATGCAAGTTGAATTAACGGGTCAACGATTGATAATGTTGAAACGTTAATTGTTACTAAAGAACCAGTGACTGTAAGGTTTCCACTAATGCTTACATCGTTATGGAACGTGCCATACATCCCGATAATATTATTACCGTATACATTAGCCCATTGCTGAGTTGCACTACCTAAGTCGTATGTGGTATTACTGAATGGAACAACACTAGTATTAACAGCTCCAAGAATTGAAATTGCATCTGTATGGTTTGAACCTAGTCTTACATCATTATCTGCTCTTAAATCGCCAGTTATTTGAGCATTACCGGTAACATATACGTTAGAAGTAGATACTGTGTTGACAGTTATAAACGAGGATGTAATCGTCGTGTTAACTGAAGAGTTGCCTAAAGTAATTGTCGACGTATTAATCTGTAGGTTCGAACCAACGTGAATATGAGATCCGACGTTAGCTGATCCGGTGATATTAACGTTGCCGGTGGCAGTTATTCCTACCCCAGTAATTACAGTATTGTTTGTTGCATCACCAACGTGTAAACGCGTACCGTTTAAATTAACGTTAGCAGAATAAATTTGTGCGTTAACTGTAGAATTTCCAATTGAAATTCCTGCTGTATTAACAACAACGTTTGCACCTACAGCTATTGTATCTGAAACATTAGCCCAGCCTACAATCGTTGTGTTACCGAGTCTTGCAGTGCCTTCTACATTTAAAATACCATCTGTATCAATACTAACAGCGTTAATGGTTGTATTAACCGTGCTGTTACCGACAGAGATATGAGTAGTATTAACGCTGAGGTTAGAACCTAAAATCAACTCACCAGTAATGGTTGCTGATCCATTAATTGTTGTATTGCCAGCTGAGAATACCCCGTCAATTGCTACCGCTGTAGAATTGATAAATGTGTTAACAGTGCTGTTACCAACATGGAAAGATGATCCATTTATTCCAACGGTACCAACAGTAATAGATGATGTTACTGTTACAGCATCAGGCAGTCCAACTGTTATGTCTTGTCCATCAAATGTAACTTCTACTTCATTTGCAGTTCCAGAAATTGAATGATTTTCCCACTGGCCACTAATTGCATCGTATACTAATATTTGATTATTGCCAGCAGAGGTTATTGTTACATCAGAAAGACCGCCGAGTGTAGAAGAGCCGGCCTGTGTATCAATATAGGTTTTAACAGCCCAGGCAGTTGCTAATGTATTATTTGAAACGCTTGCTAGAGAGCTATCCGTTACAATAGAGGTTACGTTTGTTGATGTTCCTACAGGTCCAAGTATTAACTTGGCTGTTTGAATATTGTCAATCCAGGCTGAGGTATTAGAGACTAACGCTTGATTAGCAGTTAAGACTCCGGGAAATCTTTCCCCGGCAATAGCTATAACGTTAGCAGTATTAGACCCTTCCGGACTTCCAACAAATAGAACTTGTCCGTTACTGGTATATGCTAATTCTCCGGGTTGTAGATTTGCAGGTACTGATGTTGTGGTACTGCGTTTAATTTGGAGTATGGTCTCTGACATTTAAAAGGTTCCCCCGTCCAAGGACGTTAAGTCTAAGTCTGCTGTTGTAAGTTTCTTTACTATATATTTATCAACTGTAGCATCGTAAACTAACGTCTGGCCAGATTCTGGCGCCGTTTCCACAACGTCTGTCAATTCATTAAGTGTACTTATTGTTTTAAATTGCGATTTTAACGTTACTGGCTGCGCAGGGGTAGTAGTAATTTTTGTGTTAGCAAGATTTAACCTTACGTTTAACGAAAGAGCTGACTGATTAATTGGCATTGTTCTATCTCGTTACCTGCGGAGTTACAGTAATAATACCTTCTAACAACCTTGTTATTAATCCATTAGTATCTGTTAATTCTACATCATAAACATATCTACCAGGAGTTAACGCATCAGTTGTATTAGCGGATAATGCTAGGTTTAATTCACCGAGCGCTAAATTAGCATTAAACTGAATATAATTAGATGATGTATAATGCTTTCTCAACTGACCGGCAACAGTGAACCCGGTTAAATCAATAGGGTTACCGTCATCATCATTTAGGTTAATCGACGTTTCAAACGTGGTACCTTGATCTATTAAAAAGTTTACTTTAGTAGCCATAGCCGCTTAAATATTATTATTAGTATTTATAATATTAAAAAAAACTATCTCCACTTAGGCCCTTCAATCCAGGACACTAAAGAATATCTTGTACCTTTAGTTATTTCTGTTACTCTATGTTCAAATATAGATGGAAAAACTAGCACTGAACCTTTAGGTAAAAAATTGTTTCTGTCTAAAGTTGAACCATCGGGCACTTTAAATTCAAATTCACCACCTTCGTAATCTGATGGCTCGGACAACTGTAAAACAAAAGACAGTTTTCTATCTGTCATTATATTTGTCTTATACTGAGTATCACTATGCCATCCAAATCGGCCTTTTTCTTCAGTTTTATAGATGCTAAACTGCATTTCAAAAACGCCATGAGAGATATCAAAATCAAAAAATTCTCTGTTTGCTTCAGTTGCGTACATAGTAATAAGATCAGCAATGTCTTTATCTATTTTACGATCAAACCATCCTATAGTAGTTGACCTGTTATCAGAAGTTCTAGCATTATCATCATATCCAACAATAGCTTTTTGATGGTTTAACGCCAGTCCTCTTTCTATAATTCTATTACAAGCCAACTCACTAACAACACCGGTCCATACTGCCCAAAAACTTCTCATAATAACCTTTCACTTATTTTCTAAATCACTAACCCTTTTATCAATTTCTTTTATAGACTGAATGAGAAGAGGAATCAATCTCTCGTATTTAATAGTAAGATAGTTTTCTCCGGATTTGCTTATTCCGTTTTCATCTAAATCAAATGGTGCTAGTCTAACAGCTTCAGGGCATATTTTTTGTACTTCTTGAGCTATTAGTCCAAGTTGTCTTCTGTAGTCGTTATAACCAAACTTTTCTGCTAATTCGTTCTGGGAGTAATAAACTCCGGTTAGCATTAATAATTTTTTTGTGGCATCTTTTATTTCTTCAATATTCTTTTTAAGTCTTAAGTCTGAATAGAATGCTGTAATATCACCAGCTGCTAATATTTCTCCTGCATTGATTGAAACTGCACCTGTATTAACTCTTAAAGATCTAATATTTAAATCACTAGATGAGTCAATTACAGTACCGGCCGGGCCGGGTTGCCCTTGAGCACCGTTATTACCTTTATCACCGCCAGATCCCTGAGGACCTGCAGGACCTGGTCCGCCTTGTGCACCTTTATCTCCCTTATCTCCCTTAGAACCTTGAGGGCCGACATCTCCCTTAAGACCTTGAGCGCCCAAATTCCCTTGAGGCCCTGCAACACCTGGACCACCTGGACCTCCTGGTTCACCTTTAGCACCTGTATCGCCTTTATTACCTTGAGGCCCTCCGGGACCTAAATCGCCTTGTGCTCCTGGACCCCCAATGCCTTGAGCACCTGTATCGCCTTTATTACCTTTTTCTCCTGAAGAACCCTTATCACCTTTTATACCTGCCACTGTAAAAGTAGATCCGTCAGAATTAGTAAATAGTAAAGAGTTGGTGCCGCTATCAAAATTACCCGAGCTTACCCTTTCACCTTTCTGACCTTTTTCACCCTTTTCACCTTTATCACCTTTATCTCCTGAACGAAGAAAGCTTAAAAATAAAACATCATCATTAGTAAACAATGTGCTACCAGAAACATGTGTTACTGAAAACTGACGATACCCTGTCTGGGTAGTTATTGAATTAAGTTCATATACAATAAATCGATCTTGATTAACAGAGCTTCTAAAAAGTAAAAATCCTTTTACTGTATTGTTGCTGTCATCTAAAGAATCAATATATGCAGAAACATCAGTTCCTCCAAGCTCAGTATTATCAATAGAAATTTGAGTAACTAGAGAGGGGGTGCCGTTATTAAATCTTAATAGTCCGGATCCTGGATCAACATTGGTTGAGTTAAGGGTGCTAAACTGATAAGTTAAATCAGAGTAAGATTTTAATGGGTAGTAATTAGTTCCATTATTTGTAAATTGCCATGTGTCAAGAGTCTCATTCCATCTTATTTCTACATTAGCGCTTGCACCTCTGTTGACAGTTAATCTTGCATCTGTAGATGGAGCTCCCTGAGCACCTGAAACAAAAACTACCTGTCCGGTACCAAGTTCAACTAATTGGGAGTCGTTAAAGGTTGTTTGACCATTAACTACTAGATCGCCTTGAATAGTTACATTATTACCAAAAGAAGCTGTATTAGTTACAGATAGTTCTTTTCCTATAACGGCATCTAGATTAACATCTAATCCGTACTCTACTCTGAAATATTGGGTATTAGCTGGCATTGTTAACCTTTATTATACAAAAGACACTCTATGAATCTTAAACTGTGCGCTTGAAGTGGCAGAGTTAGCATACAATCTAACGTGAGTTGCGGTCGCATTTATAGAAAATGTTGCAAACTGAGTATTCGAATAAATTGTACCGTATTCTGTCATGTGTGCGTTAGAGAACCCATATACTACTGACAGCTCTGTCATTGCTTTATTATTAGAATTATTTTGATCTGTTACACTAACGGTGTACTTTGCACCGACAAAGTCAGCAATAGCAAAGCTATCAACAAGATTTTGTGTTACTGTATCTGGAAACGCCAAGGTAATCGTCTTAGCTAAAATTTGAGACTTCGATACAAACGTAAGAGAGCTATTTACTATGGCGTTGCCGCTTACTGTGAGATTTGAATTAACTACTAGATCACTTGAAAGAGTAATATCAAGTGAAGCAGCATTTACTACTATATCAGACACATTAACAATCAAGTCTTGAGTGCCAGATCCAATATTAGTATTGGATGTTATATTAAGAGTATTAGCTATAATATTAGCTGTATACCCTGATACAATAACATTTGATGAAATTGACGAATTTGATATACCGATAGTAAGAGTGGATATGTTAGCTGTGTTACCGGCTGTTCCCCCTCTTAGTAATGGGGTGCTAAAAACATTTGCTGTAAGAATTCCAATAACGTTACCATTTCCAGAAGTGTTAGCTCCTCCTGAAGTGTCGTCACAAGTAACAATCTCGTATGTTAAAGCATCGAGAAGTACATTTGTTTTACCAACCCATCCAGCAAATGTGTCTGTTGCAATAGCAACATTAGCAACTGTTTTAGCCATTTTTATCTTTTACTAAAAGTTTAACAAGTTCCTTTAATTGCTCAATATCAGAAGTAAGTTTTTTTATTTCTTCTTCTTGCTTGGCAATTTGATTTCTATTATTTCTCTGAAGCTTATATTGTTTGTAAGCATTTACGTTAGTATTTATTAGAGCAAAATTACTTTGATCTCTACTAAAGTCAGGGTTTTGAGTCTTTATTAATTTCATACTGAAATCGCTATAGCTCTTACATCATCAACGGATGGAACCAAATAGTTGCCTGTCGCTTTAAGAACAATTTTAATTGCCATAAACTTATAGGTGTCGTGTGCGGCTCTGCTGCTATCAAAATATCTTACAACATTTCCATTTTGATTATTTTTATAAGCTTCTTTTGGTTTAGTTACTTTTTCTATAGAGTAGCCGGGACCAATTTTAGAAGCAGATGGTGCAAAAGCGAGAACCAATGTATCATTATCCGTGATTGATGCGATAGGAATAATTTCAAAATCTGTTTCAGTGTTAGAGTAAACAATTTTTATTAAATCGCTCGTGGTAAAGTCTGTAGTAAACGTAGTACCAAATCCTTCAAGCGTTGTTGAAGCCGCAGTAGTAACTTTACCGCTTATACCTGTTGTTGTTGGGGTTCTTCTAAATGTAAACTCATACTCTCTTAAATCATTTTCATTTACAGAAGAGCTGTAAAGAGTAGAAGAAGTTATCATCTGCAACATTGACCAGTCTTTATCATCAAATGACTCACTATCTCCGGAGTTTAATATCTTAGCATAAACCTCAATATCAGTTCCGCTAGGTCTGTAAGCTTTTAAAAATACTTTGATATCTTCTGCGTCTTGATCTTCTGCTAATTCAAGTCTCTTAGAAATATACTTTGAGCTTGCGCTTCCGTAGCGAGTGTTTTCATTTGTAGAATCATTATTAATATTATATTTTTGAATAGCTATACTAATAGGATTAACGTCAAGTACTGGAGAAATATCTGCTTTATCAGTATCAAAATTAATAGTAGCTTTAAATGACTTAGTAATACCAACTCCAGAAATTTCATTACTCTTACTTTTAATAAGAGCTGTATCGTTAAATCTTAATGTGTTTTTACCGCCAAAGACATAAGATGCAGAGTCTGTACCTCCAGCTGTTTTTGCTAATTCTGCACTTAAACTAACCGTTGTGCTTGGTAGCTGTAATATGTTTATTAAAGGTGTATATCCTGTAGCGGTAAGATTATTAATACTTGTTACTTTAGCAACTGCATCAGATCTGTCGCCGATCAAATAAGCAAAATACGTAGCGGTATTAGGAGCAACTTTAAATGTACTATTAGTTGAATTGCTGTCGGATAAATAAATTGTATTTTTGCTTGGACTATAATAATTGACAACACCGTGTACGGCTTTTTGAATACTTGCTCCAGCTGTTGTGTTTGCAACATATGCGGGCGGTCTATTAACTGTAATAGAAGTTGAGTTAGCACTTATTATTCTAAAAATATCAAATTTTTCATCTACAGAATAATGGTTGCTATCTGTAATAGTTGCATTAAATGCTGAGTCAACGGTTAGGCTTGTATCACTAGCAACTGCAGTTACCAATCTTATTTCTGTACCAATATTAATATAATCACCAACAGCGTACTTTGTTGTAAATCCGGTTGATGTTGAGCCGGCATTACTTACTGTAGTGCTAACAGCTTTAACGTTAGCAGTTCCTACTTGCTTGTTAGTGCCATATACAACTAAAACATAATCATTAGCTGCCAGGGTAGATGTAAGACTTGTAGAAGTGTTTATAACGTAGCTAGTTGTATTTGTAGTAAGGTTAACATTAAGGTAGGATGTGCCGAGCTGGGCTACATCTTCACCGTCAACAAAAGATCCGCTTACATCACTTATTGTTAAAAATTCCATATCCCCGTTAGTTAATTCAACGGTACCTGTGGTTGGATTAAATTCAGCATATCTTACTGTAAATTTTAAGTCTTCATTTTGAACTGCGGTAAATGCTCTTCCGCTTGTTGAGAAGAACAGTGTTCCAAGTCCCCAGGTTAAATTAGTAATGAGGTTAGTATTAGTAACATCGGGAACACCAGCAATTGCAGTCCACACTCTATACTCTGGTGAGTTGCTATCTGGTGTAAGTGTAATTGCATATTCTCTGCCAGTCTTTAAAGTAACAAGCGCTGGAAAAGTAAATGTTGTAGCAGAGGAAGCAGTGGCGCTAGTACTTACCTCAGCAGAAGTTTTATATACACTTGAGAAAGGTAAAACCTGATTAGTTGGATATCCTCCTTCATCAACCTCTCTAATTTCTAAAGTGACTCCTTTTGTAGAATCTTTTTGCTTGAAAAATACATCTATAGAAGAAATCATAACAAATTGAGATCTACCTGCTTGCTTTTGTACTAAAAATGTCTGAGCGAGAGGGTCCCTGGGAGGTATAAATTCAAACTCTGTCCATTCCCTATTAGTTGTAACAGATCTTGTTTGTGTAAATGTATCGGTATCAAAAGAAGATTCTGAAAGATCAAATGATTTTGTTCCAATAGTAATATTGGTAGCTTCTCCTGACATTGTAAAAGAAGCAAACTTACCTGTAGCTTTAGAAGTTGCTGATTGTTCAGAATCTAAAGTACTGACGTCTACAACTAAAAATTCTTTTTCGCCTGTGGTAAATGTATCAGCGGGCATCCATACAACAATACCTAAGTTACCTTTATCATCGGCAAAAAGTCCAGGTGAAGAGCCCTTATTGTATCTTGGAACAAAATCATTAATTGTGGCGTTACTAAACGTATTTAAAGTAGCCGATACAGCTTCATTCGTTAAATCAACACCGTCAAAAAATAGATAGTGCTGGGCGCCCGGTCTTAAACCAACAACATAAAGACCAATTTTTTGACCGCGCATATATGGATTAATATGAACGCTTGTAAGTAGGTTATTAATCTGCGTTATAGAAGTTTGTACGGGAGGTACTGTTATTGTAGTGAACTCATCTTCAAATGTTTCAGTAATATTCTCAGAAAAATCTGTTCTTAAAAAATTACCTTCCATTCTTTGAGCAGATGAAGTTTGATTTACAGTATTAATTAATGAAGTAGCCGTTGCCACTCTAGAATTTATTTCATTTTGCGCATTAACTAAAGCGTTAATAGGATCGGCAATGTTTATTTCTACTGAAGATGTAGCGGTAACTTCCCTATCAAAGAAGTTATCTACTCTAGGTATAACAGTCATCTTGCCTCTAAATGACCAAAATCCTTCAACAAGCGTTCTTTCTTTATTAGCAAGAGGTTGACTAAGCAGTTCTTTTTGGGTGTAATTTAATGTTACTAGGTCGCCATTTCTCGTAGCGTTTACGCTATTAACAGCATCAAATTTTAAATCAATAGAGAAAATTTCTTCTTGTGGTACTAAACGTGATCTCGTCGTGTCTACTAAAGCTTTATACTCGCCATCATTAATATTAGAAATAACGTAGTTATCGAATGAATCAACAAAAAACCCGTTTTTAAATACTTCTACTGTATTACAAGCTGAGCTTGGAATTGCTAAAGTAGCTGCGTCAGTCTCAAGTGTATTAAGTAATGTATAATACTCTAGTCTTTGAAGTCTATTTTCTAAGTCTCTTATATCCCCCATTGTATATCTTCTTGTCTGAAGTGGGGTGATCATACTCTTAAGATCTGGTCTCTTATTAAGCATTGCTGCCCTAGATGTGAGGCTAGGGTAGGGCATAATTCTAATAAGCCCTAAATCCATAGATGTATTTTCTTTAGGGGGTGCCACTGGGTTGAATGCGGGTAGACCTTCTATAATTCTTATATTACCATCGCTACCTAAGACAATTCTATCTACTCTAGACATATATGCTTCAATATTACATTCAAAGCTTCTTGATGGAGATGGAAAGAATTTTTCACCAGCAGGTATTGTTTCAGTAGCATCCGGGTCTATAGAGGCTGATCCTACAGTGCTAGAATATACAGCAGTATTAGAAGCAATTGGCCTGAAATCAACACTATCTCTTAAAGGAAATTGTTCACCGGATGTTGGAGATACAAAAACAGGAATTGATTCTGTTCTAATTTTATTAGATGGTAAAGGATCAGTTGAATCATCAACAGGGTATGATTCAGTAGAAAAGTATTTTCCAGATGAGTGGGTAAATACTTTTAGTTTAACAGTTAAATTATTACTACCTGAAAGTGAGAGAGTTGATCCCGGCTTCTTACGAAGGTATGCTAGACCATAAAAATTATCTTTTTGTCCAGTAATTAATTCAAACTGTTCAGCATAATTAGTTGTTGTATCGGAATAAGTAGAAGAAGTGCCAACGTGAACTCCCTCAAGACTTATTACGTCCGGAAGACCTAGGCACCACGGTCCATTAGGTGTTGCAGTAACTCTCGATGATGATACTTTCACATAAACCGGATTACTTACAGTTTTGGTTCTAACAGCTGGTTCAAAATTTTCTAAATCATGGTACATTACAAAAGACGCAGCAACGTTAATACTTGTACCAATATCAACAGTAATACTTGTTGTAGATGGAATAGAAATATCTCTACTGTCCCTATTAAAGTCGATAGGTACCCCTCTAGGAAAAGCTGTGTAGTGTGCGTTTGCGGTGTAAGAAGCTGCGGTAGTATTAGCTACTGCTAATTTTACATCACTAAAAATTGTTACAATTCTGTCTAGCTTACCGGATTGACCTATTTGAATAAAATCACCAACTTTATACGTTGATGTAAAAGTTGTGGAGGTCCCTAATACGTTTGCCTCTCCGTTTGTCATATCAACTGTACCGGTATTGTTAGCGCTGTATCTGAAGGTGGCGCTTGGTACAACTATAAAATCATTTATTTGAATATCGGTAAGGGAACCAGTTCCATATGGTACTGTATTTCCTCCGGAGAACGTTATGGTTTGATCTCCAGAAAGTGTAAAGGTGCTATTTGTAGAAGTTCTAAAAATAAATTCTTCAGAATTAAGCTCTTTAACAGCAAACGTACCTGTTTTAAATACTAAAATATCATTCTCTACATCTTTAAGAATTGCCTGGCTGTTTTCTAAAACTAAATCTGCAACTGCAGTTGATCCAACTGAAACGGACCTAATACGATTAAATGGAAATCCTGTAGCCATTCTAATATCAAAAATGTATAATCTATATACACAGTCAGGCGTTCCAATTGTTCCACTATGATATTCTAATGCTCTTGCTCTAGCTGTTCCAACAAGATTACCTGGTGCTGTGGGTGTGCTACCAGCGTTGTCTGATACATCAGTGGCAGCTGTTTCTCTTAAATTTAAAGTAGTGCCTTCTTTAATTTCAAAATAACCTAAAAGCTGCTTAACTAAGATATAGCTTCCGTATTGTGTATTAATTGTTTGATTAGCTACGTTAGCTGAATCGTCAGCTTTTCTAATAGGTGTCTTAACATAATTAAGAATTTGAATGCGCTCACCGTTTACATAAGAGGTACCACCTCCGGTAACTAAATTAAAGTGGGTTGTGTTAGCAGGTGTAATATCTTCAGTATCCAAAGGCATTGGATTAATAACGTAATTACCACTCTCTTCAAAAGTTCTTCTTGAAATTTCTCTATTTAAAGAATTAAATTGAGTGTAGGTTCTATCTTTAATAACTCGTCCATTTTCAAATTCTAACAGGGCTAAAAACTCATTATTAGATTTTGCTTCAGATCTACTCATTACAACAAGCTGAGGTGTAAGCTTTAATCTGTTAGCACCTGGTGCTGCATAATTAGGTGTACCAGTAGCAACATCTAAAAGTGATGTATCAATAGCGCTATTTACAAACGTTTCAGCACTTCTAAAACCAACAACTTTATTGTTTGGAAGATTGCTATATTTTTCAATAACGATCTCTTCCTCATCTACTCTTATGAAGTTACCTTTTTGGTATATAATACCTTCTGATGTCTTAACAGCTGCACCAATACCCACAGCATTAGTTACCGCAGCTACAGTTAACTCAGCAATATAGTTTAATGCAGCTATGTTAGCGCCTGACCCTGTAGAGGTAGTTATCGATACATTTGGTGTAGTAGTATAGCCCGATCCTTTTGATTGTACGGATACATCTACAATTTTACCTCCTGCATCGGTAGTGAGAACTGCTGATGCGCCGGCTCCGCTACCTCCAGAAAATACTACAGTATCATTATTAGAATATAATGTGCCGCCAAGAACAACATTTATGTCTTCGATTGTTCTATTTCTGTTAAATACTTTTACTACTTGACTCGCTGAAAAAGTTTTTTCTCCACCGGTACCAGTATTTTGATACTTAATATAAAGAGTATTAAGATCGGGATCTTGAGATTCAAGACCGGTTTTGTAGTTAACGGCAAAAGCCCGTAAGTTAGAAGACTCTTGAATAATTAAAGAGTTAGAATAAAGAGCCATTGATACAGGCTGACCGTCGGCCTGATTATCAAGAATTTTTATATAGTTATATCTGTAATCTGGGTTGAGAGCGCACCCTTTAATAATCGTACCTGTGCGATAAATGTTATCGCCAAATCTCTCAATTTGATTTTGAAGAATTGTTTGAAGTTGAGTTAGCTCGCGAGCCTGAACTGCAACGCCTGGTCTAAACAATACTCGATGAAAGTTTTTCTGCTCATCGAAATCATCAAAGTATGGTGATACATTTAAATTAGAATCTAAAGGCATTGCTTCCTCTTAAAAATTTATAATTAATCTTAAAGTTTCTGATTGATTATTTGCTCTTGAAATTGCAGTAGTATTCTCTATGTATATAACCTCTCCAGAACCTTTTATTATGTCAGGTAGGTACTTAACACTACCAAGCGTAAAGGTAGCTGCACCTTGGTTTTCTCTTATCAGCTCGGCAGGATCTGCGTTAATTGGTCCCCTTTCAGCTGTAAGAAAAATGTAAGTGCTATTAGAAGAATGAAAATATGCATTACTTAATGAGATGTCTGTTTGTAGCACTACTGCATCTTCTGGCATCGAGCCAGATTTAGTTGTGTATGATATTCTTGTTCTATTGTCTAATGTGTTCCAGTTATTATAATTTTTTTCATTTACATCAATATTAGTTACATTAGCGATAGCGCCTGATGTTTCACCGACTATAATTTTACCTGTTGTAAATTTTGGTTCCACGTTACTCATAGTAAGATAAGGAGATGAATTGCCTGTTTTAACTCCGCTAGCTAATATACTTACAAAAGAATATCTTGCAATAGAAGAAATAAAAGGAAGCTCATCATTTACAATAATAGAGGTAGCATTTGTAACCGTGGTAACGGTTCTCAAGCTATACAGTCCTGTAATAGTATCATAAATTAAAATTCTATCATTTGCTTTTAAAGAAATATTAAAACTCGTGCCCGTACCCGTAATAGCATTAGTACTTGTATTACCAGCCACAGTACCTAAAAGTGTTTTATATTCAATCTGATGTACATTTTCCCCGGCAGTGAACGTTCCTATCTCACTACCGAGTGTAAGTGTAACGTTTCTAAAAAGAGGGTCTCTAATAAGTGCTAATTTTCTATAATCATTTTCTGCAGTAATGTAGCCACTCTCAGTTGTATTGAATGAAAGCGATATAGCGACTGCTTTTGCTCCTAATTCTGATGCAGGATTTTTTCCGTGTCCTCCTACTGGAGGAATAATTGCTCTTAATGAGGCTGCGTTACTTACGCCACCCGTATTACCTGTAACAGTAATAGACGTGTAAGTATAATTAGTTCCTCTATTAATAATATTAACCTTACTAATATAATTGTTGACGGAATTATTAGAACTTACGGTGGCATAGGCAGTTGCGTCAGATCCATCTCCTCCAATTATAATATTTGGGGCAACAACGTAGGTAGAATCTGTTGATGGAGGAACCGTAAATATAGAATTAATTGTAGCAACTCTTGATACTGCATTATAGTCAGTAATTCTTTTTAGCTGTCCAGCGCCAGTTCCTGTAGAAATATAAAGTGCACTACCAACATAAAAATCAGCATTGGCGGAAGCAGACTCGTTTAGTCTGTAAGTTGTAGTATTACCGGTAACTCCAGGAATAGACTCTCTTAAATCACTAGCGGTAAATTGTCCGTTAAGAGTGGCAACATAATTTGAACCTGGTGTAGTAATTTTAATAACGTCAATTGCACCAGAGACAGTATTGCCCGCTACATTAGCATTTGTAGTTACTGGCATATAATCGGCCGTTTGAAACTTCTCAAACGTAGCTTCCGGAAGTTTATACATTAGCTTCCAAACATACCCGTCAGCAGTTGTTACAAAGTTGCATGCACTTTCACTTGTATTTGTAGGCTGAACGTTAGAAGCTACTCCCCCATTATTATCTAAGCACTTGTAGATGTAATAGGTTGCTCCTCCGTCAACCGCTACATAAAATTTCTTATCAAGTAATCCTGTATCTGTATCATCGTATGGAGAGTATACTGTATTAGAAGTCCAAATATATTTTGGAATAACTAGATTTACATCAGATGAATTAATTTTTTTACCAAAGATAGCTTCCTCATATACAACAGTCTCAAGCTCTTTGAAAGTATTATCAGGAACTGGAATAGTTGCGTCATTATTGGCAAATGGAAAATGTCTAGCAGCTAATAGATAATAAACATTATTAGCTGGTTCTGTAATAGACTCTATTAACTGCTCGCCAATATGTTTTTTAAATTTTTTGGTAATTAAAGTGGTCATACAATTATTTATTATGTAATAGTGATGTTTGAATTGGAAATAATATTAAAATTGCCATCAATATCTAAAAGAACTCTACCATACATTTTTTTGCCAGCAACGTGTAGAACTTGCTTAAGAGTATCAAAATATTTTTCTACTGGTATTGATGTCTGTATTTCGTAAGAGAAGTTCTGATAATATTCACCATCTTGTATGTATTTAGTGTCGTCTAAAAAGCTTCGTGTAGAGGAATAATACCCTGTTCCAATACCACTTGTAGATACGTTTGCTTTAGCAGATGCAAATCTGCTACCATCAAGCGAGCTAACGTTTACTCCTTCGTTGTTAATGTAACCAGTTCCTGAGTCAGTTACTTCTAATCCAGAAATAGTTCCTTGAGTGGCAACAACGTTAGCTACCACAATTGCATTATCACCGATAACGTTAGAGGAAGGATCAGCAGACACTGATACAACATTAGCTGTAGAACCGGTAGTTTTTCCAACGACAGTATTACTAACTACAAACTCTGTGAATAAACTTACTCTTTTAAGGGTTAAAAATTTATCACTGTCGTTTATTTTTACTGTAGCTTTTGCAGTAGCTGATGCTATATAGGGTGATGTATTTGTTATCACTGATGCACCGTTTGAAGTAGCACCAATAAGTTTAAAAATTTTAGTATTAGCTTCAGCTGTTACTGTTGTTGAACCAGGTGTGGGGCTTGCATTACTAGTAATAGCTCCTGATGTAAACGTCCCTTCGACACTTCTTACTACAAGGGTAGTTGAGTTAGATGCAACTAAAATTCCATTGGCTGTTGTGCTTTGAAAAATTTCGTTACCTGGTTCAAAATTAGTATTAGAAAGCACGGTTAAAATACTAACGTTAACTGAATTTTGCCACGTACCAGTATTACTCACTAATACAGTTGTATAAATGCCTGTGGTATTATCTTTAGATGCGCTGTAAATAAATCCAGTAGCGGTGTTATTTATTCCGTCTGTTGAGTAAACCTGCTCTTGAACCTCATAAACGTTGCTTGAATTACCTGAGAAGGTGTTAGACTTAATCTCTACTCCTGGGGTACTAATAGTCTGTTCAACGTACTCACCAACAGCAAATCCAGGTCCTGTAAGATCAGCCACCTCAATTACTATATCTCTCCTACCGTAAGAAGCAACGTATGGCTCATAAACAGATACAAAAGGATTAACGTTATAATTTTCTCCAGGGTTAATATTAGTAAGTGATGATATTGTCCCGATAGTTAAAGTATTAAACCGTAGAAGATCTAAAATTGTATATGTAATATCTCCACCGGGTTGTTTTATAAAGCCAAGGGAAGATACAGGTATAAGTTCAGCCCCGGTACCAACTCCTGTGGATCCGCCGGTTGAATTGACTACTGATGTAGAAGGAGTAGATACTATTTTATTACCTACGTTAGCTGATAGTCCTACTGCTACAATTACTCCACTAGTATCTGTTATGATAGAAGCGTTGCCAGCTGTAAATGAACCAGCACCAGAATTACCACCAGAAAAAGTAACTATATTGGTATTGTCGTAACCAGATCCCCCGGTCATAATATAAACAGAGTTTAAATTATTATACGTTGAGTTTGCGCCAGATATAAGCATTTCTGTAAATTTAACAGAATTAGCTCCTGGACCATCATTATTACTACTAATTAAGTCAGGAGATAGTCTTACTGTCTCGGCGTCCGAAATAATACCTAAATTAAAATCAGCTCCAAACCCGGTAAAAAGTAATGTAGTTTTTGCTCGAGTGTTAGAGGTCTGTCCAATAATTATTGTGTTACCGGAGCCATAAAAATCTCCAGTAACACTTGTAATACCAATTGCTGTAGAATTAGATGCAAAAAGATTGGCACTAGCTGATACATTTGTATACGCTTGAACTATACCTCCAATATCTGATGCCAGATGAATGACTGCATTAACACTTTGAGATCCTACTTTAACAATCGTATTAGCATATGACCACTTATCAGTGCCTGTAGTTGATGTATCAGAAATAGTATATTCATATCCAAACAAAATAATATTTGGATCAAAAGTTCCAATCAGAGTAGTCTGGGTTGAATCTGTATAGTTAGAAATAGAGGAAAGATTATTAAATGTGCCGGATCCTCCTCTTACTGTAAACACATTAACGTTTGTATATGTAAAATAATTTTGACTTGGAATAGCAGTTACATATCCGGTTGCGCCGGTACCTGGTTGTATGACATAAGTTCCAACATGAATACCATTAGCACCAATAGTAGATGTATTTGGAGAAATAGCTGTTGAACTAACTATTGCACTAACAGTACCTGTAACGTTATTACCTGTGCCGTTAGATTGAACAACCTCGTCTCCAATTGCAAAGTAATCTAGGGTGGCAAAAATTATTTGCTGATCTGGTAAATACAAAACGTTGTTTGAAAAAATATCATTTTCAACCAAATTTATAATTAAGTTTGCGGTGTTGCTACTGCCTATAACAGTGGTGGTATTTTGACTAACATCAGCAATTATTGATACCGATGGCGCGGCGATGTTGCCGTTATAAATTTCTTTGTTCTTGGTAAAATTACCAGTAACATTATTTAATCTAAATTCATATAGTTCTTGGGTTACTATTTCATTTCTAAAAAAAGTTGTTATTTCAGTATTAGCATTTGTTACGTTAGTAATTCTTAACACATCCGAGCTAATGACAGTCTCAGCAGTAGTATTTGAATACCCCCACCCTCCGTCAACTAATGTAAACTGAACAAGCCCTGTTACTGATTCAATTGATGTAACACGAGCTATGCCTTCGACACCATTAGATGAAATAATTTTTACCGTTTCACCAACGGCAAAGCCTTCCCCTCCTAGAGTTGTATCTAAACTCGTTAGAGAACCTAAAATTTTAGGAGCATTAACTACAGACGGTTCATCTAATAATAATTCATTAGCAATAAAAGTACCGCTTTTATTGCTTAAGAAGGCATAGTCAATTATTTTACCATTAATATTTCTTGTAATAATATATTCTACGAAAGCTGTTGCACCAGAAATACTACCGGTAACTTGTTTACCAACATAGTTTTTTGTTCTTGATGATACTGTTAATTCTAGGTATTGAGGTATAACCCAGGTGCCGTCTGATGGCTTTAAAATATCTTCTCCCGGATTGTATATTTCTATTTTAGTTCCGTAGAGAAGTTTAAAAAATAAATCTAAAGATCTTTCAGATCCTTTAGATTTGTAAAGATCATTCGATGCCTTTACTAGTCTATCTTCAGAAACCTGAGCGGTAATTTCTACGTTTTTTAAAAATTTTTCTTTAAAGTATACGTAAAATTCATCAACCGTTTGATCGATATTTCTATACTCTTGTAATCTTCTAGAATGATATAAAGGATTTCCAACAAAGGTTGTATCTGAATACGTGGCATAATCAGGATCATTGCTCTCTAACCATTTATAGTATTCCTCAACGAATAAAATAAAAAGAGGTCCCTGTTCCTTATAAAATTCTGGGAACTGTGACTCAATTAGTGAGGAGATATTTTTTTCTATTATACTCATTCTTTAATTTGTACCGCTGTAACTTCGACGTCAGAATCTTTAATAAGAAGAATTGTATTTTTAGTGGAAGCAATATCTTTTGAGACAGGATTGTAGTGAAGATTTAAATAATTACCTTCTATTGCTGTTACTACTAAACCATCAATAACAATAGAGCCAGTATCATAATCTACTGTTCCAATAGATTTAACAAATGAATGAGCAGCTGTATCACTATAGCTGTAAATTCCTAACACACCACTACCGTTATCTTGTATGGTGCATGGTATGCCATTAAATGTAAATTTTGAACTATATACAGCTTTAACGTTAGATCTAATGTATTCTCCTACACCTGTAGAAAGATTATAATATCTATTAAGAGAAAATCCTAAATTTATAGTCTTGTTAAAAGCAACTGTTGGTATAACTGATAACCTGGAGAATGGAACTACTAGGGTGTCTACTCCAACAATACTTGAATGGCAGTTGTTAATGTTTTCTATAAGTTTACTTGTTCTTATTGTCTTTTTAAACCCGTTAAGCTTGTCAATGTTATATTCACTCACCAAACTTCTAATCAAAACTTCTATTGCTTGAGTGGTTAGCTTGGTAACATTTGTATTATACCTGGCTGTAACGTCAATTTCAAGATAAAGAAATTCTGGGCTAACAATAACAGGCTCTAATCCAATAGGAGCTCTTAATTTAATAAAATCCAAAAATCTTCTCTTATCAATATCAGGTATGCCTTCCCCTGTATTAAGATCAATAGAAATAAGAACCCTTCCATATTGTGGAGGGGTAGCTTCCTCACCACCAAACACAGCAACAGATTCTATTTCAGGAAAGTTTGCTAATAAAATATTTTCATAATCTAAAGCGGTAACTGCTCTCTCTTGATTCTGATACGCTCTTGGTGCGTTAAATTTAATCGAGTCTATACTTTCGCTAACTCCTCCTCCTTTTGCTGCTTGTGAGGTCGATATAGAAGAAATATTTGATTGTCCTTGAATTGTACCGTCAATAGTAAAATTTGAAGCTCCGTTAGGAAGCTCGCCATTGCTTACTCTATACTCAGAAATAATTGTAGCGCCGTTCTGAGGAACTCTTCCTATGACTCCGTCTCCAAAAATTATTTCATATTGAGAATTTTCAGCTGCCTGTAGAAAGAAAATATTTGAATTGGCTGTTCCGTCTAAAAGCGAAGATGCTTTAGAATATGTAATTGTATTAGCACCTTCGTTCTCAATAACATAAACGGAAAGGCTTCTAATATCAATGTTAGGATTGGAAATTACAAATCTTTGTGATGTGTTGGCTGCAGAGTAAACAAAAGAGTCAGTTACATAATTACCTTCGTAAACTGTAATCTCTGACGCGTTAAAAGCACCGCTTGAATTAGCAGCTAAAACTAAATTGTCTGCAGTAGTAAAGGTAAAATTATTAGATCCAATTTTAGTAGTAAAAGAGGTACCTTTAGGAACTAATAAGTTATCAAGAGCTGATGCAGGGGTTATGCTAAAAGAAATTTTTGCTTCTGCTGATCTATATGATCTAGGTACATAATTTAATTCTTTAACGTGAGAAATAATACTATCTTTTAGTGTGGCTGTATCTAAAAACATCTCGCTTGCTAACATATTAAGATAGTAAGCATTCAAGTAGGTGTTATAGGAAAATATGTCAAGAAGCTGATTAATGTTTGAGCCTTCGTAATCAACGTCTTTAAAAGGTGAGTCAGATCGCTTTAAAAATTCTTTAAAGTTATTTTTTAACTCATTGAAATCTAACCCTGTAAGTTTGAGATTAGTATTTGCCACTATCTTACCCTGTTAAGTAAAAATTCTAGATACACTGGTTCAGTTTTATTTATTACGCTAAAAACAATAGATACAGTATATGCGTTATTATCCGGTAGAGGAGAAGCAATCACATCAATTAGATTAGCTCTTGGCTCATAGTTTTCTATTGCGCTGCGAATTAAATTTATCAGCGTAGATGTAGTTTGAGGAGTAACGTTCTCAAAAAGCATTTTATTAATTTCACTTCCGAAAGTAGGATTATATAATCTTTCTCCTACATTAGTAAGAATAATATTGATTATAGCTTGTTTAACTGCGTCCTCGTTTTCAATTAACGAAGCATCTTTTGTATCTCTTTCAAACAATATCTTAGTAAATAAATCTTGATATATTGTATACGAGCCTTCTAAAGGTGTGTATCTATCAGCTCTTTTTACTGTAGCCATATATTACCTATTGTCTATTAATTGTTTAAGTTCTTTTATGCACTGAATAAGAAGTGGGATTATTTTTTCATAGTACACGGTTAAATAATTTTCACCTGAAATACTATTGCCGTCTTTATCAATATCAAAAGGAGCTCCTGTTACAGCCTCGGGCAATATTTTCTGTACATCCTGTGCGATTACACCTACTTGCCTTTTATAATCATTGTAACCAAACTTCTCAGCTAATACATTTTGATTATAAAAAACCCCTCTTAGTTGTTCAATTTTGTCTAGTGCGTTTTCTATTTCCTGAATATTTTCTTTTAATCTAACGTCAGAATAAAAAGCTGTAATGCTATTAGTAGCTCTAATTTGACCAGTTACGGTAGATGCTGCTGTTCCTACACCGAGAGAGTTTATTTGTCCGTCCGAATTAGTTGAGAAAGCGCCTTGAGATCCTTGTGGGCCTGTATCTCCTTTTGAACCACTGTCACCTTTATCTCCTTTTGATCCAGTATCACCTTTCTGTCCTTTTACTCCTGATACTGTAAATACAGAAGAGTCAGAATTAGTAAATGTAATAACATTAGTGCTGTCAGAATAGGATGCACTGCTTACTCTTTCTCCTTTTGCGCCTTGAGGTCCTTGCGCGCCTTGGGCACCTTGCGCCCCATTAGTACCAATGCCGTCTGCTCCCTTTTCACCTTTATCTCCTTTATCACCTTTATCCCCTTTGGAAGCTGCAGTACCTTGATCACCCTTTACACCATTATCACCTTTTTCACCTTTTGATCCAACTAGGGATTGAGGTGTAATAAAAGAAAGCTGACCGGACCCGTCAGTCTTTATAATTTGACCGTTAGTTCCATCATTAATCGGCAGTTTATATTTAACTGTTCCGGAGTCATCAACAATTCTAAGCCCATTAATGCCTAGCTCAAATCCACTTTCGTTTATATAATTTGCCATTATCTGTTAGGAGGAGTTGTGACTCCGGCACCAAGTCCAGGAGTATCTGTATGGGTATGCTTGTTAAGGCTAACACCAACGTCAGTAAAGACGTCCTTGCCAACACTTACATCTTTATCTACTCTTAAATTACCTGTCATATTTACCTGTTCGCAAGTAAACGTTGTAACACCATCTACAAACACGTCATAGTTGCCTTTAATATGTACTGTTTGATTTTTAAGGATTATTTCAAAGCCGTTATCTACTACCTTTTCTACTTTACGACCATCTTTATCAATTTCAGTATAGGTTCCAGATTTATGATAGATGTGTAGCCGTTCTTCTCCTGGTGTGTCATCTATTTCTACTACATGCCCGCCTTCAGTTCTCAAAACTTTATTATATGGGTATTTCGCCTTATAGGCAGACTTAGGTTCTTTACTATCGTATTCTTTACTTATATTGTTATTCTCACGAGCAGGTTCAGCCACATCATGCTTTGACTTATCATTATCTGGAATACCATGAATGGTACCCATTACTACAGGCTGATTGGCATCATGCCCATCCATAAAAAATCCTATAACCGTAGATCCTACGGTTAGCCCGTTTGGTGATAGTCCAACTTTATCGTGACTTGGATTATTAGGAGGCATCATAATTAATGCCCAAGGCAATTCGTCAGTAGGCATCAGCGATTTATTATCAGTGTGAAAATGGTAAGCGCGGACTTTTACCCTTCCAAGCATTAAAGGATCTTGTCTGTCCTCAACTTTGCCTACAAACCAAACAATACCTTCTTGACCTAAATTTTTAGTCGTCATTTGTATCCCATTCTAACGCAGTCAAGAGAAATTTGATGTTTTGGTTTACCACCTTCTTCCATTGTTAAAATATGTCTAAGTTTAGTAATTAAATAATTTCCAGAATTATTTCTATCACTAACTTTTTTTTCTGTAGTACCAGAAAGTTCGGGTAGATCAAGTTGTATAAGGTCACCAGCTGTTAAGTAACTGTCTCCGTAAATTAAAATACGCACGGCATTTTGATTTAATAAAGAGGCGTAAGCTGATTTAGATCCTAAATTAGTATCAATATAATCATCTCCTCTAGAGCTGTCTTTAGCCATAAAGAATTTTTTAGAAGCTGATTTAGAGTATTTTTCTACAAATTCTGTTGAGTTAGGTAATCGACCTTTATTATCAGTAGATACAAAACTCTTTGCTTTTTCAGATAAATTAAATTTTGTTGTTGCTACTTGTTTAGTAAGTATATCAAAAGCTTGAACTGTATTAACAACTACCCCACTATTAATTTTTTCAATTGAATCAAATTTACCTAAGTGTGTGTACCTAATAATATTTCTAAATGCATATTGCTGTCTCTCTTTATCACTTATGGTATCTGGAGCGTAAGTAAATACTTTTGATTGTATGTCTTGTTTACCTTCTTTAAGAAGAGCTTCTACGCTTTTAAATTGATGTCCAAATTGATTCTCAAAAAATACAAATGATCCTCCAGAAGCAAACTCCGCACTTATAGCTTTCTGTCTTAAGAAATCAATTGCTTCAAATGGCTTTAATCTTGGAACAGTTAATGGAAGTATACCTTTAGTTTTTTCAACCGTATATTTGTTTGATCCTGCACTGCTATTACTAAGAGTCGTCTTCAAAATATCTTTAACCATTTCATCAATAGTATCTTTATAAGATTTCTCTATAAGCTCACTTGCATTATAATAATGACATGGCGAAACAGCTTTAAGAATGTAAATAGATCCTTTAGCAGTAGGACTTGTACCGGTACTCTCTACATTATAAACATAAAAGTCTAGCTTGGTAGGATTGTCTCTACCAGGAGTAAAAAAGCTTACTGATATAATTTCTTCTCCAACAATAGGATAATCTTGAACTAAGTTGATAGAGTCAACCATTGTTAGTTCTAAAAGCATGGACGGCTCTTCAATGTCTTCATAAACAGACATTGAAAGCATCTGTGATCTAATGTCTACTGGAATTTGAGAGCCAGAGCCATTTTTTCTTAATGTAACCTTTAATATATTAACATCACCAGGTTCGTACGTTTTATTTGTCATGAAAGCAATTCTGTCATCTGATCTTCAATTACTGGGATATACTGTCGATCAATAAGTTTAATATGTTTTTTAGATTCATTTAATTCATCTTCATAATCATAAAAAGAAATTGGAGACCAATATGCTTGCTCTATTAATAAAATAGCTCTATATGTTTCTATAACCTCAGTAACAGTTCTGCTTATTTCTGAAGTTGATCCTACTATAGAACCTACTGATCCGGAAGTGTTGCTAAATTGCCCGGAGATATTATTAATAGTAATAGCACCTTCTTTAATTGCTTTTATCCATCCTGCACCAGTAACTGCACCGGATGTTTTTTGAGTTACTCTTTCTCCAACGATAAAATCATCCGAGCTATTTACATTAATATCTAATACTAAATTTGTTTCTACAATGCTGTCATCTTTTTTACGCTCGTAAGAACCTATCTCTCCGCTATATCCAATAATAGGATTCCAGTATTTTTTTAAGTTGCCAGTAAGTGCACTGTAAGCGCTTGTGGTTAAAATTGAATCATCATTATACCAATTGTTTCTATAAAACGATATTTTTTGCTGAGCGGTTTCAATAGATCCATACTTTGCAATAATAAACTTACTAAAGTCTTTTACAGAAAGAGGCCATTGGTGATATGGATCTATAATATTATTACTTAAGTAAACTACCCAGGCGTAGCGTTCATCTTCATAGTAATTGTAAGCTATTGTTTCCGCTCTTTCCCCTTCTTTGACTGTATAAGGGTAATAGGTTACAACATTCTTCTTAACAAACTCTTTAAACCTTACGTTTTTAATAATATCAACAACTAGCTCACCATTATAGGTCGTGGTTCCAAGTTTGCTAAAATAATTGTACAGTGCCATTTTATTTTCCGTTCTTCTCTATATCATCTCTCGTCATTGGTTCAATTTCTTTAAACGATAAAGAAAATTCTACTTCAACAGGAGAAGATGTTTGTGTAAAAAAGGCAGGTACTCCGGATGGTGCATAATTAATAGACATAGATTCTAAAAAACATTTTTTAAAAAAGTATGGCTCACTGTTTACTTTACCAAAAAATATTTTAACTGTATCTGGAAAAGTAAAAAGTAAATTATCTTTTTGAGGGTGCATTCTTCTTTTAAATTCATATAAAATTTCTTTAAGGGTTTTTGTTTCTGTTTCATTGTTAGGAGAAAATTTATATGTAAAAGAATGAGTTCTTAAATTTATGCCTTGAAATACCAAGGATTGAAATGGATTCAAAATTGTGCCTGTTGCTTTATCAACAGCACTACCCACACTATCACTTAATCCAGCAACAGATCTACCAAGGTAAAAAGCTCCTTGAATATTGCCAGCTTGTTTAAAAGTTTCAGAGGTAGCTTTACCTACGGCCTCTCCAACAGACTTAGCATCAGAAAAATTAATACCTGTTGGTATATTTTGTTCTAAGAAGCCTGCAATTCCTAATTGCTTATCAGCATATTGCATTGCAAATTGCTCTTGCAAATTAGATGGAATGGGGAGATTTATTGTCTGTGTAGGTAAACTTTTCGCTGAGGATAAAGGTACCTTTCTTTCATAAGCTTCAAATACAAAAGATATCCAATATTCGCCGATGTTATTTGGAAAGCTAAGTTGGCCGTTAAATCTATCCCTATTTCTCCTGACAGCATCTTCAGGAGTTCTATCTTTGAGTTTAGATGGAGGGACAAAATTATCTTTAAATTTAGTATATGTTCCAAGACTACCAAGTTGACCTAAAGCAGAGGATACAGACCCTACAGCTGACATACCTAATCTACCAAACGCGCCGGCTATAGCGCTTACATTATTAAGAGCCTGTCCAACGCTTGTAGGAGATGACTTTAAAAATCCGTCAGTTGCACTATTAACTTCTTGTACAGAGCTACTGAATGTTTTACTAAACTGCTCAGAAAGAGAAGTATTATTTTTAAAATTGTCTTGCTCTGTACGTATTGGCATAAATATTTTCTATGAGTTATAAGGGATTTTTTAAGCCGAAAAACCCGGCCAAATACAAAGGTGATCCTAGTAACGTTATTTATCGTAGCGGTTGGGAGCTTAAGCTTATGATTCATTTAGACTCACATCCTGATGTAATTCAATGGTCTAGTGAAGAATTCTGCATTCCTTATAGATCTCCTATAGATGGTAAAGTCCATCGATATTTTCCAGATTTTTTTGTGAGAAAAAAGAACCCTCAGGGTATTATTGAATCCTTAGTAATAGAGGTAAAACCTTTAAAACAAGTACAAGCTCCTAAAGTGCTTACAAAACCAACAAGAAGATATTTAAATGAAGTTAAAACTTACGGTGTTAATACTGCAAAATGGAAAGCTGCAAAGGAGTTCTGTGAACTTAAAAAATGGAAATTTATTATAATGACTGAGAAAGAACTTGGTATTAATGGCTAATTTATTTTCCAGTTTTATAAAAGACGATATTGATAGCAGTAAAGTAGTTAACGCTACAAACTGGCTTAGGGAAAAAGCTTATGATGTTGAGCCTAGAAAGGTAGACCCTCAGCAAATTATAAGAAAAAATACTATTGTTGCTGAGAATAGAGTAAGACTGGGGCACTTATATCTCTTTAGATATGACCCGAAACTTAAAATAGAGCTTCCGTATTATGATACATTTCCTGTTATTTTTATTGTAAAAATAATTAGAGGGGGATTTGTTGGTCTTAATATGCATTATCTTCCATATGCATTTCGAGCAAAATTAATGGACATGCTTTATGATTATGTTGTCGGCGAAGAGGACATGCAGAGATTAAAAATAACTTATAACGTTTTATCTAATACTTCTAAACTAAGGTATTATAAACCTTGTTTAAAACACTATCTAAATAATCATGTTAAGTCTAGATTCTTACATATTTCTCCTGAGGAGTGGGAGAAAGCTCTTTTTCTGCCTTTGAGAAGATTCAAAAAAGCAACGGAATCAGAAGTTCATAGAGATAGTGTAAGACAGATTAGACAGGCTAAACTAAAAGGAAATGTTAGATGACAGCCATTAATGCGATTAATAGCGCAATATCAAAATCTCGAGACGCTGTAGGGTCGGCAGCAGCTATTGGAGATGCTGTGAGCAATTTGCCTGGGGTTCCTGAAGGGCTTAGAAATGCAATAGGCTCTTTATTTGGTACAGGTAGAGGGTTGCCCCCGGGTCAAAATAGAAGAGATTTAAATAATTTTCTTGGCACTGCTTCTAAGTTAAAAGGTTTTGCAAGACCTGCTCATTTTTATATTGAGATAAGACCTCCGCACACAATGAGACATCAAAGTGATAATGCTAGATCATTAGCATTTCTTTGTGAGTCAGCTAATCTTCCAGGTGTATCTTTTGCAACCTCGCCCATAAGAAGATACGGTTATGGTCCAGTAGAAAATAAACCATATGCTCCTATTTTTATAGATACAACAATGACATTCTTAACTGATGCTTCAGGTATGGTGCAGAAATTTTTCTACGAATGGATGAATAGTATTATTAAATTTGATGAGGTTGTTTACGGTCCGGTTGGAGATGCTCATGATTATTCTATAGCTCCTTTTGAAGTTAACTTTAAGGATCAATATTCTACTGATATATTAGTAACCACAGTAGACGAATCTAATAACGATATACTTAATGTTAGATTTAGAGAGGCATATCCCGTCTTTATGGGTGACGTTAATCTTGGGTGGGGCGATACTGACTCTGTAAGTAGACTACCAATCACATTTACATTTTTTAATTGGAAAATAGAACGAATTAACATTAATCAAGTACTTGAAAAAAGATCACCGAGCGCAATTCAAAGTTTAATTAAAGTTGGCACAGCTATTCAAACGTTAGCTACACTTAGAAAACCAAACAACGTTGCTGATATTATTAACGTTGTAAATAACTCTAAGATTGCTCTTGGAGGACTTATTTAATTAAGGAGATATAAAATGGCTTTACCTAAAATTAGTCATCCGACTTTTGAAGTGACATTACCATCAAGCAAAGAAAAATTAGTAGTAAGACCGTTTTTAGTAAAAGAAGAAAAAATATTATTAATGGCAATGCAGGGTAATGATTCAGATGAGATTATTAATTCTATTAAGCAAGTAATTAATAATTGTATTATTACTAATAATGTAGATATTGATAAGCTTGCTACTTTTGACTTAGAGTATTTGTTTTTAAAAATAAGAGCTAGATCGGTTAACAATGTTATTAAGTTGACTTATAAAGATTTAGAAGATGAATTAAAGTATGACGTAGAAGTAAATTTAGATGATGTGGAAGTAAGATTTGATCCTGCACATACTAACAAAATAGAAGTAACAGATAAGCTTGGCTTTTATCTTGCTTACCCGCATGCCGGGATGTCAGAAAAAATTAGTAATACAGACAGTGAAGCAGATTTATTTTTTGATATTCTTAAAAATTGTATTGATAAAATTTATGATGGAGATAATGTTTATATGGCAAGTGATTCTTCTAGCGAAGAGCTAGAAGATTTTCTACAAAATTTAGATGTTAAATCTTTTAAAAAGATTCAAGATTTCTTTCAGACAATGCCTAGATTATATCACGAAATTAAATATACAAACAGTCTTGGTAATGAAAGAACAATTAAGCTTTCCTCGTTAAATGATTTTTTTATGTTGGGCTGAGTCATAATAACCTAAGCAATTATTATACTTTAATTTTTAGTTTGGCTCAGCACCATAAATGGTCAGTTACAGAAATTGAAAACATGATACCCTTTGAGAGAGATCTCTACGTTGAACTTCTTCGTGATTACTTGGAAAGAGAACAAGAACGCATTAAGGCAAGAAAACAACGATAATGGTATCAGTAAGAAAAAAAGCAAGAGATAAACAAAAGCAGGATGCTATAAATGAAGCATCATCTGCTATGTTTGGAAGCGTTGGTTTTTTCCTTAATATTAAATCAGAAGTAAATAATATAGAAGAAGGATCTCTTGAGCTTAAACAATCAGCTAGTGAGCTAAGTGATCTTCTTCTTAATTACTTAAGTGAAGAGGAGCCTCCTCCTCCCCCTGATGCTATTCCAGAAAGTCGTATGCCAGAAATTGCTGCGAAAGCTAAGAAACAAGCTTTTGATTTAGCAAAATTAGGCTTAATACTTCCTTTTCTTATTAATAAAGAATCAAGAGAATATCTTGCAAGTTTTATTTCCGGGCTTATAGGACAAGAAACTCTCGGTGTAATTAAAAATACCCTAATAGGTATTACTGCTGTGCTTACTGGAGTATTTGCTTACAAACTCTTTAAGCAAATTGGAACAACTCTTGAAGCAGTGAAAGAGCTTTCTAGAGTTACTTCTATTTTATTTGGTATAACTGATGCTGCTAATGATGATTTAGTTGATGAAAAAGGAAAGTTAGATAAAGATAAAAAAGAAGTAGAGAAAGAAAAGAAAAAGAAAGCTAAAGAAGAAAAGGTAATAGATGAGAAAAAGCGCAATGCTAAAAGCGCGCGTGATGATCTTAAAAAAGAAAAGCAAGCATTAAAAGGTAAAGGTAAGCTATCAAAACTTTTTGCATTTGCGTCTCGTATTGCTCCTAACGTTGGAAAAAAACTACTCACTGCTATTCCATTTGTAGGAACTTTTGCAGCAATAGGGCTTTTACTATATGAAATATATGATGAAGCAGTGAGCTTTTTTGATGAAGAGGAACGAGCTTCCCCTAAGATAGATGCAGTTAAAGAAGAGGATGATGATGAAAAAGAATCAGTTACAGAAGGGGTGCAGGCCCAGTCGATAGAGAAAGCTCCTATTGCGTCGGCTGTTCCTCCTTTAGTTAAAGAATCAAATAAGTCGGCTGTTAATCAAGCAGTAACGCCTCAGCAAGAAACTCAAACAGCATCTACTTCTTCTGCTCCCCAATCCACAGCAGTCCCGGCTCCAGCAATGGAAATATTATCAGAAGATGCTACTTCGGATGGAGAAAGTGAGATAACTGAAACGGCTGATGGGACGCTGGAGTTGCCAGTCTTTACTATGCCTAAAACTTTAAACATTGCAGAATCATCAGAAGAAATTATTATAGAAAAGAAAGATGCGGTAGCTCCAATTATAGTTAATAATATAGATAATAGTACTACTATAACAAAAACTGAGCATGCTTCAGCCCGTAGTGATAGTAGTTACTCATATTCCACAACAGTAGGCGTATAATGGCAAGAAAAAATAAACCATCAGTAAGCAAGCCTGAACCTGATTTTATAATGTCTCCGGAGGAATTAAAAGCCAAGCTTGCAAGAGAAGAAGCAGCGATTCGTAAGGAAAAGGAAGCTATAATTGGGCCTGCTGTGTCTGAAAGAGATGCTCGAGCAATGTCCGTAGCTTCTACTAATAAAATTCTTGGTACTGACGAGGTTGAAAAAGCAAAGTACGATGCTTTAGAAGCTTTGGTTAGCAGCGGTACTGTTGCTAAAATGCTTTTTGATAGACCTGTTAAAGAAGCTAAAAATAAAGCAACTAGCAATGCTGTTGATAGTAAGAAAGATGAAGGTAAGAACGTTAAAGAAAGTTTAAGTGCTATTGCTCTCAATCTTAAAGATGTGGTGAAGTCCTTTGAAAGAGTAACTGCTGCCTTACAAGAGGCTATTGATAAGAAGAGCGTTGAAGAATATAAGTTAGAAGAGCAGCAGGCTGAAGCCGTACCTGTAAAAAAAGAAAGACCAACTCAGACGGGTGCTACAGGTAGTGAAAAATCATTTGGAGATTTATTGGGTGACTTTTTTAAAAATCCAGCTATCATTGCGGCATTTTCTGGTCTTGTTTACCTTTTCTTACCAAAAGATATTAAAGAAAAAATTTCAGGTTTTTTCACTGGGTTCTCAAAAGGTTTAGGAGAAGCGAGTGGTGAGTTGGATACTTTTAAAACTGCGTTGCTTGCGGCAGCGGCTGGACTGGCAACTTACCTTGGTGCTGGAGTACTAAAATCTGTAGCTGAAGGAATTACTACAACTATATCTTTAATTACAAAAGCAAAAACTGCGTTTGGTAAGATGGGTAAAGCTGGTAAAATTGCCGCTGGTATTGCAATTGCTGGTGGAACGGTAGCTGCTGGAGTAGCGTTAGCAAGAACTAAAGAAGAAGAGGAAGCGCAAGCTAAAAAACAAGAAGGTAAACCAGAAGGAGCTCCGGAAGCAGCAGCTGCTGAAAAACCTGGACCAGCAGGAAGTGCTCCTGCACAAAAAGTAGAAAAGAAAAGCTCTGAACTGCCTAAATCTAGTCCTGGAGGTAAGGACCCCGGGCTTAAAGAATCAAGCGGTGCTTTAGGTACCGGGCTTAAACCAAAATCAAAGATGGGGCTTCAATTACCTTCCGGTAGTGATGCTGATACTAAAAAAATGATTATACATCATGAAGGTATCAGGCACAAGCCATATAAAGATTCTTTAGGGTTATGGACAGTTGGTGTAGGACATTTAATTGGGGATGGTAAGTCTCTACCCCCAGAGTATAATAGAGAGTTTAGTAATGAAGAAGTTATGGAGATGTTTGAGAAGGACTTTGTTCATCATAAACAAGCAGCTGAAAAGATTCCTGGCTATGATAACTTAAACGATAAGGGGCAAGCAGCTTTAGTAGACCTTACTTTTAATATGGGACCGACCTGGTTTAAAAAGTGGCCTAACTTTACTCGTAATTTAAAGGAAGGTGATACGGAAGGTGCTGCAAAAAGTTTAGAAGATAGTAAGTGGTACACTCAAGTAGGAAGAAGAGCTCCTACTATTGTATCTTTAATTAGACAAGGTGGTGGGGGAGATGGTGGTAACGGAACGTCTAGTCAAGGACCAGCAGCTTCACCAGTAATGGCCGCACCTCAGGCTGCCTCACTGGAGTCACCGCAAGCGTCAAGTGGAATGAAAGTAGCTGCAGCCACAGAAAGAAATGATTCTCAGATGGCAAGTGGTCAAGGCAGTGTTATTAATAATGCAATAAGCAACAACAAGCAACTATCAAGTAAAAAGGGACCGGATGCTCCGCTTCCGATCCCTTCACCGATTGCAGTTAGAGGAACGCTAGGTATTGGTACCCGGCATTCAACATCTTATACTTAATCTTCCGCTAACTTTTTAAAGAAGTCCATATCCTCATCATCATCGTCTGCTGTGGAGACTGGTGCTTTTGCTTTAGCGGTTTTCATTGGAGCCGCTGTTTTAACAGGTTCATCCACATCCCATGGCTCACTATCAGCTGTAGTCTGTGGCTTAGGAGACCCGTTGATTAAACCAAGGACACGATCTAATTTACTCTTAAGCTCATCATAAGATTTAAAGTTTTTAGGATCCGTAAACTCAACTAAGGAGTGTTCTTGCTTCCATACTCTTTCTAAATCTTCATCACTATCTAGGAGCGGGCTTGGACTATCGAATTCTGACTTATCGTAGTTACGATACCCTTCTACGTTCCTAATTTTAAGCTTAAAGTTTGCACCTTCCCAAAGATCGAAAGGATTAACTGGCTTTTCATCTTCGTACTTTGGTTCCATTGCATCTTTAAGCTTTTCAAAAATCTTCTTACCATACTTAAATAAAAATACTTTACCTTCATTTTCAGGATGTGCTGTATCCTTTACTACATAAATGTTACTATAGTAAGAAAGTCTTCGTTTCTGTTTACGAACTAATTCCTTGTTTGCTTCAATGCCTGAATTCCAAAGCTGGGTGTTGTGCTCTGATACAGGATCTTTTTGTCCAAGTGTGGTCAGAGACTTTTCAATATACCAGCCTCCCGGGCCTTGAAACCCGTGATCCCATACTCTAACAAAAGGAACATCTTCCCCGGTAGGTGCCGGAAGAAAACGAATAACAGCATATCCGTTACCTGCCTTATCTACCTCGGGCTTCCAGAATCTATCGTCGTCTTGGGAACTTGTTGTTTGATTGAGCTTACTAAACTCGTTGCTGAGACTTGCAAAAACCGTTTGACGGTTCTTTTTTAGTGAACTAAAGTCCATTTACTTCTCCTTATTAACGTTGTATGCGATGTATACTTCTTATCCACTTTGTACATAATGATAAGAGTATTTATATTAACTGCTTTCACTGAATTTATCAAGAACAAGAGATCTATATTTTTCTAAATCTATTGTAAAGAATGGTCTGTATTTCTTAAGCTTTTGATATTCATTTGGCCAGACTAACTTATCATCTATTTTTCTATTCCATGCTCTAAAAAAGCTCAAAAGGTCTTCAAGAATAAGAATTGTCTCTGGGCAAATTTGTTTGCGTAGGTATAACTTTAATAGCTTTGGATGCTGGCCGTCTACAACCAAAAAGTTATTATTAAAATCAGTATCAAGCTTATCCAAGTCATTGCGGAAGATATAAGAAAGACTTTCCATTCGCTTCCGCCACGCCATGTATGTTTTTTCTGCAACTTGTTCGTTGACGAGATCTCCAACCCAACAATCTCCCTCTAAAAAATTAGAAGCTAGGTAGTTAATACAGTCGTTGTGCTTTGATAATTTATGGAAGAAGTACCTATCACTTCTCTTCTCAAAGGATTTGGCACTAGCTCTAGTTCTGCCATTATATTTAAAGTAGTCGTACGTTTTAGAGCCAAAATGATTTTTTAGTGCAATATAAGTTTTATACGCGTTAAAAGCGTCCATTTTTAAATACATAGCCTTGCTGTCTAATATATCTTTCACGCATTGTAGATGCTTTACGCATCTCATTAGTCTCATCAACCATAGCCATAAATCCTATTGCTTCCATTGCACCACACCAATACTCAATAGGCATGCAATTAACGTGATGATGCCCGGGTTGATTTGGTAGCGCATGGGTCATTGCAACGTATTTGCAGTGCTTAAATGTTTCAAGAAAATTTTGCATGTACTTTTTTTCTACATGCTCTACAAACTCAACGGACCAAGCTAGATCAAAAACAGTATCTGGAATATAAGGACCGGCACAGTAGTCATGAATAATAATATTACTCATAACATCTTGCTCTCTTTCAACCTTGTCGTCGCCGTCAATACCGGTTACAACAAGGTTCTTTTCTTTCGCAATCTTAATCATTCCTCCGGGGCCACACCCAACATCTAACATAGTTTTGATATTGAGTTTATTAATTAAATAACTTAATGCACCGTCGTCAACATGAGTCTCCCCTTCGTGTCCGCCTAGGTGAGAAGGTAATCCTTCTGGATGTTGATATGTTGGAGGGATGTTAAAATTATATTCTACAAGGGGTTCGCTCATATAGGTAACTTTCCACTTTTAGGTAAATAGTTTAAATTTTCAGCTTCAAATTGAATCTTAGCTTTCATTTTTGCGCTGCCTTTAATTAAAGAGGCAGCAGTCTCTATTTCAATATCATTTGCATTACAATAATACATTACAGCTTCAATATACTCCATCTTTTTTTCTTCTACTAATTTATCTATTTCATGCATAAACTGAGTAGGAGATTTAATAGATTTAATCTCTACATCATCAAGTTGCAATAGATACGATTTTTTATCTTCTTGTTCGCTCATTATTTAAATACTACCATACCAAGCAAAACTGCTTGAACAAAAAACCCTACGCCGATAGTAATAATATTAAGCATGTCTCTCTTTATGAGAGCTTTAACAAAAAATAACAATAGACCACCCCATACAAATAAAACTACATCCAATGCAGGTAAAGTATCTGATACTCCAATAATTAATGCTAGTAATGAAGGAATAGTAGCACAATGAATAAGCATTGTGCCTAGCCAGCCTACTCCTTCAGCTGATAAATGAGAGGCTTTTTCAGCTAGATAGTCTCTAGCTTTTAATGCTAGAGAATTTATTCTATCTAAATTTAATACTTTTTTATTTGTAGAAGATGTGGCGTCCAATTTTACCTACCTTTTCTTTATTCCATTTAGGGTTAACATAATCTGCATGATAGTAAAGAGCGTCTTTAAGTCCATTAAGACGAAAATTTTCTAGCAATACCTTTTTAGCGACTTCGTAACTTTCATTAAATGCAGCTGGATTGACAGGCCTGTTTTTATGAATAATATCACAATACCAGGAAAATTGACAGACTGTTTTTTTGTAAAAAAAATTTTTCTGATAAACTACCTGGCAAATGTCTTTTGGAAATCTAGGATCATTTGCTCTGTTAATAGTTACTTGGGCAACTGCTACCTTTCCTTCAAATGGTTCGTATCCAGCTTCTTTATAAATGTTTAGTGCTAAACAATCTAACTGTTTAACTCTTTGCTCTGCGGTATAAGTTGCTGGAATTCCGTTTAAACTAAACGAATTAATTTTTTGCTTAAATGTAGTAGTTACCAAGGTAAATACTAACAGGGTGCATATAGCGTAAATGAACGATTTCAGCACCAGTGTAGTTTTATCGTCTAAAGTGTCTACTGACTTTAGCATATAACCTCCAGTTTGTTTAGGAAACTTAGATAGCCTTGTGAGTTACTTCGGCTTTTTTAAATCCAAGTTGTCTAGCTTTCCAGTCATTTTGTTCAAAGCCTGCTAGACATTCCCATTCGTTGCGATGACGATCGAGAAACTTATATACGTTTTCCCAATCGGTGCTAAGGATGAAGTATTCCAACTCCTTTTTGTGTTGTAAGAATTCATGATAAGTTTTGGTATCAATTTCAATATGTAAAACCTCGGTTAATTTACCACTATTATCTACGAAGTCTAAATTAAAATCAAGCCCCCACTTCGAAGTGGCGTGTAGTAAATACACTAACTTAGAGCATTTTTTCTGATTGCTGATCAGCTGCTCTCTTGCCTCATCAATAAAAGAACATCTATGTAGTATTAAACTATGATCAAGTAAAAAGTTTTCACTATCTACTTCAAACCACGGTTCCTGCCAGCATCTATGATTAAGGCAAGTATTTAAAAACGGCTCAAACCCGTTTACAAAATAGTATTCCTGCTCTAATTTTGTAAGCTCGAATCCGTCTTTATCGTAATACTGAACACTATCATTAGTAATTAAATTAGCTTGTAAGGGCCTGGAGCAGTATGCGTATTCAGTATGAAAAGGGTTAAGCAACCTAAACATAAGAATATTTAGGTTGCCGGAATTTTAAAGATTAACGAATAGTGGCGTTTATGACGACTGCGTTAGGATCTTCAAGAGTCTTAGCGATACGATCCTTTACAGATTGATCACTAATTGAGTTTGATATCATCTTAGACCTATCAACTTGAGATGCTGGTCTAATTGTAATCTGATCATCTACTGAAGATGACTTATCTAATTCTTTAAGCCTCTCTTCTCGAGATTTAGAGTTATCTTTCTGAGTGAGTCGACGAGCATCGTTGTTACTAATTTTAAGCATTACGTAAGCTCTAAAATGATCCCCCTCACGTACAACTGCGATATGCTCACGAGTAAAGAAATTAAGCTCTTGATTGATACGAACCTTAGAGACTCGGTCAATTTCTCGCTGAACCTCCTTGACACCGTGACCGGACTCTAGAGCAGTTTCCCTTGTTAGACTGTCAACTTTTGTTCCTAGTCTTTCTGCCAGTTGAACTTTAGCATTAAGGGTAGCTTTATCAATAGCAAATTGCATATCTTTACTTACATCAGTTGCAGTCACTGTTATAGCTCCGTCAACTGGCTTTTGTAAAAACCATTTAGGTATTTGATCCATTTTACTTTTTGGAATCTCAACCATCTTGTTATCTTTATCGCCGCCTAGCCCGATAGTAGAGCACCCTGTAGTAAAAAGGCCAAGGGCACAAGCTGCTACGAAAGTCATAATCATTTTCATTTTCATTTCCGTTTAATAAAAATTTTATAGGTAAAAGTTCTTCGTGAATGCACTGGTATCGAGTTAATTATCTCATGCAACATGTTATGATCCAGCGCAACTCTATCAAAATCTATTTGATGCTTTGTGAACAAAAAGACGATTTGCTCTTCATCTCTACTCACTCCTTTGTCAAGTGTTGTTACGTATCTCAATCCAAAACCAGGAAAGTCAAAATCATCTTCAAATTTATTTTCTTCATAATACTTTGAAGGAAATAAAAACTCAACACCCTTACGGTGCACGTTAAACGCATAAAAGAAAACAGGTTCATTTACGTTTATTTTAAAGTTTAGAGGCTCATTAACAAAGTAAATATTTCTTCCGCTTACATTAACGTTAATGGGTTTGGGTTGTTCTTCTATATCAATTACTACCGCAACCTTGCAGATACTATTTTCTATTTTTTCAGATCTATTTACTATTTTACGAATTGTGCCTGCTACAGTATAGTCTAACTCTTTATAATAATTACAGTAACTATAATCCTTAGTATCGTAACAAAAGTTTTTCTTTTCTACTGTAAATTGTTTGCCGCTGTATCTGTCAAGTGCTTGTTTAATTGCCTTTTGCTCGGCTAGCATACAAGCCGTGGTGGAGGTATATCTATCGCTAATTAAATTTTCTCCAGCGCCTGACTCTAGCCCTGCTAAGGCACAGACCGGAAGTAGAGTACTACAAGCTACCGCCAATTTTCGTAATGACTTCTTCAATTCGTGTTCTCCAATATGGCGATACGTAGTACCTAAGAACTTTTAAAAATCTTACTATCTCTTTAGCATCCACTATAGACTAAGATCTTTCTTTACCAGGTAGATGTAAGTGTATGCGTTTTGTTTAGAAACATCTAAAGCTTTTACTACTAAATCAATAATAGCTTTTTCGCCTTTATCTTTATTTTCTAGATATATGTCTCTTGCAATAGATCTTTTGCTTGGACCTTTTTTAAGAAGCTCCTGCTCTTTCTCATCACTAATCTTAAAGGCGGATGGGCCTAACATATCAGTAATTTTTTGAATACGTTCGTTAGATTTTTTAATGATAGATTCAATGTCAGGTGTCATATTATAAAGGGCTTGTTCAACAGTGGTCATAGCAAACACGTAGGCTTTTTTTCTATTACTAACCGGACTAATACCTACTTTAGCAATAATTGCGTTTGCTGCTTTAAGGGGGCTAGATTGCTTATCCAGGTACTCTCTAACTGCCTGAATAGCAATAGTATCGATAGTTCCTCGCTTAATATTAAGCTTGGAAAGTATTTCATTATTTACGCTCATATACACCTCTCTAAGTACACATTTATATTATAGTGTATGAGAGTAATTACATCAACTTTTTACTATAATTACGGAATATTTCCGTTACCTTATCTTTATAGGATTTAGGATTTTTTACAAAAAACTGCAGGTTGTCGTCTTCTACCGCTATTAAAATAATGATGTAGGAAATGGGAACTTTATAAAGCTCCTCAACCATCATTGCATAAGTGGTCAGCTGTAGAAAGTAATTTTCTATCCAATTTTCTTTTTTAGGCTTAGATGAAGTTTTGTAATCGACTATAGTATAACAATCATGCATGTGACATACTAAATCACATCTGCCGGCTGTTTGTAAAAAATCTGAATACAGAGGAATTTCTACTCCATAAACTTTAGTCATGTTTTCGTCGAGGTAGGGTTGTATTTGTTTAAAAAGAGAAATGCTAGATGGCATTTTATCTTTTAAATAATTTTCCTTACCTAATACATAGTCCTCACAAATTTTATGAACTTTAGTGCCCCTGGACGCAGCTGACTTAGTAATCTTATCAGCTTCTTCTTTACCTACTTTTTGTCTCCATTCATAAAGTCCACTTTTATCCATGCTGTCGCCAATAACCGTGGTAACAGATGGATATTTTTTTCCTTCCGGTGTCACATAATGTCTCTTACTATCAATATATTCTTCCTTTAATTCAATTTGAGGTAAAAATTCATATTTAAATTTTTTATTCATTTGTATCTTGAATCTAGGTAGCAAAAGAAGAACCACAACCACAAGTAGTTTTTGCGTTTGGATTAGAAATTACAAAAGAAGAGCCTTGAAGCTTATCTGTTTTATAATCAATAGTAGCACCATCAAAATATTGCATGCTCATAGCATCTACAAGTAAATTTTCAATTACAAAATCGTCTTCATTCTTATCATCTTCCATCGTAAAGCCGTACTGGAACCCACTACACCCTCCCCCTTGAATAAAAGCGCGAACATATTTTGAATCTTCACCAGAGAGTATTAAATTAATTTGTGCATGCGCATTCGGAGTTACGGTTAGCATATTTGTCCTTGTAGTTTGCAATAGCAGCTTTGATCGCATCCTCTGCTAATATGGAGCAGTGTATCTTGACGGGTGGAAGCGCGAGCTCTTCAGCAATCAGTGTATTTTTAATTTCCATCGCTTGGTCAAGAGTTTTGCCTTTGACCCACTCTGTGACTAGTGAACTGCTCGCAATTGCCGATCCACAACCATATGTCTTAAAACGTGCATCAGTAATAATTCCATCTTCGTCTACCTTAATCTGAAGCTTCATAACGTCACCGCACGCAGGAGCTCCAACCATACCAGTTCCTACATCATTGTCATCTTTTGCAAAAGAACCAACATTGCGAGGGTTTTCATAATGATCGATTACTTTATTTGAGTATGCCATTATTCCCTGTTGCCAAACAATTGTAAGATAGAGACAAATATATTTATGAAATTAATGTAAAGAGAAAGAGCACTAAACCATTGTAAGCGGTTAACTTCTCCCTCTGTAACATTCCAGAACATATCACGAATACGGTTCATGTCGTATGCAGTGAGCCCAAGAAAGATTACAATGGTCAAAACGTTTAGAGTCATTTGTAATGCTGATGAAGCAAACCAAATATTAAAAAGACTAACAACGATTAGTCCGATGACTCCTGCAAACAAAAATGATCCCCAGGAAGAAATATCTCGCTTGGTAAAGTATCCCCACCCTGCTAACGCTCCAAAGCTTACCGTTGTCCCTACCAATGCCATAACAATGGAGGCTGAAGTATAAACGTGGAACAATAAACTAAGACTTAGGCCCATTGCTGCAGAGAAGGCAAAAAACCAAAGTTTAATTCCACCTGTAGTAAGATTTTCTCCCTTCCACATTAAACCCAAACTCATTACTAGAGGTAAAAAAACAATTATCCAACCCACCACGCCCGAAAAAAGAATAGGCACAAGACCCGTTGCTGCCAATAGCCCGGCTGCGACCATTGTAAGAAAAATACCCACCGTCATACGGCTTAATACCCCTGCTACAGCTGTATTAAGAGTTTGAACTGCCGATAAAGTAGTATTCATTATTGCTCCTTTAAAAAAATGAGTTTAATTGCCATCTTCGTACTGCATCTTAGCTAAAATGTAATCCTTAACCAGAGAACTTCTTACTATATCGTCTGGCGTAAATTCTATTCTTGTGAAGGCTGATATATGATGAGCTATGTTAAAGAACTTTAAAATACCACTCATATCGTTTTTCTTTTTATTCAAATCGGTTTGTCTATAATCACCACACCAAATTATTTTAGACCTATACCCCACTCGAGTCATTACCGTATCTATTTCTTCAAATGTCATATTTTGCATTTCGTCTACAATAATAATTGCATCGTCAAACGACATACCTCTAATAAATGAAGTTGAAATAAACTCTACATGATGCTGCTCTTCCAACCTATCCCATGCATCTCTTCTTTCAAACAAAATCTCGCAAATCTGTCTATAGGGCTGTTGGAAGATTTCCATCTTTTCACCAACATCACCTGGAAGATGTCCTATTTCTCGAGACTGTACTGCTGATCTAACAATAATTATTTTATTAAATGGATTTGATTTATCAAGCACTTCCTCTAGTGCTTTATAGAGTGCAATAAAAGTTTTTCCTGTGCCGGCTACTCCATGTAGAGCAACGAAATAGTCGCCGCGCTTATAAGCTTCAAAAAAAAGTTTTTGATTATTAGTTAGAGGAGTAAAAGTTTTTAGATTATCTAATTTAATTTTAAGAGTAGTTTGAGTACTAATTCTGTCAAAATTATCTGTATTGGAAGTGGAGGTTTGATTATTACTCGATCGTTTTGCCATGGGCACCTTTAAAAATCATTAATCGTACTTCTCCTGTGCTTTTTCTTCATATTTTTTAACAGATCACGAAACCCAGATGCTGGTTTAACTAAACCTAGTCTTGCTGGATCACTAAGTCCGGGAGAACCTGAAATGTAAGCCTCTAAATGAGGATTAGATTTTTTAAATTCATCTAGTTGAGAAATTCTCATTACATGTTCTGTAACTTCACCAGTATTAACATCTTTAAATGTGTATGTTGGCATTACTATCTTTTTACTTTATTCTGCTCTTTAATTTTCTCTACTAGTTTTTTTTCGTGCTCTCGTCTTTTACGCCAAAGTTTATTTGTAAGCGTGATAAGCCCGGCTTCTATTTTATTCATTATAGGGTTATTCCAAAACCATCCCATTGTCTTCTCCTAAATTTTTTCCTCATAATTTAAGATCTTTTTTACATCTTTTGTTTTAAGAATGTTATCTAAAGATCTTAATTTTTTATTATTAAAATTTGATTTGCGTCTTTTAACCTGATGTGCGCCTTCCTCAGGCTCGTATAATTTACGAAATTTTTTAAGCGTTTTACTCATAATTAAAACAGGTCTGGAAATGCTTTCTTAACAACATCTTTATTTAATCCCTTAAAGGGTAGAGTTTTATCTTTGACCGCTATAATTAAAGTAGCGTCCTTCTTATCTATACCTTCTATGAATTGAATAAAAATCATCTCTCTTTTAAACTTAGTAAGCGCTGGGTTTCCATCTTTAGTAAAAAGATAGAGCTTTCTTGCCTCAGCATAAAGCCTGCCTTCTTGATCTAGATATTCGCATGGCTTGTAAGGAGGTGCACCTTCCGGTAAATCAAAAATAATATTAGGGTCAAAAGCGTATTTTAATATTTGCTTGACTACAGGAATGCCGTTTTTCTGAAGCAGCTCAACCCTATCATTAACTGATTTAGGTTCAGCGCATTCTTTGAGTATGTTATAGATAGATTTTTTCATTAGAACTCATTTATATGTTCAATCAATACTTTCATTTTATTATTTATCATGTAATTAAATATTTTGTCTCTAGGTTTATTATCCTGGTCGTGATACTCGTCCATAATTAGATTTTTAATATTTTCCGGTATACTATCTAAATCAATTAATATTTTATTTCTTTGCCAGTTTTTACTAACTGTAGTATCATTTAATATTTCATTTTCATTTAGTTTTAAATAGTATTCAAGTTTTTTAGAACTTATTGGTTTTTGCCTTGCGCCGGAAATAATGCAATCATCGGGTGATAAGATGTTAGGAATACCATCCCCTCTATCGCCTTTAATTATAAGTTCTTTTAAATATTTTTCCGGTTCGTCAACATTAATAAACTTTTTGTTAATAGGGTCAAACTGAGAAACATTAGTATAGCAGTGAAGCTGTCTAAAGTCTTTATCTCCGGATAAAATAATAATTCTATTAGTATTAAGAAATGTGCCGTAAGTATGTACTAAAGTAGCAATAACATCATCGGCCTCGGCCCCTTCAACTTGAATTACTCTGTAGGGAAAGTACTCTTTAAGCTCGAGTTTTATTTTATTAAGAGTACTAAAGATGCTAGCCCAATCAAGCTCTGATTCGTCCCGAGATTTTTTTCTATTAGCTTTATAGTAGTAAAAGACTTCACGTCGCCACAATTTCTTATCATCACAAGCAATAACTAATTCACCATAATCAGAAAATTTCTGTTTTAATAGGCGAATAGAGTTTAAGACCATATGTCTGAATAGGCCTTCTTCTATTTTAGTATCAGTATGATTACCAATTTGAGACATAAAATTAGCAATCATAACCTGATTTAGATCAAGTAAAATCATTTTAATATATTATAGCTTTACGCTTTTTATATCTACCTCAGTATGTATCGTGCGTATGTACTGAGCTACGATATGCATGATAATCTGATGACAATCCTCTACAATTCCGTAATTATGAATTGGTACGTGAATATTAATATCACTTTTATTTTTCGTCTCCCCGCCGTAAAATCCGGTGAGGGAAGAAGTTTTTATTCCTAAAGCTTTCGCAGTAGATATTGCTTCTATAATATTTCGAGAGTTGCCGCTACTGGAAATAGCTATTAATAAATCACCACTTCTACCTTGTAGTACTAGTTGAGTGGAAAAAACTTTATCGTATCCGTAATCGTTAGCGGTAGCGGTAAGTAAAGACATATTACTATTTAACGAAATAACTCTCGGTATTAGACGAGTGTTAGAGGCTACCCCTTTCGAATGATCACAGGAGAGGTGTTCGGCAATAGCAGCAGAACCTCCGTTACCACAGACAAATATTGTTTTGTCATTTTTAACTGTATTAACAATTTCATTATAGAACAAGTCAAGAGCGTTTAGATCAATACTATCAAGTCCACTACTAAGTTGATTTAAGTAATCCTGTTTAAAATCGGTAAGAGCAAGAGCGTTAATTAGCATTTAATACAACCTCAGAGCCGTTAAATGAAAATTTAAATTTATATTCTTGTAATGAAGAGAGCTTTTGTCTAACTTTGGATTGATTTTTTTCTGGTACGTAAAACATTAGGAAGCCTCCGCCCCCGGCACCAAGAAGCTTACCACCTAATGCGCCGGCGCTAAGTGCATCTGAATAATATGAATCAATAATATCATTTGAGATGCCTTTAGTCACTTGTCGCTTAAGAGCCCAGGAGTAGTCTAGCATGCTACCTAAGTCAGATAACCTACTTGACTTTGTTAATATCTTTGTTCCGTCAAGGGCGCAGTCAGCCATTTTTTTAAGGTTATATTTTACCTTATTATCCTCAAGGGAACTTTGTGCTTGTTTTTCTAATATATCGTTAGATTTTCTTGTAATGTTGGTGTAGAAAAACATTAGATTGTCTTCTAGTTTTTTTATTCTATCGTAAGTAATATTAACAGGATTAACTACCGTTTCGTTAGAATAAAATTGAATTAGGTTAATACCTCCAAATGCAGCTGCATATTGATCCTGCTTACCGAGTTTTTCATTACATCTTTGTCTTTCAATAAAGTAAGCAGAATCGGCTAATTCATGCTTGGTAGCCGGTTGCTTAATATATTCTGAAATAGCCTTACACAGTCCAACAGTATACGTTGATGATGATCCTAGCCCGGTACCTTTAGTTGGTATGTGACAGAAAGAAGATATCTCAATGTTGTTATGTACGTTATAGTATAATAAAGTTTCTCTTATTCTATTGTGATTAAGGTAAGCAGCAGTATCTACTATTTCAATCTCGTCATAGCACGCTTTAACTCTCTGCTTAGGTGATTCATTGATAGCAATAAACATATTAATATCAATAGCAGCAGAAAGAACTGCTCCGGGTAAGTGATCGTAAAACTCTGGGAGGTCAGTGCCTCCGCCAAAAAAACTTACCCTAAGTGGTGTTTTAGTTACAATCATGGCTTATAAACAAATTTCTCTGCTGGGATTTTTCTACTACCCATGTCTTTATACTCATTATTAAGCTTATCTAAAACATCTATCCATTGTGAAGTAATTTTGTTCCAATTATATCTTGTATCTGCATAAGCCTTTACAAACCTTAAATAGGAATGTATGTCTTTATTATCTCTAATAATTTTAATTGCAGTATCTAAGGTTTGCATAAAGATGGCAACATGAGTGTTAATGTCGGCATCTGTTTGGTACATAAAAGTTAAATTACCGGATGTATCTGTTAGTCCACCTAGGTTAGGATGTACGCATAATGCCCCGGCTGACATTGCTTCAATCAAGCTCCTACTATTACATTCCATCCATATGGAAGGGTATGCAAATATATCTGCCTTTTCAACATATTCTCTAACTACTGCGTTCGGTTGAAATCCGTGGTATGTCATTTGCGGATGTTTTCTTATTTTTTCGTACAATGGTTCAAATTTATTATCTGCTTCTTCCCACCCATAAATTTTAAAGCTGGAAAAAACATGTAAATGAATATCTTTGTGGGTCTTTGCTAGTTCTTCAAAAATAGGGACTAGTAGTTCGAGCCCTCTTTGTGGGGTGGATGTATAAATTAAATTTATTGTTTCAGGATCCTTTTTAGAGAATACATCTCCGTCAAATGGTTCAATAGGGGTATCAATAACTATATGTTTTCTAGACGGAGGAATACCTAGGTAATCTTTATATCTGTTATATTGCCAGTTACCACAAAACACTATTTTGTGAAATTTATCTCTACTAGTTTCATCTTTAAGATGATTAGTTTCAGGGTCTTCTGGTAGGTCATGTAACCAATAAACTCTAATTTTATCTTCTTCAAGCTCTCTTACTCTTGAGCAAATAATTTGAAAATTGTCAGCGAGTCCTTCTGGTAATCTTTTAGCTAGCTCTCTTTTAACGCTTTCCGTACCACCTTGACTGTTTTTGCTTATTTCATTTTCTTCAAACGGCATTATTATTTCTCCTGTGATTACTGTACCATTTCCAAGCACTATCAATTATTTTTTCTATATTACTATGACTATAATTAAAGTCAGTTGCGTTAATAAACTTCGTGGGATCTGCTACTAAAAAATCTGGGTCCCCTTCTCTTGCAATATCATAAACTGCTTTTATTTTTTCACCAGTAATATTACAGAATTTTTCATATAGTTGCTTAACAGATATACCACTTTTTGTTCCTAAATTAAATATATGCGCACCGGGGTTACTGTTTAAATAATTTAAGGCAGTGAATTGTGCTTCACATACATCTAATACGTGAATATAATCTCTAACGCATGTACCGTCAATTGTTTGATATCTATTACCAAATATATTAAATTGCTCTTTTGTAGATGCGCTATTGCATAGTTTTTGTATTACGTGACCTGATTCTAAGTGATCACCAACGTCAGTATATGCTCCGGCTACATTAAAATATCTAAACGACACTGAAGGTATTTGATTGCAATTCCAAACATCTTTTAGAAGATGCTCACACATAAGTTTGCTTCTACCATATGCCGTAAAAGGTGTAGGTGTAAGATCTTCAGTGCAGGGTGTAGCTCTTGTACCGTATACAGCAGCGGTAGAAGAAAAGATGACAGGTCCCTTCCATCCCATCATTATTAGGTTATCTAATAACTTAGATGTGGCTCCGATGTTATTATTGTAGTAAAGGGAAGGCCTACGAGTGCTATGAGAAACGTCAGCCGAGGCTGCTAGATGAAATACTGCGTCTACTTTTAAGTTGCTTGCTTCATATGCAACGGAATTTTTTACTATGCTATCATGAACAAACTCATCGTAATAGTCATGAGCAGGAATATTAACGTCTGTTCCTAGTACAAAATGACCTTTTTCTTGTGCAACTTTACAAAGCACTGAACCAATGTATCCGGCGCTACCGGTTATAAGCAGTCTCAATTCGTTTCCTCAACTCAGTCGTACTAAATCCGTGATCACGATTATTAAAGTATAATTCTATATTATTATCTAGGCAGTATTGTTTAGCGGTAAAATCACGACCAATATAATCAGCACCTACAAACCTAACATTAGGTTTAATCGACCTTAGTATTTCTTCGATCTCTGCTTCGTACACATAAGGTATAACCTCGCTTATGTATCTGCATGAATTAAGTTGCACGTAGCGTTCAAACAGGCTCTGTACAGGTTTATTCTTTTCTTTTCTTTCAATTGAAGGATCAGCTTGAAGGCCTACAATTAAATAGTCACAATTCTGTTTACATTCTCCAAACATAAGATTGTGTCCGGCATGACACAAGTCAAACGCACCAAATGTTATTCCTACTTTCATAAATCAAACTCTACTGCTTTAACACTATCAAATCGAAATGATCTCCAACCTTTAGCATCTAAATCATATACCGGGCATACCTCAGGATTTGGTTCTTTGACTCGATCAGTCTTTTTTTCAAAATCTTCAGTAAGGCCTGAATTAAGAGTACAGTTCATAATACGTTCAGTACCGTCTTTTTTTGTAAATATTACTCTTGCAGGGCCAGCTTTAAGCATGTCCACAAGCCACTTTCGACCCTCGATATTATCTACTTTACTTACCATTTAATTCTCCATAAACAAAGAGAGGGGCGTTTGCCCCTCTTCTGTTACACCTTTACAAATTAAACCAAACCAGCAGCAAGGGCACGATAACCGGCTGCAATCACTTTACGTGAAGGTGTACCAAGGCGGTACTTGTTAACAACACGGCCTTTAGTATCTACATGACGGTTATTGTAAATGGGAAGACCATCTTCCATACGAAGAGTAGAAACTACTTTCGAGGGAGACGCAATGCCAAATTGAGCGGTAATTTGCTTGGAGGACATTTCACGGCCTTCGAAAAAAGCTTTACGGAGTTTTTGCTTCTGAGTAAACATATTATTTCCTTTCATGTTAAATTAAATGCCTAACTGGCCTATACAATATAATATTTACTTCAAAAAAAATCAAGCCTGGTCAGTGTCTTTAGAATTTTTCTGTACTGTGCGCTGGGCTTGTTCGGAAATAAGTTGAGACATGATCATGTGTTTACGAAAGTGCATTAAGCTTTTTTGATCAGGAAAAGGAAAAAGCGAAAGCATTCTTTTTGTAGTTTTGTTCATTTTAAAGGTACTAGTTGATTTCATTTTTGTAGCGAGTACGCCTCCTTAGTTAATTTAATCACATTACCTTTTTCGTTGCGTATAACGAAATAGGATTTACCATCAATATCTTCTTCATTGATAAGGTCACCTAAGATAAGCTCCCCATTAAGACGGTTTTTAAATTTTAAACCTCTCTTAATTAGGAACTGCGGTCGTTTAGGTTTTCTCATAGTGTAAGCCTGCTTTACAAACATAATAACTATCGATAATATCTGATACGGGGTTAGATGCGGAATTAGATAATTTTAACATTTTTCTAATATCATATCCAGTTTCGTTACGGAATGCAATTTCCATTGCAGCCTTATTAGAGTTACCTTTTCCAGTAGCTTGTTTTTTAACCACAGTAGGAGGTATGGTAGTATAAGTTATGCCTGATTTCCATAACGTAAATTTTAGTATACCGCAGTTCTCAGCTATATTAAAAACTCTACCAGTTGATGAAAAAGAGTAGTCCTCAATAAAAATATGCTCAGGGCTTTCTTCGTATATGATGTGAACTATCCATTTAGTAATATTATAATATCTTTCGATATCATTATTATACTCTTGTATCATGGTGCCGTTAAATGGTGTGATATTACCTTCTAATTTTTTATTATTAGTAAGGTAAAAAAATTTACATCCATTTACATTAAGTTCATCACCCTCAAAGAAACAACAAGCTGGGCTTGTAAGGGATAAATCAATACCTATAATCTTCATCGTCATCCATATCGCCGTCGAGGTCATCATCAACTTCTTCGTGCTCTATCTCACTACCGCAATAAGGACAAAACGAAATTGGTTCTTCAATATCAAATGCCGGCTGAACTAGAAATTCAGCTCCGCATTCGTAACAATTTAAATTATCTTTATCTGACATATTTACTCCGTCTTAAAAATAGTTACACCTGCCTTATGTAGCAAATCTAACCCGGAGGACTCTCTATAAGGTATTTTCCAGTAAACAGTTTTTATTCCTGCTTGTATAATCATTTTAGAACACTCAATACAAGGAGCATGAGTAAGAAAAAGAGTAGAACCTTCTCCTGAGCCTCCTTGCCTTGCTAGTTTAGTAATTGCATTAGCTTCAGCATGAATTACTTCTGGTTTAGTTTTTGACTTTACCCACCCTGCTGTGTCTTTATATGCTCCAAAAGTATAACCTTGACTGACCATTTCATCATAAACCAGCTCGGTATTATCTGCAATAAAGTCAATACTTTCACAACTGTTATCCATTCCTTCTGGTGTACCATTGTATCCAAAAGAAATAATATTTTTATCTTTTACTATTACTGCGCCTACTTTAAGTCTGGTTGCATAAGAAAGGGTAGCTGTTTCTTCTGCTACCCTCATAAAAAACTTAACAAACTTTTCTTTCATTAATGAAACTGACCTTCTTCTGCCCATGCTTTTTGTATTTCTTGTGCTAATTTTTCGTACATTATGCTGCCTTCCCCCATACATCGTCCCATCTACCGGATAAAGCTCCTTTTGCATAATCAGTAACTCGATTTTCAAAAAAGTTTCCATGTATAGGGGCGTTAATCATTTCTTCAACCCACAATAGTGGGTTACGTTTTACTTTAAAAATACCTTTCATACCCATCGAAATAAGTCTTCTATCCGCAATATATCTAATATATTGTTTAACTTGCTCAGGTGTTAAATTTTCCATTGGTCCTAACTTAAATGCAAGATCAATAAACTTATCTTCCAGCTCAACCATTTTCTCTGCAATGGTGTAAATTTTAGACTTAAGACTATCATTCCATACTTCTGGATTTTCATTAATAAAAGTTTTAAATAACTTGAGCATATTCTCTGTATGCATTGTCTCATCAACAATAGACCAAGTAATTATTTGACCCATACCTTTCATTTTGCCGTGCCTTGGAAAATTAAGTAGCATAATAAATGAAGAGAAAAGTTGCATGCCTTCCGTAAAGGCTGAGAATACTGCAATATGTGTTGCAGTATTTTCTTTAGTCGAATTCTTAGCCGATATATCCATTACATATTCATGTTTTTCTCTCATTTCTTGATACTCTAAAAATTCATTATACATTGTTTCTGGTAATCCAAGAGTCTCAATAAGATGGGAGTATGCTGCAACGTGTAGTGCCTCTCTTGCGGCAAAACCTAAAAGCATCATTCTTACTTCTGGTTGAGGAAAATAAGGTAAATAATTCTTAACGTACCCTCCAGCAACATCAATATCACCCTGTGTAAAAAATCTAAAAATATTAGTAAGAAAAGTTTTTTCTGACTGTGTTAATTTTTTATTCCAGTCTTTTACATCTTCGAGCATCGGCACTTCAGTATGAAGCCAGTGTGATTGTTCGTGCTTTAGCCATGCCTCATACGCCCATGGGTAATAAAATGGTTTAAAATGATCTCTGTTTTCTGAAAGATTTAAATCTATTTTTTTCATCTGCATTCCCTTAATTTGTTATTGTTTTTTATTAAAATCTTTCATCAGCTCATCATGTACAGGTCCTAAACTATCCCCTTCATATCCTATAATTGCACTTGACATTTTTGTTTTATCTGGCCAGCGCTGTAAATTAAAAAAGTACATACCTTTATTATAAGATGATAATTGATGCCATTGATCATAACGAAGAACTTCGGTACGTACATTATGTTGATTGTGATCAATATTACTCCAGACGGGTTCTTCTTCTAAGCTATCTCCACGCCTTCCTTTTCCATTACCACCTACAACAATAATTGTTTGCTCAAAAGGGTGGTAATGCTTTGAAGTATTAAAGTAAGGACTACCGATATAAAATTCTGCTTGATAGTGGTCGTGTCTGAAAATAATAACGCTAGTGCCTACATCAGTAAAATAAACTTCGGACGGGGTGGGTGATTTTCTTGGAAATCCATTATTAATGTACCAGTCAACAAATGCATCTAAATTATTCCATGTATCAGGTATAATCATTTTATCCCTCACAAGCAAGACATGCATCACCTTCTGTGAGTGCTTTGAGATCAATTTCTTTAATTACTTCTCGTTCTATCTTCTTGGCTACTTTATCAGCTTTAGCTAACTTTTCACTTCTACAATAATATAATGTTTTAAGTCCTTGTTTCCAGGCTTGAAAATGTACAGCATGTAGATATTTAATATTTACATCCGGTCTAAAAAAGAGGTTAACGGATTGCGCTTGGTCAATGTAATTTTGTCTGTCAGCTGCGTGCTCCACAACCCATCGTTGGTCAATCTCCATACTCGTTTTAAAAATGTCTTTTTGCCAATCATCGAGGAATTCCAGGTGTTGAACTGATCCGTCGTTAGCAATAATACTGGACCATACTTCTTCATACCAGCCCTCCTTATGATTTTTAGACTCTTCTTTTATAATTTTATCCAAATATCGATTCTTATTCAAGGATGATCCACTTAGGGTGTCCTGTCTATAAGCATTAGCCCGAAAAGGCTCAATAGAAGGAGAAGTATTACCCATGATGATGGATGAAGAAGCATTAGGAGCAATAGCCAACATATGACTGAAGCGTAGACCGGTACCTTTAGCGTCAGGAGCCTCTCCACGCTCAGTGCCAAGTTCTTTATTAGCCGCATCTAGTCCCTTTTTAACGTGCTTGAAAACTTTGTGATTAAGGCTTGTAGCCAGTGCAGACTCCCAGGGTATACTGCTACGCTGCAATAAAGCATGCCAGCCAAGAGCACCAACACCAATAGAACGCTCACGGGTAGCTGAGTAGCGAGCCCTACTAATAGCATCAGGAGCATTATCAATAAAATATTGAAGAACATTGTCGAGCATTTCAGCCACGTCTTTAAGAAACTTATCATCTTTTCTCCACTCATCATAGTATTCAAGGTTAAGAGAAGATAGACAGCACACAGCTGTTCTCTCTTTATCTGTAGGTAAAATAATTTCTGAACATAAATTTGATTGTCTTATTTTAAGTCCAAGTTTCTTTTGAAACTCTGGCATATTTCTATTTGATGTATCAATGAAGTGTAAGTACGGCTCACCGGTCTGCATTCTTATTTCTAAAATTCTTTGCCATAACTCTCTAGCCGATACCTTGTCTCTTACATCTCCATTGTGTGGGTCTTTTAATTCCCAGGTATCATCAATGTGAGGGTCTTGCATACACTTCTCAATCAACTCCATAAAGTCATCAGTAACATTAATACCGTGATGTAAGTTAAGTGTCCTCATATTAGGATCACCTGTTGGTTTTCTCATTTCCAAAAATATGAGAATGTCAGGGTGACTAATGTCAAGATAAGCAGCATAACTGCCACGTCTGGTGCGGCCTTGCCTGTAAGCCAAACTAGAAGCATCGTAAGTACGAAGGTGAGGCATAACGCCGACAGACTTGTCATCAGCTGAACGAATTCCAATCCCAATTCCTACACCTCCTCCTAGCATCGATAACCAATTAACTTCCGATAAACAATCGACAAGCCCTTCCGCAGAGTCGTCCAAGTAAGGGAGAAAGCATGATATAGGAAGACCACGCTTACTCCTACCAAAAGATAAAATGGGAGTACTATAAGAAAGCCAATGTCTAGAAGAATACTCATATAACCTTTGCGCATGTGCTTCGTTCGAGCTAAAAGCTTTAGATACATAAGCAAACCTCTCTTGTGGTGATTGTTCTTCTTCCTTCATGTAGCTTTCTCTAAGTCTCTTAATACCTAACTCGTCAAAAAGAGAGTCTCGAGAATAGTCTACCTTAATGCCGTGAATCAAATCAGACATACACTGCCTCTAGTTATTTTTTTCTACAAAGTCTTGAATGAGTGGGAACACATCACTGATCACTTTGGCGCATGCTTTAGCCACTTCGATATGTTCTTTTTGCGTTCCGTTGGAGGATCGTAGTTGTATATAGTGCACCCAAGATCTCAGAGAACCGTTGCAATACAGCTTTGAAACAGTATTTCCTTCTGGTAATACACTCCGGGCTTGCTCTTTGGCAATACCTTTTTCTATGGCCCAAAGGTAGGCATTTTTAGCCTCATCAATTACTTTTTTCTGTATTAGTTCCCATTGATAGGCCAGCCTCCTATGATCATCGTCTCCGTATTTTAACTCAACGGAGTTTTGTCTATTAGTTGGGTCTTGTAACCGACACTCTCTAAGAACGAAATTGAGTTCTTTAACTGGGTCACTATATCGTTGGGAGAACTCTTGAAAGGAAAATGATCTATGACGTAGGAGTTGTCTTGCAATGTCTCTTGTGGTTTCAATTTCCAAGCAGAGTGAAACCATTTCAAGGGGTGACCAATGTCTGTTTCTGACAAGGTATCGGATGAGCTTTTCAGAAGTCTCGGTATTGAACTGATTGGTTGGATTGGAAACTCTGGCGCAGAACGCGACCAGGTCTTGTGCGTCGTATAGACCTTCATCAGCAAGCCACCTTTCGGGTTTAGAATAACTAACAATTTTCACGTTCATAATATATCTATGCTTTACTCCACTGTGAGAGACGGGCTCTAGCACCCAATCCAGAAAAAATATTTTTATTAATTATTTTCATTGGATCAAGTCCAATCAGAACCATATCATTTATGTCTTTAGCCATTACATCATCTGGCCATATGACAATATTATAGCCTTTATTAATTGCTTTCTCCATTCGAGACACAATTTGTTTATTACGAGGTTCGTTATCAAAAATAAATGTCAGTTTAGAATTAGTTTGTAATGTAAGATCGGCGCCGGCCATAGCAATGGCGTTAGGTATAAACATTGAGTCGATCGGTCCTTCTAGCACAAATACTTCCTGACTAAAATCAACCGTATCTAATCCGAACACTTTAGGTTTATCTTCATCAAACATTATGGTGATATAGCGAATAGAATTAGGGTTAAACGCCCGACCCTGAATGCCAAAACAGTTACTCTCTTTGTCAATGAATGGTATCACCAGACGTGGTTCGTCAACAGCGTCTCCATTGAATTTTCCAGGCAGAACACTATTAATCCACTGTTTGAACTTCGGTGCATAGCATAGTTTATGATGGTAGATCGGAGGAATTCTCCGCTTCATTACGTACTGTTTAACCGGGTGGTCCGGTGTTAACTGACTAACCTTCTTAAGAAACTTAAGAGGAGAATCAATACGAAACTTAGGATGATGTATCTTAGTAATATCTGGTTCGGTATTAGCTGGTCGTTCCTTGTTAAGAAACTGTTCTTGAACGTATTCGTTATGAAGATTAGGATCGATCTGTTTTAGAAAGTTTCCAAACAACATCGATGCACCGCAATTGTGACAGAAGAATAAAAACTTGTCTTTCTTCTGATAGAGATACCCCCGGGCTTTATATGTGTTCTTTTGAGAATCACCACATATAGGACACCGGAAGTTATAGGACTTTTCGTTCAGCTTGGTAAACCGCTGTAAACGGTTTGACAGCAAAGAAATATATTTGTGTTCAATGAATAACATTATGTATAGTAATGATCTAGTTTAACCGTACCACAGAGTGATTATATAAAAAAGTACAGCTAAAGGCAACTAATATGTGTTAGAAGTAAGTGTTATGTTTTTATTGGATATGGAAAGCCCAGACGCATCACTAAAAGTCTTACCACCTGAATCTGTATAGAGCCCGGCACCAATAGAGCTAGATGTAACTTCAGCATTAGATGTACTGATTGTTATATTTTCTATTGTATAAGTTATTCCTCCTGCAGTTAAAGTACCGGTTATGCCCCCTGCTGTGGGGTAGGTAAAGATATTTTGATAGAAAGAAAAATAGCATTTGTTACCTGATACAGTAGCAGCTGCTACTGTAGGATATATTTCTGGAATATTATTATCCTGTCTGAATCTTACAGCCCAACTTACGGTTTTATTAGTAAATTTTATTAAAAAAGGTGAATTTTTGTATTCGGCCGATCCTCCAAAATCATGGGATCCAAATACATAATAACTACCATCATAATCCACTACTCGCCGTACAAAGCTATAACTTTTACCATTAGCAACTGCAGGGGTAAACCAGAATGTATTACTACCTGTAGGAGTGGTAATACAGTACTCTTTTTGACTAGCAGAATTTAATATAGGACCGTTTGAATATTTTATAACTACTCCGACAAAATCGCCATTATTATTAAGAAATGCAGATTCGTGATAAAGTGATCCACTATATGTTAATCTTCTTGCTGTTGGAGACGTCGCCCAACTGGTGTTTGCTATTACGTAAGCAGGATCACCGGCGTTAGGGTTATGGTAGCTTGTTATAGTGTTTCCGGATATAAATCCCCCATAAATATCAGCATTTGTTCCTCCTGAAAAAGTACTGTAAAAGGCATATTGTGGGGACGCCAGACTACCCGTTGACTCGTTTAAAACCAACCAGCCTGCATCATTACCGCCATTTTGAGCAAACCAAACTGTATTAGAATTTGAATTAAAAATAACAGATTTTTGATAGGATGAAGGAGCATCTGTGGATCCTGAGACACTATAATCCTCTGAATCATACAATTTTTTCCACACTATATTACCATCACTTGTCAAAAGAGCTAACATTATAATGTTATATTCAGGGGAATCAACACCTATTGGAATAAACAACTTTCCATTACCTATACTCATACTCCCAGTATAATAAGAAAGCAATCCAGATACATTTATATCTTTTGCCCAAACCACTGATTGTGTATCTAAATTATATTTAAAAATAGCTAATGAGCGGTTTGAACCGTAACGCAGAGCACCATAGCAGAAATTAACTCCTGAGTCTACTTCAAACTCACCGGCTTGAATCTGAGCATTACTATCACTAATATTAAAATTAGAGAAACGCTGTGGATCAGCTTGTGTAAGAAAATAAAGTACGAGATCGGCCACCCTGCTAGCGGCAGCCACTGTAGCTCTAATCGTAACGGAAGTATTAACCTGAGCAGTATTAGGCGTTCCCGTAATAGAACTGCCCGAAATGCTTAAGTTAGCTGGAAGAGAGCCTGATTGAACTGAGTAGGTTATTCCTCTACCTGATGCACTGGTTGCAGAAAGAGAGATTGTATTAGCTGTGCCAGTAAAAAGAGAATAAGCAGTACCGTTTGCTGGTGATGACCAAGTAACTGCGTCCTTATTATAAGTGATACTAAATGATCTTGTAGTCTCTTGATTTTGTGAATCTATCGCATCTACATAAAATGTATACGTAGTAGTAGGATCTGTAGCAGGCACTGTACCTGAAATATATCCATTAGATGCAAGGGTAAGCCCGGAGGGCAGCGAGTTACCAGCGGCCATCGCATACGTAACAGAGCCATCACCAGTAGCCGAAAGGCTTACGTTAAATGTATTTGCTTCGTACGGGGATCCAACAGAACCAGAAGAAGTAGACCAGACAGGAGCATTAGAATAAGTGATGCCGGGGACAGAGATTGCTGTTGCACCATCGACATTAACAACATACAGTGAATAATTAGATGCTGCTTTCGCTGGTGCTACAAACGTTAATGTGTTTGCATCAATAAAAGAAACTACTCCAACAACAGCACCATCAATATAAACAGTACTTGTATTTTTAAATCCTGAACCGTTTATAGTTATAGTTTGACCACCAGCCGGTAGTGCAGCTGTATCATCACCGGCATATGTTATGGTTGTAATCTTTGGACCAACACCCTGGGTAATTGTACTTACAAGATTAGCCTCAAGCCCGGTAGCTGGAATAGTGGTTAATGGTGATGGCATTAAAACAGCCTTTCTATTCTAATGTGTGCAATTATATATCCAGCCACGGCTGCGGCTCCTAAAAGCATCCACCTCCATTTTTCAACAATAGACAGTCTATTATCCATTGTGGAGAATTTTTTTAGTAATATTTCATGCTGCTCTTTTTGCTCCTGGCGCATTTCTTTAACGTCAGAAGCAATATTCTTAACCTCGTTTTCTAACACGGCTATCCTCGAAGAAGTTTTATCGAACATTTCAATATCGTGCATATAATTTTTTTAAACAGCCACCCTTCTTATGGCGCGTGTGTAGAGGGAGTTATTAGCAAAAACCCCATTTAATCTGCCAAGCGGAAAGCTAATGGCATATGCTACCGAATCTTCCTTTGTAGTTGACCAGTACTGACTACTCTCAAATTTTTGAGCCCCGGAAGTTTGAAATGCTGCTACAGAAGTTGTATCGTAATAACTACTACTATTTAACGTTGCTGCAGATGGAACTCTTGCATAGGGGTTTCGATTAGATACCCCGTATCCTGCATAAGACGGCACAAACCAATCTCCGTAGGACGACGATCTCCCAGGGCTAAGATGGTAGGCAATAATATCAAATTCCATAATAGATGGTATATACCAATCAGTATATCCGTTTATATTGAGACTTCTAGCCCACTGAAAAGCCGGCCACGTGCTGTTGTTATTATTATGAGTAGCGTTATACCCATCGTAATATAATGGGCCAGCTACTCGAGATTGTCCGATAGGGACTGTATTATTCATCGGACCTAAAACTTGCTGTGATTCACCAGATGCTTTTGGTGCTACTAATAGGTAATACTGAACACCCGTATCTTCATAATAAATTTGCCCGGCATAGTAACCACCTTGATAAAATTGACCTATAGTAGAAGGTGCTGGATCGATGATTGCAAAATAAAGAGTTCTATCCGCAAAGCGATTAGTTCCGTTAGCTGTAGCTCTTATTACGACCGAAGTGTTGGCCTGAACAGAATTTGGTGTGCCTGTAACGCTGTTGTTCGAGATAGAAACGTTTGCTGGAAGAGATCCAGATTGTACTGTATAAGTTATAGATTTACCAGCAGCGCTGTTAGCTGTGAGTGTGAAGTTATTAGCCACTGACATATCCCAGGCATAAGCAGCACCGTTTGCTGGGGACGACCATATCACCTCATCTTTTGTATATGTGACACTAAACGATCTTGATGTTTCTTGATTTTGATCGTCAACAGCATCAACGTAAAATGTATATGTTGTAGAAGGGTCTGTTGCAGGTATAGTGCCGCTTAACAATCCATTTGCTGCAAGCGTTAGTCCGGTCGGTAAAGTATTTCCAGCTGCCATTGCATAAGAAACAGAACCGTCACCTGTAGCAGAAAGGTTTATACTGAAAGCTGTAGTTTCATATGGAGTACCAATAGAACCTGATGATGTTGACCAGACAGGCGCATTAGAAAAAGAAACTCCCGGAACAGCAATGGCTGTAGCGCCGTCAGGGTTTACAACGTATAACGAATAATTAGATGCTACTTTAGCTGGTGTAACAAATGTCAGAGTATTAGCATTAACATATGATACTACTCCAACCTGGGCACCATCAACATACACAGCACTTGTCAATAAAAAATTAGACCCATTTATGGTAATAGTTTGACCACCGGCTGGCAAGGCCGCTGTATCATCCCCTGGATAAGAAATAGAAATAATTCTAGGTATCCCGCCACCAGACTGAATTTGCTGGACAACGTTTGATTCTAGACCTGAAATAGGGATAGTAGTTAATGCCATTTAGACCGCCGATAGAACGTTTATGGTAGCATTAATATAGGTATTTAATTGCTCTTTTTCTTGAAGCTCTTCTGCGTTCATTGTAATTGCAGTAGATAGATCAAGACCGGCCAGAAGTTCTTTATACTCTTCCGACGACAGTCTACCCTCGTCATAATCTTTAGCATACTCTGTTAAGTAGGCTTTAATTTCATTTAATGTCATCTTGGTTTAGCCCCTATTACTTTTTGTATTGTTTCAGCATTTGAATATATTTGTTTCATTTTAGCTTTACAGTAAGCCTCACCAACCTTTTCATTCTTTTCATAATGATCAAATGCACCTTTTACAAGTGTGCTCAGGTCTGCAGTAAGCTTTGTTGAATCTTTATTATCAGGTAAATGTTGGCTAAAGTTTTTAGCTTCAACCGATATAAAATACATTCCTTCTAAATCAGATTGTATTTGTTTTTTGTTGGTGCAATTTGGTTCGGCCAAATATGCCATTGTTCTAATTTTATTTACTAATGCATACTCAACATTATCATATGGTGCGAGAAAATAAGACTCATATAACTTAGTTAGTAATGGAGCACACCCGGTTAGTAATAAAACAACTGGAATCAATAAAAGTTTTTTCATACTAACCTAAAGACCATATTTGTGAGGTGCCAGTATTTCCGCCCCCTCCAGTAGATGGAAACTCACTATCTAATAATGCATGGAACGGTGCATGCGTTAACCCTATTAGTCCTCCGGCTGCCACATACGTAATATAAGAGGCATTTTCTGGGGCGTCTTGATCTGATAGTGTTAGGGCCCCGCCCCCGCCAGCAACAATAACACTTGCATATGTATGATCAGGGTCAAGAGACGGTCTAAATGTATTGGCTGATAACCCTATCTGTCCTCCGCCTGGTACGTAAGTTAAGTAGGAGGCATTTTCCGGTGCATCTTGATCAGATAACTCAAGTGCGCCACCACCACCGGCGGCTATTAAGGCAGCGTAGGTAAAGTCCGGATCTAGACTTAGCTTGAAGGTATTACCAGACAAGGCAATACCTCCCCCACCAACAGCATAGACCTGAAAACTATCTAAGTGTGGGTCAGCACCGTCAAAATCCCCTACATTTATGGGCATTACGCAACCTTAATTAAGAAACTATCAGTGTAGGTGTTACCGTACTGACTAACACCTATAAACATATTAATATTCATATATGTGGTATTAGTTCCACTTTCGTTTACTGTTACCTGCTGTCTATTTGTTGCTACTGAAGAACAATACGATGTGGGACCAGATAAGGACTTGTAAATACCTTTAAGTCGTCCTCCAGGGTTAAAGCTCATCCCGTAAATAGAATATACAATAGGTACTGCAGGTGGTGTTAAGGCGCCTGAAGATGTATCTACCGCTGGAGCATAATGTACCGCGCGGTACGTGCTTGGATAAGAGCCGTATATATTATAACTATAGTATCCAACACTATGATTAATAGAATGAAACAGCATGTTTGGAGAATTATATAATCCTGAACCAGCAGGTGCCGTAATATTAGGATATTTAATTCTTACTGCAGTAGGTGAAGTATACATTGGAGCAATTTGATTTGCATATCCATAATAAATTGGGCTGCCAGAGATAGGGTCCACTGCGTTATATGAGTTGTTGGACCAGCTAGTAGCGTGTACGCTGTCCCATCCAACGTACTTATGAAAAGATATGTTAGCTGCTGAAGGTGTTCCACCGTTTACGGTCATTACTCTTTGCCAGCCAAAAATACTTTGAGGGTACATCCAGCGATTGAATTGAAATCCAACTACAGGAGGATTATCATCATAACTATCTTCCCATCCTTGAGTAGTTCTTTTTCCGGAATACACCATACCGCATCCACGGTTTAAAATAATAATATAATCGCTTGTCGCTGCAACATAAAATAAATTAGCGTTCTCACCAATTGAGTTTGTATAGCTGCCACCCCATGTCATATGAGACACATTAAAACAAGTATGATAAGCAGGATTGCTTTGATAAGAAGGATTAGACCAAGAATTATTAACATCAGTTAATAAGCTGCTTGTTGTACCTATGCCTGAACTATAGTTACCACCGTAAGATCCAGACCCCCATACCGCAGTATTACTTACACCGGTGTAAAAAGCCAGGTGAGGGTAGGAGTTAAACGATGAACCAAAAGAATAAGAGGGGTTAGTTCTAATTGTAAACATATGATACGGATATTGATTTTTTCCAGTATCAGTGTATAAATTTAAAGAGTAGGGGTAGCTACCGGAAGCCCCGGAAGAATTGTAAGTGTTTCCAATCAGATTATATGAGGTGTTGGATTCATCAACAGTCCAGCCTCCGGCTGATGTATTTGAAATCACAGTAATCATCTGATTGGATTCCATTGTTCCGGAAGGACCAGATATAACGTTACATGTTGGGGTTGTTCCGGCATTAGCAGTAGCAATTGTTCTAACTGCTCGCATAAAATTAATAGCATAGTTACGGTAGTCCGTATTTGAGCCAAGTCCTGCGTCGATGGTTGCAAACATGTTTATATTTCTCCGTTAATCTGCGTTTAAAGCTAAACTGAATGAGTTATTTGCTGGTAATATTACTTTTATTTTACTATCTTTATCTGTATATGTTCTATAAGCTTCTATTGTGCGCGTAGAAGTTCTACTTACACCATATACGTAATGATTAGTATTTCCACCAAGTTCGTGATATACAAACACAGGATTTTCAATAGTAATTTGAGACCCGTTTGCTGCTACCATAGGTGTGGATGGTAAAGCCGTACTAATTAATGTTAAATTAGCACCGTTTGATGATTGGGTAAAGTAAGCTCCGTTTGCTGCTGGTAGCGCTACTCCAAAAGCAGAATTAGCATTACTAAACACGTTAGAGATTTGATCAAAGCCAGCCATTAGAACTGAGTCTGTGAATTCTCTTGTAAGCCCGGTGTGACTAATATCACACAGCGTTACTGATTTTGCAGCGTTGCCCGAATAGGTAGGTGTATCCATATGGAATGTTTCGGCGCCTGCTATAATGTAAAACGTTATCCCTGCTGTTGCGGATTGAGGTGCCATTGGCGAGGAAGAAGTACCAGTATTTGGAAACGACCTCGTATGGTCAGTATTAGCAAATGTATCGTTCGCTGCAGTATAATTTCCTGACGCTGTAATTGACGTCCAATTATTACCGGAAAAATTTATTCTAAAATAATAGGTCTTGCCGGTGTAGTCATTATGGTTTTTAGAGAACGCCATCGCTGAAGAGTTAACCACGGCATATGTATTAGAAGGGAAGGAACCGTATACCAGAGTAGAGGTTTTATTACAATTGACCCCGAAGTCATTTGCTGTTGCAATACTTCCAGACAATATAGAAACAATATCGCTCTTTATAGTAGTTAGTGTTGCGTTAGGATGGGAAACGTATTTTACAAACATTTAAGGTCTCCGGTTATTCTGCAGAATTAATTTCGTATAAAAACGAAAAATTATTCGAGGAAATTTCTTCTTTTAAAAAAAGTACTGTATTATTTGATTCACTATCAATAATAACACAATGGGACTTGTTAAAGTCACCATTTACCACCATTAAAAGCTCTTCCGTTGCAACTGCAATAGATGAGGTGTTTGCGGGCACGTTGCCAGTATACGAATAAACGTAAGCTTGAGTAGGAGGATTGTGTCCCCATCCCATATCCTGGAAAAAGAACTTTTCAGCGTTTGCTTTTAGCATTTTTTTTATTCCTTTAATAAATGTATTATTACTTATGTAGCCGTATACTGAAGAGAAACAGTTAAGTCAGTAGCTGTTCCATTGGTTATATCAAGCGACAGATAGTCACTAGTCGTAAGTGATATATTGGCTGTCGCCGGTGTTATTTTATAGTTACCATTAGTTATGGAGCTTGTAGCTGCTGTAGTACCGTTTTTCTTTAAAACAAATGTTACAGACCCAGAGGCTGCAACACCAATGCTTGCGTAAATCTTACTAATATTTATAGAAAATGGTGGGTACCATCTTGCTGTTCCTGTATAAGTTGCAGCAACCTCTCCAGTTTGCTGCACTGTAATAAAGCGTGGGGCACTTATTGAAGTAGACACTCCATTGGCTGTTGTCTGCAGTGTGTTATTTGCAACTGTTAGAGTAACATCACCAATAGTAATTGTATTACCAGAAAGATACAGATCTTTAAATCTCATATTAGAGGTTCCAAGATCGTAGCTAATATTGGCATTAGGAACAATACTACCTCCAACTGTAAGAGTGTTGGAAGTTTTATTAAAGGTTAGTGCTGCCGAACTGTTAGCTGATCCACTATCATTAAATAAAACCTGAGTATTTGATCCTCCGGTAGGCCCTGTTTCACCCTTATCACCTTTTGATCCTGCCGCACCAGCATCGCCCTTATCGCCTTTGTCTCCGTTTACACCGATAGTTCCATCTACACCCTTATCACCTTTAGATCCTACTTCACCCTTATCACCTTTTGATCCTGACGAGCCGGTATCACCTTTAGCACCACCTGCAATAACAGTTACATCAATTGCAGCATTGTTAGAGGGTGCAGCAGAAAATGTAATTGTGTTTCCAGAGACAGAGTATGCAGACTTAAGCTGGGCAACACCGTCAATAATGACAATTGTATGATCTTCATCAATTGGTGTTACTGATAATGTGTAAGCGGTAGCCGATCCATTACCGGTAAACGTGTCTAATGTAACATCAAATGTATTGTATGGGCCGGTATCACCCTTTGTACCTATCTCACCTTTATCGCCTTTATCGCCTTTTGATCCAGCTGTACCAGTATCACCTTTTGACCCTGCCGCCCCAGCATCGCCCTTATCGCCTTTGTCACCGGTAGTACCTATCTCGCCTTTATCACCCTTCGATCCTGCTGTACCGGTATCTCCTTTTTGTCCTTTGGCGCCGCCGGCAAAAGTAGATACTTCAATATTATATCCGTTGGCCGGCGCTGAACTAAATGTTAAAGTATTACCTGATACTGAGTAAGCAGTCTTTAACTGAGCAACACCCTCGATAATTACTACCGTATGATTTTCATCTATTGGTGATGATGTTAGTGTATATGAGGTAGCCGATCCATTACCGGTAAATGTATCTAATGTAACATCAAATGTATTGTAAGGACCGGTATCACCTTTTGTGCCTATCTCACCTTTATCGCCTTTTGAACCAGTATCCCCTTTTTGTCCTTTAGCACCACCGGTAAAAGTAGTTACTTCAATGGCTGCATTATTTGAAGGAGCAGATCCAAACGTTATTGTATTGCCGGAAATATCATAAGACGTTCTTAGTTGAGCAACACCATCAATAACTACTACAGTGTGGTCTTCATTTACAGGAGTAACCGCAAGTGTAAATGAGTTTGCTGATCCATTGCCAGTAAATATGTCTGTTGATACGTCAAAATAATTAACAGGACCTATTTCGCCTTTATCGCCTTTAGTGCCGGTGCCAGTATCACCTTTTTGACCTGTATCACCTTTATCCCCTTTAGAGCCGGTATCTCCTTTGTCTCCATTTGAGCCAATTATACCGTCAATACCTTTATCACCTTTTGATCCTGTATCGCCTTTATCGCCTTTAGATCCTGTATCGCCTTTATCGCCGTTTACACCTATAGTACCATCAACGCCTTTGTCACCTTTGCTACCTTTATCACCAACATCACCGGTTCGAGCAAATGTAATAATTATGTCAGTGTTATCAGACATCGTCGTAACACCAGACAGGTAGCTTACGGGAACCTCAAAATAGGTAGAATGATGTAGATGTGATCCTGTAATAGAATACAGAACAAAGTTAGCAGTATTTGACTTTTCAGTTACTGTAAAGTGACCTTTAATAGCTGATGTAGAATCATCTATTGTCTGCAGGTAAGAATAAACGTTTGCCGAGAGATCATCAAGATTGTTAATGAAGAGCTTGGTAGCTGATGTGAGAGTGGTATTATTAAATGCTAATAAACCTGTTCCAGGATCGGTATTTGCCGTTCCTGTATCATAGGTATAGTCAAAAGCGGCTCCGCCAAAGTTCCCTGTCTCACCTTTTGAGCCAGTATCACCTTTTGATCCGGTATCACCCTTATCACCTTTGGAGCCGGTAGCACCGGTATCGCCTTTATCACCAGTTACACCTACTTCACCTTTATCACCTTTGGAACCTGTGGTACCGGTAGCCCCAGTATCACCTTTTTGACCGGTTTCACCCTTATCACCGGTAGCGCCAGTATTACCTTTATCGCCTTTATCACCAATTTCACCTTTGGGACCAACATCACCTTTGATCCCTTGATCACCTTTTTGGCCTTTGTCTCCAGTAACACCAACCTCACCTTTTTGTCCTTTAAGACTTGAAAAGGTGTTAGCCTGAATTGCAAACTCGTTAATCTGTGTAAGTGCCATTTTTTTCTTTTAGGTTAGGTGTTAATACTTTTAATATTTATATTTGTTGTTAGAACGTAATAGTTTTTTCATTAGTACGGACCTCTGCTTCCTTTCCAAAACTTAAACTCATCAATGTAAGCATTTAGACTTAGGGACCCAGATCTAGGAGCTAACATCAAACTATATCCAGAAGAAGGTGATGTTGCGCTGGACATATTATATGTTGTTATGAGTGAATTATTTTTATAAATTTTTACTTGAAAAGTACCAGAATTATTTTCGTAAACCAACGCTAGTTTTTGCCATTGATTCAAAGTCAATAATCCATTATCTGACTGACTTCCGGAGCCGTTTACGGCTAAAAATAAAGCACCATTATTGTTATAATCTACTGTCCATCCCAGTTCTCCTGGTTCATTGTATCTACCAATAATAGCACACCTGGAGGCTGCTGGCGACATTGGATAAATTTGCATTTCAAATGCGCCTGAAATAATATTAGTGCCTTTGTTTACTCCCAAATCCCAATCGGAAGAATTTGTGCCTCCAAAAGATATATTTTTATTTGTTCCGTTAATTAAAATACTGTAGCTACCTGTATTGACTTGATTTTGTGATCTCGAAACCCCAGAAATACTCAATGATAGCGGCGATGAAGAAGAATCTACTAATGGTTCTTCCTCACCTTTCAAATATATGTCTGGTGCAGCTATTGCTGTTACAGTAAAGCTAAACGTTCTTGGTGAATCTTGTAATTCATTATCGGTTGCTAAAACCGTAAAAGAGTAAGAAGTATCAGAAGCTACGTCTGTATTACCACTAAACAGTCCATTGGCAGCAAGAGAAGAGTTTGCGGGCAGAGATGAGCCAGCCTGGAGAGAATATGATGCTGCTCCGGTTGCTGTTAACTGATAAGAATAAGCTGTTTTAGTTGCAACATTAGCAAGAGCAGAAGCAGTTACCCAACTAGGGCTTGCAGAGTATGTAATTCCATTTACTCTTGTAGCAGTACCTCCGTCCGGATTTACTACGTATGCGTTGTAGGTTGCTGCAGACTTGGCTTGCGCAACTACTCTAAGTTGCGTTGATGAGACAAACGTCACCGATGATGCTGATGTCGTATCAAGCAACACGGAGCAACCAGTAACAAACCCAGTACCATTAATTAAGAGGTATCCCCCTCCCACATCAACGGCCGTATCGTCCAGTACTGACCAAGAGGAGTTAGCAATTTGAACATTAGCTATTTTTGGGCCCCCGAGTGCAACCGTACTCGATATTTTCTCAGATGTAATCGTATTAGCTGCTAGATTATCAGCTGTAATTAAGGTAGGCATTATTTACTCTTTAGCTTTTGGTTCGTAGTAGTCTTTATATTTAATAATAATAGCTCTTTGAGATGCTATAAAATTACGAAGCTCGGCCATATTAATAGCTAACTCTTCATACCCTTCGTCTGTAAGACCGAAAAGAACTAAATCTACTTTCTTCTCTTTAAGCTCAGCAAACACCTTATCGGCGTTCTCAGGAGTAATCAATATCCACTTTGGTGCGCGCTGGGGTGGTAAAACAGGTACGGCTAGGTTAAGCTTGGTTCTCTCAACTGCTTTCTTCTGTATCTCAATTGGCTCAACACCCTTCCAGCCAAATACAGAACAGCCGCTAATTAGGAGCGCTATAGGAAGGATTAATAAGTGACGGACATTCACGGTTAGCCTCAGTTGGAGTTTTAGCTGCTTTTTCTTTTTCATTTAGAGGTGCACCTGCAGCTAGTTCCATGCATCTCATTGCGTTCTCAGTTCCTTTGTTAACAAGCTTTTCTACAAGGTCTGGCTTTTGTGCGGCAAACGCACCAAAGTCTCTTTTGTCAAACTTGTTAGTTAAAGTGTTAACGTCTTGCTTTTGTTTCTCGTTCTGTTCAGCTAACTGCTTGTTTGTTTCTTGTATCTGTACGATATCTTTTTCTTTTTGCTCTATTAGAGCCTGTTGTTCTTTAATACCATCCTGAAGCGCTTTATTGTTCATTTCAGATACGGCAAGATCGGCTTTAAGGTTAATAAGATACCATCCTCCTATACTTAACAGAACTATAATAATTAAAATAACTATTGCTTTAATTGCAGCACCAATACCCATCAGGCAATAAGTCCTTGCTTATAAACTACTTTACCATTCTCTCTCATTGCTGTCATAACTTGACGCTTGAGATTGCTAGGGTCATAAGAGACATGAACCCATCCAGAGTCAGGAATACCAGGGGTATAGAATTCTAAAATAAGTTGAGTAAACTGAAAATATTCTGCAATGTATTTTGCGAGATCGTAATTTGCAACTCCAGGAATTTCAATATCAGCTGCTTGACCTCGACAATGATCAGATGTACGTGAGCCCCCTACAGCGGCATTAACGTCAGGGTGGCGAAAACCAGAATTAACTTTAATTCCTCTTTGATATGCATCGCGTAAAGGCTGGAGCACCTGTTCACATAACATCTTTAAGTTTTGAATTTCAATTTCACCGGGAACGTTTTCTAAACCTTGGCGAAGAGCTGTTTCACTCTTGATCATTTCTGCTAATGAAAAATTTTCTGTAAGCTGCATTTTATACCCTCATCTTTCTTCTAATCATTTTTTTAAACGCTGCGTTCTTACCGGGAGGTTCACCCTGACTACCAACTCCAATACCTGCTATTTTGCCATCGCCGGCAACATTGACTGGCTCTTCTTCTAATTCAGACATCAATTTATTAACCAGCTCTTCAATCTCTTCTTCAGACATTGCTTCTAGTTTTTTTTGTTCTTTTAGTAGTAGTCCTGCAGCTGCATACGACATTAACTTAGAGTCACCTCCGGGGAATTTGGCCATTAATTTTTTAATATTAGCCGCTAATATGTCAAAATATCCCCATGCTTTTTTTTCTTCAGGTGTAGAAAGAGTTGCTCTTTTTCTAAGAACTTTGCCTTGGTCATTAATAATGCCAAGTTTGTACGCACTCCATTGATCAAATGGAGTCACAAGTCTAGTAATAAACTGATATACTAAAAATAAATCTACTATTGAACTCATATTTTTCTTAACGTTTGTACAATTATTGGATCCATTAAAATGTCGCTGGTGGTAATTGTCTTATTATCCAATCCTATGCCTGTAACTTTTTCTGGACAATAATTTAAAAATACTAAAAAAGGCTTTAAGTAGTGATAGTACCCTTTAAGCTTAAAGAAAAGCATTCTTGTTGCTGCATCTACTCCAAATAGATTGTATAAAACAATTATGTGGTTAAGAATAAGCCTTTCTTTAAGCTCACTAGTCTCATCATATCTACTAAAAAGCCTTTTGAGGTACTTAAACCTATTTAAATCTTCGTAAAACTCTAACGTATCAAAACAGGATGGATTATCATAATGTTTTGCAGCATAAAGTAAAAAATTGGTTTCATCAAGTTGCTCAGTGTGCATAAAACCTTAAATTAATTTTTCAATCACTATCATTGAGTTGCCAGCTGTTGAGGTTAACTGAGCTGTTAATCTATACATTCTTCCGTTAGTTGTATCAGTGATAGTACTAATAGATGTATCACCAATTGTATTAAGGTCTTGAGGTGTAAGATAGAACCACGATGCTGCGGTTACGCTTGATGCACCGGAAGTACCTGCAATACCTGAATAATGAGCTACAGAGTCACCTGATGCAAGGACCGTTGTTTCGGCAATACCGGTAAACGTTGATGTGTTTGCTTTTATCTCTACTCTATTATTAGCACCACCACCATTAAATATTCTAACTGCTAGATTTTCTAACACTACTTCAGTTTCAACTACAATGTTACTACCATTAGCAGTTGTAAGCGCCCCTACCTCACCTTTTTGACCTTTAATACCATTGATAGAGAATGTAGAGGTATCACTATTAGTAAATACGGTAGTATTATTAGCGTCACTGTAGGTAGCATTAGCTACACGCTCGCCCTTGTTACCTTTGTCTCCCTTATCACCTTTATCTCCCTTATCACCTTTAGATCCTGTGTCACCTTTGGATCCAGTATCACCTTTATCACCTTTTGAGCCAGTTGTACCAGTTGAGCCAGTATCACCTTTATCGCCTTTAGATCCAGTTGTACCAGTTGAACCAGTATCTCCTTTAGAACCATTATCTCCTTTATCACCTTTAGAGCCCGTAGCGCCAGTTGTACCAGTTGAGCCAACCTCTCCTTTATCACCTTTAGATCCGGCAGGCCCTACATCACCTTTATCGCCTTGATTACCTTTATCTCCTTGAGGTCCGAGTTCGCCTTTTTGTCCCTTGTCACCGGCTCCTGTAGATCCTTTATCTCCAACCTCGCCTTTGTCACCTTTAATGCCGCCACCGCCGATAGTAACCGATACTCCATCAATAAAAAATCCTGTTGAGTTAACAGAAGCATTTACTGAACTGTTACCAATATTCAAATAGGTAGGTGCAATTAAAACATTTGACCCTACTCTTAAATCTGAAGCAATATTAGCTGTACCAACAATAACAGTATTTGCAAGATTTGATCTGCCCCCTACCGTTAGTATTCCGGATACTGTTGTATTGCCTCCGGAGAGAGTACCTGCTACGTTTGCGTATCCTACTATAGTTGTATTACCAGTTGTAGTTGTACCAGTAACAATAGCATCTAACGTTCTAATACTTGTCGAATTAACCTGAGTGTTAACGAATGCTGTACCAATTGCAATTATTGTTGAGTTAACGAATGTGTTAACAGAACTAGAACCTACCGTTAAAGAAGATAAGTTAAAATTGTTAGCAACAGTAAATGACCCGTTAACAGTTACGTTTTGTCTAAAAACAGCGTTGGACTGTACGTTGGCAAAAAAATTACCAACGCTTATTTTTAGAGTAGTAGCGTTTGCTGTATTAGGTTGATTAACAATAACCATCAAGTCATCGGCAGTAGCTGCCGATAGACTTGTTAATTCAGATATTTTCTTAGAACGTTCTGCCATTTATTGATCAACTATCTGGAAATACTGTATCGTCCGATCCGTCAGAAGTCATAGAGCCCATTGCAACTAATGTTTCGTACTGAACACGGCCAGCACGACCACCGGAGCCTTCTTTTCTAATAACCCAGCCGGCGTGAGTAACACCGCCGGAACCAACCGACATTTCGGTTGTATCTACTCCATACATACCGATAGTTTCTCCGGTTCCATAGCCGTTAGCAGTTGTATTTCCATACAATGCATCACGGTTAGCTGTGTTAGGTGTTTTGTTAAACTGCGCTGGAGCGTAAATTACGCTATTTGACGCAGCGTCTGTTTTTCCCCATAATGGCATTTTATAGTTCTCCTTTTTTTGGTTATAGTTATTTATTAGTCGTCTAGAGAAAGCATATCTAAAAGAAAGGCTGATTTTTTGCTTATCTTTTTTACCTTACCGTCAACAACAATCGATGGTTCTTTAATTGCTGCTATAGGGTCTGGTTGCACATTAAAAACTTGTCTCATCTCTCTTGCAGAAGTTAATGGTTTTGGGGCAGCAACTTCTTTTGGTTTTTCAAAGGCGGTATTACCACCCACAACAAGAGTGTTAAGATGAAGTGCCATTACTTTATCATCCTATGAACGTCCATCAGGTTTTTGTGAGAAGCACCTATATGCTTCTGAATTTCTAACCTATCGGCTGGTTTAAGTTTACCCATTGCACCCAGCACTTTGTGGGCAACATGGGACAGCACTTTATGCGATGATCCATCAGCAAATTTTACATCGTGAGTACCACTTGTATCAACAGCTTTCTTTAAATGATTTACAATATTCTGATCTGGCTCTGGCCCAGTATCTGGACCATATTCATCATCATCTTCAGATGATTTTTTTGCTGGGGCAGGACTTTTACGAGGACGACCGCGCCCCTCTTCAAGTTCGGTCTCCTCTTTCATCTTTTTTTTATGATTGCCATGGCTTTCTGAAATAACAATTTCTAAGTCAGAAGTTTTAACTTCCTTTTCTATCCCATGCTCAAACATTACATCATACCATGCAATTGTTCCATCTTCTGCTGGAGTAGCATGTTGACTAAAAAGAGTTTTGCCCTCACCAAACTGCTCATGCTTAACATGTACGGCGCATTGATGAGTAGAGTTTCCTGGAGTGTCGGTATTTTCTTCTACCTCGTTCTCCTTCTCATGCTTCTCTTTCTTCTCTTTTTTGTTTTCCATCTCTTCTTTTGTAACAGTATGGGCTACAGAAGGTTTAATTTTAACAGGGTATTTTTTTCCACCAAAAGAAAATTTCTTTTGACCGGCTTTGTGAGCAGCCGCAGCAGCACCTATAAAATGAGCAACCCCTTCCTTTTCAATATCTTCTGGAACAACATACTCAAACTTCATCTTTTTCATTGCTTCTAACTGAAGCTTTGACTCTAAAGAGTCGCGCTCTTCAGCAAATTTTTCTCTATCTTCTGCAATTAATTTTGCAATAGAATCAAGAACAGATTTAGGACTTTTGTATAACATTTTTTTTCTCCTGTTAATTAATCATTATCAATAATTTTTAATTTTGTATGGGCTTTGCTTGCTCTTGATGAAGCAAAAAACGTATTGTCTACATCTTTATCCGGGCGCTCTTTAGTCATTACCACTGGCATACCTTTTCTCGGCTGATCAGCTGGAACGGTCTCACCTCTTTTTGCAAGCCCTGTAATCAATCTTAAGGTATCATCTATAAAGCCAACGTTATTATGAAGGTTTAAACCTCTTGCCATTTGATAAATTTTTTGACTAATTTCTTCTGCATCTGCTTTTTCTTGTTCGGTGGCGTGTTCATTAGTAGCAGCTCTCTTGTGAATTCCAAAAAGTCGATCCATTTCAACAGCCATTTTTTCTAACATTCCATAATTCATTCTTGGATCTCTAGGAATATTTGCAAAAAGATATTGTGCTTGAGGATTCATTTCAAAGTGTTTTGTTCTGTACGAACCGGCTACTACCTGATCAGAAGGATCTACTTCTACAGCATTTGATATTGGTTTTGTAGCTAACCCTGTAGTAAGCTTTTCTGGCTGCTGCCCAACGCCAGTTTCAGCTTTTCTCAATAGAACAGCTTTAGCCTCTGTATTTAAAGAGCGGTAGTTACCCTTACTCTCGTTTGAGTAAACTTCTTTCATGGATGTGAGAAAGCTTTTATATTTTTTCATATGTGTATTTAACTTAAACCTCTTTTATACTTGCGCTAAGCATCCAGGCATGTTTTCTATGCTGTTCAATTCTATGAGATAAAAAATTAGCTAATCCTATTCTATCTGAACTTTCTGCCAACTTATATGCAGCAATTAAACGTGTTAATATTATTTCATTATCACCAATTAAATTTTGTAGCATTGCAGTAAGAGGCGGTATAACTACCTCTTCAGAAAGATCGGTAAGTTCATTAAATCTTTTTAACGACCCTGGAGCGTAATCATTTAGTGCGCGGATGTGCTCGGCGGTAGAATCAATAGAGGAATAAACCTCCTGATATAAGTTTCCAAAGAAGTCATGGTACTGAGGAAAATTTCTACCCTCTACGTTCCAATGATAGTTTTGAGCTTTAACGTAAAACACAAAACTATTAGATAATATTTTGCGCATTAATTGTACTAATTCTTCCATTATAAAATATCCTCATTATCTAACGGACCGTTTGTTAGCCATAGATCACAAGTTCTAGTACCGGCACATTTAAAGTGTAGTATTTCACAATATCCTAGGTCAGCTTTTTCAATAACAGACATTGCATTAGTTCCCTTTATACCTTGATTGATGCCTTTCTCTATACAGGCACGCATTTGATCAGAGATGTTAAACGCAGCACAATTTTCACATAAAGATGTTTTCGCCATCTTTGTATCCACACCCCACATGTCAGCTTTTTCTTGCCAAAACTCTTCATTATCTTCCATAGGGCTCATTGGACCGTATCCATACTCATCAATAGCATGCTGTCTATTTTCAACATTAACATGCAAGTCCATTGTAGCAATAGGGCACTTTGTTTCTTGTTCAATAATGAACTGTTTAAACTTATTTACCATGCTTTACAACTCCAGTATCTCGCCTTCCACTTTGGACCGGGATTATCACAATTATGTCTTGCTCTAAAACTTCTGCGTCTAGCTGGTATATGTTTTTTAATAGTCATATTCTTATCGCCGAAGTTTACTTTAACGACATTACCAGAAGGTCCTTTGACATACACTTTGGACTTCTTAACGTCACCGGCCATTGGCTTGTTAAGCTGAACGGTTTTTCCTTGATGCTCGGCCTCTAAAATGTATTGCTTGAAGGTAAACATTAATTCTTTCCTTTGTGCATATTAATAAACCAGTGGGCAAGTTGTTTCTTTCTCGGCGACGCTGTATCAGAAGATCTGACTTTTTTAAGCCGGGCAATAGACATACCTTTGAGGCCATGTCTTGCCATATCGCCCTTATCTTGAGCGTTTTTACCATCCATAAAGTTTTCTTGAGCGTCAATAAAGTCTTGTTTGGAAGGCGCTCCTTTAGATCCTGGTTTTCGCATACTCTCGCCTGATCCTGCTTTGATGCGAGCTCTCTTTGCATGAATGTTAGCCCATAGACCTCTTTTTTTAATTTCAGCTACTAACGAATTTATTTTATTATAAGCGAGTTGTTCAGCAGTATGTTTATCACTCTCATTATTACTATTCATACTTTCTTTAAATTTATCTAGTATAGAAAATAAAGAAAGATTAGATTCATTTGCTTTTTTCTGTAAAGAGAAAAGTTGCTTTTCGTTTATATTATATTTTTCACAAACTATTGTATTAAACATGGATTCAAAAAGATCTCGTTTAAATTCTGGAGTAAATGTTGATGCAATCATTCCTGTTTTTTGTTTGCCAACAGGTCTTTTTATTCCAGATCTCACTCTGGAAATTCTAGCCATTTCACGCTTACGTACTCGTTGATAAAGTCTTGCCGCTAATGCTTTGATTAATTTGTCTTTGCCTTGTATCTGTCTGTCCACAGCAATTTTATCCGAAGGAGAAAGATCTTTATAAGCACCACCTCGCTTACCAGCAAATCTTACTCTTGCTAATTCTCTAGCAAGATTTCTAGATCTTCTTCTCAAAGCTTTTTCGCTTGCAAACCGTTTAAGAGCAAGAATTCTTGCTCTTTGGATTCTTGGCTCTCTACGTTTTAAATTTATAGCGCGTTTACGTCTTTGAGCAATAGTAAGTACGGCCTCTTTCAGTTCAACATCTTCACTAACTGAACGTATTGTATCAGCAATTTCTTTTGAATGAGGATGAAGTGCTTTTGGTAATCCTGCTTTAAATTGTTTGTGCTCACCTGCACGAGCATGCGATCTTATTTTTGTTCCAGACATCCCTTCTACTCCTTCAGCATCTGGGTCTCTACTTCCAGCGGAAACAACTTTTATTGTTTTAAACTTATAATGACCTTCACGGCCATTATAAGCATTAAGCTTTTCTTCATAGTCTTTAACGCGATCAGATCCCGCTACCATTACAAGATGTTTATGACCAGAATCATGCAATTTTTTTGCAGCGGCTAAAAAACTAGGATTTTCTTTATTAGATCCAGAAACATGTACTCCTTCTGGAGCTACTTTTTTTAAGTACTCTATTTTTTTATTTTGCGGGAGCGGGTCTTTAGCAGTACCCTGGGAATGGGAAGCTATAACATGAGCTTGCCCTCCATGCTCATGCGCTACTTGATGTACCTTATGAATTAACTTTTCATGACCAATTGTCGGAGGATTAAAACGACCAAAGGCAAAAACAGCAGTACTATCTTTGGATTCTTCTATTCTTTTTATTTCTATTTCTGGATTTAAATTAACTATATTTGGCTGTTGTCCAGAAACAGTTTTTCCCTTTACGTAATCCTTTAGGGATTTTTTCTTTTTTTCCATATTTTCCTCAAGCAGGTTTACCGAAGCCTAACTGCGAATAAAGATATTTATAATTACGCTATCTCTCCCTTGATAGAAAGTTAGCTCGGCTAAAGTCTTTTCTATCAACTAACTTAGTAGGTCTATTGTTTCTTACTGCAACAAAGCCCTCTGGTTTTGTTTTGATACCACCAATATGATGATCAAACTTTTGATGACTCGACATAGCATGTACAAGTACATCTTTTGCCTGTTGTAAATGACTGTGCATCTGAAGGGCAGAATTAAAATGTTCCTTATTTTGCTCTACATGATTAACATGTTTATCTAATTCAGCTATCTTTTTGGATTTGCCTTTTTCCGTCTTAAGTTTGGAAGCCTCTTTATTAAACTTATCTCTTAAGTGAGATTGATACCCCTCCACCGACGGTTTTAAACCATCCTTTACTGTTTTATTAATGTAAGTCTTTAAGTGTTCAATATGAGACTCGACAGGCTTATGAAAATCTTTGTGAGCGGAATTAAAAGTATTAGTGGCTGCGTGTAAGTGTGTTTCAAATTTCTTCTGCTGTTCAGGTGTGTACTTGATTTTCTTACTATCAATCGTGGGATGAATAATGTGAACATCGGGATGATCGTTTAACTGTGTTGTATCAGCGTTATAATGCGCTTTCATATTAGTAAGAGAAGTACCTTTGTACTCAGTATGAGGTACTATTCCTATCTTTGACTTAGATATTTTTTTACCTTCTTCAGTATCGTGTTTTGAAGAGTATGTAATAGTGTTAGGTTTAAAATGAAATTTACCGTCTTTACTTTCAACATCACCATGAGGGTTTGTTTTAGATTTAACACCTGAATGCATTAAATCGCCTTGAAAGACTTTTCCTTTAGGTGTAATTTTAGGTAGGTGTTTTAGTGCGTGTTTTAATTTTTCAGCCAATCCAGGAGTATGTCCATGATTACGATCTATATCTTCTGAGGTATGATTAATCTTAGGTTCTTTATTAAAAACAGACTTTGTTCCAACAAAGAATTTTTTATTTTCAGGATGATAGCCCCATACAATAGAAGGAGACCCGTCGTACTTTGTAGTAATAGTTGTTTTAGTTTTTTTACCTTTAAGCACATCGTGTGTATCTTGAAGATTATGATATGCATGGGCCAAGCCTTTATCCCCGGCATTAATGACATGATCTTCGGCATGCTCGAGATGGGTAAGCTTTGATTCATCCGACACTGCCTCCGTTAAGAAAAATTTAAGTGTAAGCATTAAAGTTTCACTCTAGGTTTAACTGTTCCATTTGTTAGTCTCTCTATAAAAATGTCTGACATAGTTACATTTTTTATGGCTTCAATTTTACCGAAATTAGTACCAGCGGTGTTGTTAATAAAAATTATTTCGTGATTTTTAAAATAGCTACCAAACGATATTTCTCTAAATTTATTTTCAATTAATTTATATTCGTCTGGAGCTTTAGTTTTCATACCTTCAATAATACTGCCGCTTATTTCTGTTCTCGTACCTCCAAGTTTTAACTTAGTGGCAAGGGTGTACAAATCAGTAATAATATCAGCAAGAGGTACTGTTCCTCCTAATTTAAAGTCGTAAGCATAACCGTCTCGGGATAACTTAATTGCCTTTATTTCGTACGCTTGAGACCCGACCATTAAGTCCACCCCGGCGCTAGCACCGCCTCCTAGCTTGGCATTATTTAATAAGAAATAAAGTGTTACTTCTCCTGGCCCTATACCTTTTAAATTATAGTTATGTAAATTTAAAAATTTTGAACTGTTAATTTCTTTTAGTTTTGATATTAATAAGTTTAATTTATTTTTGTCAATGGTATCAAGAGTATTATTTAAATTAAACGTTGGAAAAAAATGAGTTGCAAAAAGAGATTGTATCTCTTTTTTATAGGTAAGAGAAGTAAAATCTGAAGATATGAAGTTAAATGACGTGACTTGAGTAGCACGTTGTATAAATTTCTGGTCCATAAAACTATTTATGAAACAAAAAAAGCCCGTTTAAAAACGGGCAAAGAGGGAAACAAATGTTAAAGTCCAATTTTAGTTGAATCAAAAACCAATGGTCTTGAATCGTCGTAATCGTTTTTGAAATACTCTATGAGCAGTTCAATTTCTAAAGCGTTTTCTAATCCACGCTTTTCTAAAGCGTTACGATAGTTCTCTAGAAATTTTATAAGCTGGAACTGATTAATGCCACTTCTTGCACTAATTGTAGGCTTATGATATCCACGGTGCGGTTTAAATATTGTCATTTAGTGTACCAATTTAAGATTAGGTTTCTTTTTAGAAGGCTCATCGTCCGGCCATGCCTGGGCTTGAATGTGGGTGAGAAAATTAACAAACTCATCCTTATTAGAATACAACTGATATTGCTGGGCGATAATTCCTAACATAATACTAAACACTTCCATCGGTTTGTAGCCCAGTTGAATACTTTCGTCATAGAGAGCTTTAAAACTAGGGTATAATGCCTGGAACGTTTCTTCGTCTTTATCCATGGTAAAGAGGAGGGGTTGCCCCCTCCTTCTCCTTAAGCCGCTTCAGCGTACTCAACCGCTTTTTCAAGCGCCTTGATCTTAAGCCCGCGATTGGAGCCGTACCAGGCCGAAGTAAGGCGTGTATCAACGGAGCGACCAACTAAGTGATCCGTCATATACGTTACGGCGTTAAACGGCTGCCACCAAGATCCTTCGGCAAAGTTAGCGCCAGGCTGCTTAACAAGAACGTCAAGTGCTTTATTGGCAGCTCGAGACATTTCCTTATCCTTGCCAGACATAGCCGGGAAGATTTCCTTAAAGTAGTCTTTGACTTTGTCCTGCTTATAGCGCTTGGACCCTAGGAACTTAGCCATCTCTTTGTACTTGGCCAGCTTATGGGTGGCGATACCAAGAGTCTCCTTGACTTCGTCAGCGTTAAACACTTTCTTATGGTTAACCTTAACGTAGTTGTCCGATTTAGATTCCAGACTTAATGTGAGAGTGTTATTGCACACCACACGAATAGGGGTGAAGCGGACGTCAATAGACTGGCCAAATTTATGAGGGTTTGAGAATAAAAGATATCCATCAATAGTGTCTCCATTAAAAATATCAAACGAGTCCTTAAGCTTGGCAAGTACCCATACAATCTGACCTCCTTTAAGAGAGCCAGCTGTATGCATTTCCATATCACCTACCCGGCAATACTCATCAAAGAATTGAAATGCTTCAGAATTCTGAACCGGGTTCCAATCAGTGGAAACAACATCAAGAATTTTGTTATCTGTAGAGCGGGTCAAAGCTGACTTACCTACAAATACCTTCTCACCATCAATTTCAGCATAACAAGGAATCTTTTGCACTTCCCAATTAAGGTCAGCTTTCCTAAGAAATTGCTCAGGTGAAAGGTCTGCTGGAACCGGAACACCAAGTCCGTGCCAGGGTACTTCGCCGGCGTAAGCCATCGTTTCTATTTCGTGTGCCATAACATACTCCTTTTCAGTTAATGTAAGTATATTTTATTCTCTTGACAAAAATAAATCAACTACAAAGTAACAACAAAGTTGTTTGATTTTTCCATAATGGAAGCTATTCGCTCGTTAGTGATTCCTAACTCTTGAACTATTTCTTCTTTTTGAATTTTATTTTCTTGAAAAACTACTGTAGGTAGAAAAAGTTTTTGTACTTTGCTGAGATAGACTGCAGCATTAGAGCGTGAGACTCCTAGGGTGCTAGCTATTAGATCTATTGCCTGCTTACGTTCCGTTTTAGTAAGAATTTTACGATTCTTAAGTAAGTTAGTAACTCTTTCTAAATTTGTCATAACAATCTCCTTAGTTAGAACATATATTATATTCTCGTCAGGAAAATAAATCAACTACAAAAAAAGACCACAGCTAGCTGTGGTCTTCAAATAAGAATGATTCTTATTTACGCTTTATCTACAAAGGCCTTGAGTTTTTCGGCTTCCATTAATATCTGCTGAGTATTAGGAAATTCCGGAACTTCGGTAATGGTTTGATTATTACGATCGGCGTTGGAACGAATAGCATCCCAATTGGTAAAGTAACGCTGGTTGAGTTGATCCTGGGCAAGCTTGATAAGCTCTAAACGGATTTCGTATGGAGTTTTTGCTGTCATGATATTTCCTTTCTGTGTTTGTGTGTGTGGTGACCTCTCGGTCAAATATATTTATATGGTAGGCCCGAAGGGACTTGAACCCCTGACCAAGCGATTATGAGTCGCCTGCTCTGACCAGCTGAGCTACGGGCCCTAATAAAAAAAATAATAAAATACACCTACCCAAAAGCTTACGCAGAAGGCCAGAGCTAGAAATCTTGATATAATTATTAACATAATAAAATATTGGTGCGGGAGGCCGGACTCGAACCGGCACGGCTATCGCCGGCAGATTTTAAGTCTGCTGTGTCTACCAATTCCACCACAACCGCAAAAGATTATTTCTTTGCGGTTTTCTTAGCAGCAGATACTTTTTCTTTAACAACCTTAGCTTTAGCAGTAGCTTTCTTAGCTACTTCTTTTACCTCAGCTGTAACAGCAGCCTTTACCTCAGCAGCATCGACCTTTCCATCTTTGTTAGTATCAATGGCCTTTTTGTTGTATTGAATGTAAATCCAACCACCGATGACAACAGCTACAACTGCAAGAATTAAAATTTCCATGACTTCTCCTAATTTAAAAAATGGCCTGACTGGCAGGGATCGAACCTGCGCCCCACAGCTTAGAAGGCTGTTGCTCTATCCACTGAGCTACAGTCAGATACTTATGATTATAGCTACAGCGGATAATTACTTCAACCGTAAAAATATTTATTGTTTCTTTTCAAGCGCATCTAAAACACAATCTTCCGTAGACAAAATATCCTGATAATCGTTACTATATGCATCCGGGTTGGGAAGATCACTATAATGATCCCACTTATTTTTCTTAAAAATCATATTCCAGTTATTGTCAAACGTTTCTAAGTCTACTGAGAGTGGTCTTGGAGAAGATCCTTTTCCTCCATCGCTCATCTTTTTTCCTCCATTGTATATCTGATCCTGCATGTAAGATTCATTTGAGATTGTGCTTGAATAAGAGCTCTTAAAACCTGTGCTCTTTTCTCCTCACATTCCTTGTACGAATAAAATTCTGCGTAGTCGGCAAAATTATCTATAGTTCCTAACCAAATAATTAATACGTATTTAATCATAACAATCTCCTAATGGTGCCCTGTGACAGAATTGAACTGCCATTAGAGGATTACAAATCCACTGTAATACCATTATACTAACAGGGCCAATCTCAGTTTATTTTGACCAGACCTTATGTACAAATCTTAGCCTACCAACTGCTACCTGCTTTTCATTTGTACACTGTAATGCTTCATGATTAATTGAACTACTAAAAAATACAATTTTACCTTCTTCAGGAGTAATTACGGTAGGTGTAACGTCGTTGTAAAAAGCTGTTCCTCCATCACTACTATTTAAATATAAGATAAATGAGTGATCGTCTGAGGTTTGATGGTTGTGTGTTCTCTGGTATCCACCGGTATCATACTTTATAAGATGCATGTGGTCAATATTAAAGTCACAGAACAGTAGGTTATTATAATAATATTGGTCAATATAGTTTGACGCTACTTTATAAATTTCTGACAGGAGCTCCTCATCAATAAAATTTACTATATTTACTGTTTGAGTACCATTTCTTGTTGTGACCTTAGATAATTCTAAATGTTCTTTTAAAGCAACACATTTTAAAAGAAATTTTTTAGTCTCATGTAAAAGCTCTTTATTAATAAAAAAGGTCTGTATTGTTTTATCCATAACGAAAAGTTACATCATGCTATAATCTACCGCTGCGGCCCGGCCGGTTTATTTTTATAGCAAAGAAGCCCGTCGTTACCAAATGGTTCTAGTTCCTGTATTGTTCTAAAAATTAAATCTGTCCTATCATATGCATTGCTAATACTGTTTTGATTTTCAACTGAGTCAGGGTTTCCAGAAACAATTAGTCTTCTAACAACGTTTATTTTTGTAGCCTCTTCATTATCTTCAACATAATCAAATTCAAGATCCAATTTATTCCTAGATACTGAGAAGTTTTCTCCAATAGCGCGGTGAAGAAAAGTGAGCTTTCTAAAGAATATATCCCCATCAAGCATGTTAAAGAAATTAGTTACGATAACATAGTTGTAGTTGTGAGGTTGCTGATAGTAATCAATATAGGTATTCTCTAACAGATGGGGACCGGGATCACTAAAATAAAAATACGGGTGCCACTTATGCAATCGGTTAATATTTTTTAATGAAAGGTAGGTTGTAAGAGGGGAATAGTTTAATGTTAATTCCCTTTCAAATACTGTTAGTTCGGTATAGGTCATTTTGTCCTCTAAAAAATGGAACCTGTTTTTTCTGTTGCCAAGGAAAACAGGTAAAAACTCCGGTCAGCGTTTAGGCTGCCAGTGCAAATCTTTCGTCGTTTGCGTTTAACGTTTTGTTTCTTTGGCCGAGAAGTCTCAACCCTAACGGCTTTCACATTGCCGGATCGTCCATTTCTCTACTCATTGCCCTGTCGAAACTAGTCACCCCCATCAAAAAAAACCTGATGCATCAAGTTCCTTTTGGTGGAGGTGGGGGGATTTGCACCCCCGTCCAGAACACCTTTTGATCTACTTCATACGATCATAAAACTATTTATTACTTCTTTGCTTCTTTCTTTTCTGCTGGCTTGTCAGCTGGTTTGGCTGCAGGCTTGACATCTTTCTTTTCAGCAGGCTTGGTAGCATGCTTTGGCTCAGGAATGTTTGGGGGAGGAGGTTGTTTTACCGCCCCCTTTGCTTCTTCTTTTTTTTCTGCTGGTTTTGTTTGAGCAAAAACAGGCATTGTGAACATTAATGCTGTTAGAATTGCAACTGTTTTTTTCATGTAATTTTCCTTTTTTAAATCGTCATCCATAAACGGTCCATAGTTACCGATGGGTAGCGGGTTCCGTTATCAGGCTAGGACTTTCCATTAATAATATACTAAACTTTATTACCAATCAACTATTATAATAAAATCACTCAACAAGCAATTTTTTATCCTTAATCCAAAATGACTCATTTGTATCTACGTCGTAGACGTCCAAAATGTCACAATGTTCTTTTATATCGTCACAATACTTTAGCGCTTTTTCACTATCGGAAAAAAATTTAAAGAGGTTTGAGTAAGGATGATCTTTATACTTAAATTTTACTTTAATCATTTTTCACCTAACAAAAGTCTGGACCGTTAATCCATGATACTAAAGAAACTCTTTTGCCCTTGGTCACTGGCTTTACTCTATGATAATAATAAGAAGGAAACATAATTACGGTTCCCTTTTCCTTTGGGGCTGTGCGGGGGGTGGTGGGGTGCCAGAATTCCAACTCCCCACCCTCATATTCTGATGCATCACTCAATTGAATAGTAATGGATATCTTTCTCTGTTCGTAGAATATGTTGTAGTTTTTTTGAATACAATCGGGGTGCCAGTCATAAAAGCATCCTTCTTTATATTCAGTATATTGTAGAATTTCTATAAATCCAATTCTAAACCTAAAATACAGGTCGTTGTGGTAGTGGATGCATTCGGCAAGCTTATCATAAATGGGCTTGAGGGACTCTTTGTACTTAAAGAACGTTATCTCGGCATTTCTAACATTTAAATTGACTTCGTTCTTCTCATCTACTTTTCCGGGCTTGGATTTAAACCACGTAGATGCCTCCTCAATCAATTCCAAATCTTTTTGATCAAAGATGTCTTTGGAAAAAATCACACTGGTAAGTGCATCCATCGGTCCAAGGGGGTAGGACCAATCCGGGCTAACGTTGTTTTTAAATAGCATCTACATCCTCTCCGAAGGAGACGGGGCCAGAAGTTTAATCTTTAAATAAGTTTGAATACACCCTTAGTTTTTCGTGCTTGCGTTGTTCGGCTAATCCAAAATTGTACTGATTTATTTCGGGAATGTTTAGTTTGGCTAATTTGATTAAGTATTCACAATCGGCAATCTCCTGGCATAGACCAGCTACGTTGTTTTCTTTTCCAAACCTCCGAACCTTGGAAATGGCCTGAATTACTTCGGCACACTCTTCTTGTAAAATAGATAAAATCTCATTTTCTTTAGTCATTACCATTACAATTCTCCTTTACACTACCATTATAATACATTTAAAAAATTACTTCCAGGCCGGTCCCGAAAGCCACAATGTCAATGAATGTCTGGTGCCTTCTTTGATAGGTGTCACTCTATGATGAATAAAGGATGGAAACACCAACAAATGCCCGGGCATGAATGAATCTAATGTCTTCACCTTTCCTTCCCAATAGATTTCAAACTCCCCACCCTCATATGGTTCGGTTGAGAGGTTGAGAATGCATGTTAACTTGGCCGCCGCCGGTGAACCTTTGGACTTGAAATCCACATGCATGGCATATTCATCCCCTACACCGTAGGTGTTAAGGTTCATGGTGACGGGTAAACGCTCAAACACATCATATCCAAACCACTCCTCATTGGCCCACCTACATGCATTGAGCATGTCTTTTAAATCATCACTAAACAATTCTGTAGTGATGGGCCTTACGGCAACCTTTTTACCGGGCGCTGGCACATCCATCCATTGTTCTGATGGTTTAGAATTAAGCATCCTTTCCAACAACTCCACCCTCTTGCCATGTTTATACAGTACCGGGGTTAAAAACGTTTCATTTAACATCTATCGCCCTCGCCCGGAGGTACGCTGGATGACCTTTTTCATAGGAGCCGGTTTAGGTTTAGGGACCGGCTTATTCACCAAACGCGTAGGCAATTGAGTCTTTTTAAGTTTATTATCAGTCATAGTTATACTCCTTATAATGTAGTATTGTATAGTATATGATTGGGACTTTCAAGGGGGGTTTGGCGCGGGAAAAATTTTTGGAATCGGGGGGTCTGGTTTTTTAGGATGCAAAACCGAACCCACTCGAACGCGCCCATAACCCATACAGCAAGGTAGTACTTCACCAAACTAGAACCGAACGGGGGCTCTCACCCATTGACCACCCCCTGTATAAATCCCAGTAAAAATGGCCAGAAATTAATGGAGGTGAGAAACCATCCAATAATCACCCCCAATATAAATTTACTCACGAGCCCACATCCCAACGATAGCTTCTAATTCTCTATATGGATTGCTAGTATCTTCTTCTACAGCCTGTATGATCTTCTCTAATTCATTACATATAGTATTGACTAGTACCTGGCATGCTGTGATAACAGCCATTGGATTATCAGTAGCATTGGCTACCATCTGCATATAATCATACGCCTCCTCAATACTATCTCTAGAGGCAAACATGGGCTGTCTTAATGATTTAATTAATTCTTTCATTATACACGTTCTCCATACTGTATACAATCCATATCGGCCATTCTAGAGGCCTCCTCATATTGCTGCTCTCTCATTTCCATACTATCTAATTCCTGCTGGGCAAATGAGATAGCGTTCTTCAGGGTTTCGGCCTGAGAAGGACTATACCAGGCCAATGACTCACCAATGAGTTTTAAATCACTAGGGGGCAGAGAAAGCACTTTTTGCAACAAATCCTGCATCGTTACCATTATACAGACTCCTTCATGTCGATTTTTGACCATCCATAGTTTGCTACTACGTACGTCTCATCCGTATCGAGGTTATGAACAATGTCACCTACGGACAAGGAATGCATCGGCTGCACTCGATCAATCAGGGTTTCAAACTCACCACTAGGAGAATTGGAAATCAGAAAGACGTGGTCTAGGGAGTGGGCTTCAATTATCGCTACAAATTCGAACTGATCACTGATTTCTTGGACCTGATAGGCACTCATGAACGACAGATCCCGAGAATTCTCATTCTCAAAGGGAAGCTGGTAGATGGCGTATTTCGTGAACTTCATTGATATCTCCTTTTTATTCATCATACATCAATTATCTAATTCTTAGGAAATAAAATCAACTATCAAAAAACCACGAGGAGCCGTGGGGGTGGACCACGGCTAGCTGTGGGGTTTGATGATAGGAGATAGCTAGGCCGCGGTCCTGGAGATAAGAATAAGTCTTATTCGTAATAGGGTGCTTCTCCATAGCCGTGGTAACTATAGCTTTCGCCTTCCATCCACTCGCCCACTATGGAGATTCTCGTATTGCCAACGCCCGTTCGGTTAGACGGCATCTTTCGATGTGGTAGGTTTGGGCTACTACGTCACCGTAGTAGGTCTTTCTACCAGAACCACCCGTGGATTATCAGTCCACTTCCTTCATGCGGGTCACACTAGTTGGTGATGAGCCAACGAGTTTATGTAAGGGGCACTTCACATAGTCGTTTAAAAGTAGGCGCAATCCACAAATGGTCTCTCGCCACTTCCCCAAAAAAGCGTCATCTATAAGGGGCACACCGAGCGTCTCCCGACGAGTTGCTGTTGTTTAAGAGTAGGCGGATCACCGCCCCTCCCCCATCTAAATCTAATTACAGGCCAGCCTCAATCAGGGCTTTGGCTTTGGCGTAGTAGATTGAGGCATTGCCCTTGGTTACACCCATGGTGGTGGCAATGGCATTAATACAGGCCGGTTTATCATCTTTACCGGTGGCACCAACGATTCCAACGGCGGTTGAAAGCTTGCTACCCTCACGGGGGGCTTTCTTAAAGGTATACACGGCACCTTTGGCCTTTACTACATTTTGCTCAACATTCATTCTAGCAGCTCCTCTTTTCTTCTTCACAAGTGGTACTTCATTATCAATAGGAACGATCTTCTGACGATACACCCCGCCAAAGGTATAGATCGGATTCCCCTCGGCGTCTTTTTTACCGGTATCACTTGCCACGATATCGGCTAATTCCTGAGTCCGACGAAGACCTCTGGCTTTCAGGTCTTGGTCAAACTCATCTGTTGGCTTTAATACTTTAATCATAATATAATTGTAGGCTATTACTTAATTAAGATCAACGCGTTACGGAACGTGCGGCTTTGATACGAGCGATTTCCATATCCGTCCGCTCACGGTCTTTCCGAATACGGCGGGAAATCATAAAGCAATCAATAAAGGCAAACGATACAAAGCCCACAAACCACCCAATCAACAACACATTTAGAATCTCTAATAACCCCATCATTCAATCTCCTTATTCACTATACACTAATTATGACGGTTTACGGAATTAAAATCAACTGCGGAATCCCTGTTATCTCCGTACACTTTAGTAAGGTATACCCGGTATTGTTTTCTGGGAGGCATACGGGCATAAACGCGTCTCCCTATGCTAACTCTACCCCACACAAACACATTATCTCCAGGCTATTACTTTAATAAGAATAATTCTTATTTAAATATATATTAGATGGAATGGATAGAAATAGATCATCTAGGGTTCGCTCAAGACGTGGTAAGTAACAGTGACCATGGGCCAGTTACTTGGATGTATATTCGTGGACCGGTTGGTACTGTACGTGCTTATGATATAGGCTACATTACCAACGGCTACTACGAACAGTACCCCGAACGGTTGTGGGACTTATATCGTGATATAGTGGCTGTAATCAACGGACACTATCACTGCTGTTTGTCTGGAAGAGTTTGGAATTTTTGAAAAGCTCTCTGTTGCCACCACATCAACCACGGGCTTATATGGGCCATACACATTACTATCCACATTAACGGCATTTCTATACCATGATGTGAATAAAAATAACTTAATAATGCCCCTATAAAAAATACCGGTGCCGGGGCGAGACTAAAAAATATATTAAAATATCGCATCATAATTGTTTTCTTCTTTGTCATTTTAATAAGAATTATTCTTATTCTTATCTTCCTTTACCCAATACCCCCTACCTACCCCTATCACACACGACAATTTTGACCTCTCCTCTATATGTACTAGTGTCCAACTCTGTGTCTTTTCATTTACAAACATCACCACATTCACTCCATCCTGTTTATTGATACCTGTCCAATAAGGATATTCATTGAAGTTCTTTCCCATCACAATATTCAAAATATCCTGTAAAGGACCACACGTCATGGACAACATTGCCCCCTCCCACTGCCCATACGATTTTAATGGTAGAAGAAGTAAAAATAGCATTATTACGTGTTTCATTTTGTTATTTCCTTAGGTCGTGGGCATGGGGATGGCCTTCGGCCATAGAGTTAGTTATCGCCACGATTCTTCTCTCTTCTATTTATTTCTCAACCTTTCTATTTCATCAGCGGCCTCTTCCAAAAGATCGGCAATACGGTCTGGCTTTCCTTCCTTTACAGACTTGCGGGTTGGAATCTGTCTCCTAATCTCTGCTCGTTTGCGTAAACGGTATACTAAGTCTTCTTCGTTCATTGTTTACTTCTTTTCAACCTCTATCTCATCTAATATCATAATGGCTGAACAATTACAACACTCTATCTCCACTATTTTTTGATTAGGGGGTTGGGCCTTTGACATCAATATAATCCAATTACTTCCCCCACACATCGGGCACACGGCCACATACTGATAGGTTGGAAATTGGACCACATTACTCATGGGATTGTGTTATTTTCGTAGGTGAGTGTGTTTTCTTCCATCATCCAAAAACTCTCTACTGCTTTCCTGGCATGAGAGGCATCGATGTACAGACCAAGGACTCGTTCATGAATGTCATTGTATATTTTAGCAGTATATATGACGTTCTGAGTCCCAAGTCTATGGACACACCCTATGATCTTTCCATCCTTTTCATTGTAGAAATAAAAGGAAAAAAATTCCGTCTCACGCCATGCTTTCATTCCCACACTCTATGTTCTTCCGCCACCCACTCACATCCATCATGTTCCTGAATGAACCACTTTACATCATCCGGAACAGATACGATTTTAAGGTTGGCATATTGTCCATTGGCTTTTTTTTTGAGAGTCTTTACCACCTCAATAAGTTCGGGATCATCACGCTTTAAGTCTCGCTCTTCAAAAAGATTGTCTTCTCCGATGCAGTCTTTGTAGTATAGGGTAAAGTCAGAGGAGGTGTTGTGTTTAATAAACTTCCATTTTTTTAATTTAAATAAAAGTTCAGTTGCCTTTTCAGAAAGGCCAAAGCCGCCGTAGTCTGTATTGATGACTATTTTTTGCATTATTCTTCCTCACCAAAGTACCTTAATACCCGTTTGAGAGCTTTCTTTAATTTACGATCATACTCTTTATCATCTTCATGATACCACTCGGCAAACACTTTATGGTTTGTCTCTTTTTCGTAAATCATTTCAAGGTGGTGTTTAAGTGTGCACACTGTAATGCGATCGGAAGTCTCCCAATCCAATGTCACGTCATTGCCGGATACTTTCATCCCATCAAACCCTTTATCATCTGCATCAAAAGGCCAAGTAGAATACCTATACCCGGTATTAGCACAAATAGCATCCCTATCGCTGCTAAGATCGTCATTATCATGCTTGATACTTTCATTGTTCTTTTCCATGTCTATACTCACATCTAAAGTTAAATTTATAGGGGGAATGATAATATATCATCATTACGTAATTACAATCTCGGACATGCTTGAATTCATGTACATCAATTTTACCAGTTACAGTGTAGAAAATCAATACCCAGGACATAGTTATTATTGATTAAATATTTTACCGGAACGGGAGTAATAGTTAAGGGAAGGGTCATAATCTTTAAATTTCTCCCACCCCAAGTCTCCTTTGGCCGATCTTATACCTCTTGAATATTCTCCAAAGTGATTGATCATTATCTCTCCCTCCAATGTTTTCAGAAGCCCTACAGAAGAATTATTCTTTTTAAACATAAAATTGGCGATAGAAGCTTCACTTGGATAACCTTCGTGTTTGGATCTATCAAACTCTTTAGCAATCCATGCCGGGTAAAGGCTTGCCATCATCCAGAAGTAAGGGTTATTTCTTTCTATTCTATACTGATTCCAAATTTGATCGTGCTCACTTGGCCCAATAGGTTCAGTTTCAAACTCATACCAGTTGTCTCTTCTCAATTGAACCTGACTTATATTAGGATTTTCTTTGAGTATGGCGATGAGGTCAATAAAGCGTACCCGGTAAAGTAATTGCACATCATCTTCTTGATGCCATATGTAATCAAAATCATATCTCTTCACAAAGTCAAAAAGTTCCTGCCAGGTTTTAGTAATACCGACGTTGCGTTTATGCAGCACAACATGCTCGTAACCATATTTTCTTACGAGCTTTTCTATTTGAAAATCATTTCGATCGGTAGGATAATCATCAAAAAATATCTTTGTTACTTCACATCCTGAGGAGTCAAGTAAGATTTGACTATTGAGCGTTTTAGTGAGGTATTCAATTCTATTAGTTGAAAATATCGCCTGGCATACTTTATACGTCATACTCGCTTTTCTGTATCAAAGAAAAACGTTTGAAAGAGTCTTCCGTTATTAATATTGTCTCCAAAGTAATCAAGACTGGCATGAAAAAGATCGCCTCGGTAAATTACCAAACGGTTATACTTGTTACCAATCCTATCTACCATCTCCCACTTTGTTATATCAAGACCGCTATACTTATTCTCTTTATTGATATCAATACTCTCACCAGTCTCTTTATATCTAAACAGCCCGGTTCCTCCTGAGAGAGGAGGATCAGGAGATAGGTAACAAACTCCTGCCCACATATTGAACGGATCACTATGAATCCAAGTTCTATCTTTAGCTGTGGTTATTTGAAATGCCCCGCAGTAGCCAGAATCTTCACTTGATCCAAACGTGTTTGTAATTTTGCCGGCAAAGGACATAACGTGCTCTATTGATTCTTTTATTTGATCGGTAAAGAAGGGCTTAGTTCTAAGCCCGGGGTAATTACCCTCAACGTCAAACTTTTGTTCTAAGGCAAACTCTCTTACCTTATCAGGGTATGCATAAAAGTTATCAATTATAATACATGTAACATCAAAGCTCATATGTAACTCTTTCTTACTAAGCTGCAATTAACATGTACTTAGCAAGCTTTCTCCAATTACCCGACCCGTTATCGTTAGCACGGATCTTGGCGGTAGAGATAAGCGAACGAAGAGATACTTCCTTTGCTTGACCCTTAAACTCATCGATCACAGCTAGAGCATCTACTTTGAACTCATAAGGCACTAGCGGGAGAAACTCATCCATCTGCATAATGGTACGCATACGCTGGATTTTTTGCTCCAGAGTCATTGACACATCCATACACATCGAACGAGTACGCAGGGCTTGATCCAGGCGCTCAGGTGACATGTTAGAGATAAAGATAATGCCACCCTTGAACTGGAACAGCCGGGGTAATTGATCATCACGCATCTCAGCATTCCAGGTGATGAATCGTTTATCAAACGAGTCAAGAGCACCCTTGAGGAGGTTTAATGCATCAGGATCTTTGAGAACGGAATCACAGTCATCAAACACAACTACCGAGTTACGATTTTCATAAAGCACTCGATAGAGAGCCTTAGCGGTAGAATAGCCTTTGATAACCGTAAACATCTTATCGGTCATCGTGATAGCACCGATGTCAGACTCGGACAAAAACTCAGTCATGTCCTGGAGCCCGGACTCTTTGAGAGCTTTCACTACGGAGTAGGTCTTACCTAGACCTCCGTCACCGGTAATGATAGCAGAGGGAGTCTTGCGACTGGCAACCATCTTAACGATATCGGTTACAAAGTCAAAGCGTTGGTCGATAGGGAACTCATCGTTAAGCTTGTTGTTAACTTCGGCAACCTTCGCCTCAGCTTCGTAGTACTCAGCCATCTTGCGCTCGGCGTAGTACTTAGAGGAAGTCTTAACAACAACCTTACCATTGAACTTACCAATCCATTTACCGTTAACGCACTCGAGTGACTTCTGCATTGCAATCTCCTTATTCATCATAATTCTTATTGTACAACAGGGGGGAAAAAATGTCAACTAAATTTCCCCTTTAAAATCAATAAGTTACAAGTATCTTACTAAAATGCTCAGGTATCCACGAGGAGCCGTGGTCTTTATCCACAGCTAGCTGTGGGTCTAGTTAAGAATGATTCTTATTTAGATAAGTGATGGGTCTATCATTGGACGGGGAGAGGCCAGGATAATTTCCCAGGGAAATAATTCGTGCTCTGAAGCCGCATCAATTGCTGCAATATATGCATCCCATTTTGCTATCTGCTTAGGAGTTAAATCCTCAAGATAAAGCTGTTTGGTATTAATTGCATTTTGTTTAATTTCATTAAGTTGTAATAACATTTTAGGTCTTAACTTATTCGCTTCTTCTACTTTACTATTGCTTAATTCCTGCTCAGTCAAAACCGCTATTACTCCATTTGCAGATAGGTCCGCATCATCATTACAACTTACGAAATAATAGTCCTGTCCATCGCTAGTAATAGGCCAGTCACCTTTATTTGCAAAAAGAACTTTTATTCCATTCAATTCTGGAAGCATGGGTCCATTCCTGCAGGGAGCTTCATTTGACGGAATTTTTGTAATAGAATCTATAAATCTTACTTTTGCATATTTCATTTTTTTTTCCTTAAATCGATACATTTCTAAATGGTCTTACTGAAGCAGAGGAGTTTCTCGTTAAAAAAACTTGTTGAGGCATACCTGTTATAGTCGCCGCGTCAGGATTGCTTGATAATCTAATTGCGTGAGCATTGGTCGAAGTTGATCCAGCAGGGCCTCCATAATTAGAAGACCAATAATAAGAACCGGTTAATTCCTGCCCATTTGGAAGTAAAGACGCAGCAGCATGAAGTAAAATTAATTCATGTATAGATGGTAAATACCAATCACTGAAACCATTATGAGTAAGATTCCAGCAATAGGAAGCTGCTCCATATGTTCTATTATTTTGGCTTGCATCATTAACTAAATTTTCAGTATTATTATAGCCATCCATTCCTGTTCTTAAAATAATTTCAGTACTCATTTCTCCCCACGTGGAAGTTGTTTCAACAGAAGAACTTGCTACTATTAAATGACGAGCAAAACCAAGAGTAAATAAGCTTCCAACATAATATCCTCCCCCATAACTTGTCCCGACAGAAGAAGGGGGAAGATATACTGGTTTAGTAGTTTGAGTTAAACCAGAAGAAAATTGTAGACCTGTAGATGATAGAGTTATAGCTGGCACTAGATTGCAACCCTTCTAAATGGTCTCACATAATAAAAAGTTGTTGTAAAATAAGAATCAGATCCGAAAATCGAAGAGTAGCTTATAAAACCATCAGGGGAATAGATTATAGAGGGAGCATTAATTCTCGCAGAACTAGATGTGCAATAATATTGCCACCCAAAAAAGGGTGTAGATGTTCCTTGAAAAAATTTAGTTCCAAATAATTTTTGAAAATCCCCTAAAGCTACTTTATTATAAACTGCAAGAAGAAGTTCCATAGTAGATGGTAAATACCAATCACTATAACCACCATGTACTAAATCAGCACAGTATTGAGCGGCCGGGCTATTAGCATCACTCGTCCAATAGGTGTAAGTGTTTTTATATCCGTCAATGGGGCTGAGATTTGCTCCTCCTGGAACCCCGGGGGAACTTACAGATCTAAATTTTGCTTGTGTCTGAACAGAAAGAGGAGAAACAACTAAGTAATATGGGTACCCTAAATGATAATATGATCCGACATAAAATCCTCCTTCGAAAGAACTTCCTATAGACACTGGATGGGCAAACCCTGCCGTTGTTTGAACAGATGCATCCGGGTAAGCTAGTCCTGCATTTTCTAAAGAAGTAGCCATTAACTTATTAATACCCTTCTAAAGGGTCTAACATAGTGAGCAAAATTATTATTAAATGGATCTACATACCAGTAGTTTCCCGCTAAGAAATATAACCATGCTAGTTCGCTTGTAGAAGCCCAGTAAGGGTTGGATGTCCAATAATATACAAAAGTTGAGAGGTTTTCTGGTATTTCAGCTGAAGGAAGAAAGCTTCTTGCAGAATATAAAAGTTCTATCTCTTTTTTCGAAGGAAGGTACCAATCAGTATACCCATTGAGAGAGAGATTCCAGCAGTACATAGCTGCTTGATAATCAATAACGTAATTAAAATCATTTGTTGCGCCATGTCTATTTGCAAGTGCCTCAGTGTTAGAATATCCATCTATTAAACTATTAGCATCACTCCAGGTAAGGGGGGAATTCCAGCCGAAATTAGAAGATGAAGTAGTAGCGTATGTATTGAATCTAACGGTGCTTGAGGTAGCTGAACTAGGAGCTACAATTAACCAATAGGGATATCCTGTCTCCCACAAAGAACCAACATAATATCCTCCCCCGTAGCTTGTTCCTATTGATACTGGATGATAGAAATAATCTTTACCGCGCTGGGTAGTATTATCTGGAAATTTTATTCCGTCTGTTTCTAGTGATGTTGGCATCTAGATTAATCAAATAAAGATAATTGTTTTTTTTCTTCTACAATATTTATTTGTTCCTCAAGAATAATTTCAACTAAACGGTTAAGAGTAATATCTCTTTTGTGAGCTTCTCGAAATAATAAAAGCTCTTCCTCCTCCGTTAAGTTAAGAACAACGTCACTTTTGCTTGTGCTCATCCATAGCCTTTTTTTCAACCATAATTTCGGCTCTTCGATCTTTTAACGCTTTGGAGAGAAGTTGAAGTGCTTTACGAGCCTTAGGGGCAGCTGACTTAATTTTGTTCACTGTAAAGCGCTCGTTTTCTTTTTGATAAACTTCAAAAAGCTCTTTAATTAATTCATTATTACTTTTGGACATAATTTTCCTTTCTTCAACACAAACATTAATTATAATTATTTAGGCATTTTCAAAATACTCTTTTTCACGCATACATTCGTTGAGACTGCTCCATGCCTCTTCAAATGTTTTAATCTTCTTACCATAGTAACGCCCGGTAAGGACGTCATAAGAGATATAAATGGAGTAAGTGCCGTCGTTCTCTAAAGTAATTTGATAGGAATGATCAAGCTCGCCATCCATGTATTGATTATCTACATCTACGACAACAACGCTCATTTAGTTTCTCCTTCTGGTAACCACATACGCATATGCTCTAAAGCAAAGTCAACATCCCTTTCAGGATAGCCTTTACTTAATAAAAAATCTCTCATGTCCCCGTCCGCTGATTCGTTATAGAGACAGGGAAACCCATATTTCCATCCCGAAGGAGGGTCAATCATCATTGCGCTCATATTCCTTAATCTTATCTAGTGATTTTTCTAAAAGTAATTTAAGTTCTTTAACTCCGCCCTCGTCAATAGGAGTACCAAAACGCTTTGATGAGTCGAGGTACTGAATCCATTTTTCGAGATTGGAAAGTAAAGAGCCTTTTAACAAGCTTTCGTAAAGAGCATCTGAACCAGACATTTAAGACCCAAGCCAAACTTCGTAAGTGTTTTCTTTTCCTTTCACCGGGCTAAAATTTTCAATAAAAACATGATTACCAAACCCTTTTCTTCCGTCTTCGTCTTCGGTCTTGTCGGCCAACATTTCTACCGCCTGCCACAATTCTAACCATCTTGCTTTGCCGCCATGGCCTTCTACCGTTACGGACTGTTTTGAATCCCACGGAGCCTCTAAAATAGCACCAGCTGGAACGTTAGAGGTATCAAGAAAGGATTCAATATCATAAATCGACCATCGAGTGTACTTAAATTCAAACTCTTTTTTGTAAAGATCGGCCATGCGGTTAATTTCGTTTTCGTGGTCGTCTTTTATCTTCATCAATTCATCACGCACCGGTTCAAGATACCGTCGCACCTCGCTAGCTCTCTTAACCATATCGCTATCTTCTTTAAACATTTCCGATACAGTACGATCAAGCCAATACAGACTGCACATTGCATTATGAATACTAGAAATCTGTTTATCAGTAATAGTAAAGTTAACCATTTAGTCTCTCACTAAGTCAAATTTATCGCCAAGGTATAAGTCAAACGTCTTAAGGAGGTGTTCGTAGTCACCAGATCTCATTTGGTTAACAATGTCCTCTCCTAAATCGGCATGACCAGCCCTTCTATACATCGACCTCACAATTCCCATCAAGTAGAAGGCATTACCTTGAGGGCCGTTAAGGTTAATTACAACCTTCTCATTCTTTCTAGATTTACGAATTGCCATTTTCTGCTCCTATAGAAACAAACACATCAAAGTTAAAACTACTAATCACACCTTTTTCAAAATCATAATCATCAAGAATGAATCCTGGAGAGCATGGGCATGTGCAGCCGGCATACTGACTCCAGCGCATTTTCTTAACTGTAATGCCTTGCTCTTTAAGTGCTGACTTTGCAACCGCTCTGTATTCTTTCGTAGGACGATTGCGGCGATTAAAAAGGTTATCGATCAAGGACTCTTCTCTAAGAGAAACATACACTCTAGGGGCCTTATTAAACTCCCGGTACCTTGTTCGATTATTTTTTTGACGGTAAATAATTTTAGAATCAGTAGGAATATTGCTCACATTAATCTCCTTATCATATTGTAATTATGATATTTTACGGAAATTAAATCAACTACATTACAACACTTGTAAATGTTACGGTAGGATATAATTCATCATATATTGATTGATAATAAAGATTTAATTGTTCCTCAGAAACTAAATCTCTAAACCATATTTCAAAAACTTCTCTATTTATTTCTTCATTTTTTCTAGTTAGTTTAGCAACGCTACTTGACGGAACATAATCGGCAGGAATTTTTACTCTATACGTCCTAGTTACTCCCGGAATATAATTTCCATCTTCATCTTTAGGACCTTTTGCTGATATCATAAAACTAAACTCACATATTTTTTTAGTATTAATATCGCGCCCATAAAGAACAAACAAATGTGAAGGAATAAATTCCTTTTCAAATTTCATAATAACCTCTTTTATTTTTCAGAAAACTTTTTAAATCCTTTGACAGCTTTCTTTTCTTTGGATGCTGCCATTTTAGCAAGATGTTTTGCTCGTGACATAGCGGTATGCTTAGCCCCAGACTTATCAGTAACCGTACCTTGTGTTTTTTTACCTCCTTCAAAAGGAGGTTTAATTATTTCATATGTGGTTGGGTGAATTTTAGCGCCTGTCATATCCTCGCCCTCGGCATCTCTACGATCTATCTCTCTTTGAGCTGCATCCATATTATGTTGATGTGCTTTATTTTTAAGC